GCTAATTGATAATGATTTAAATAAAAATGATATTATTATTTGGCAAATAGGATGGTCTCTACATTCTGTTGTACATATAGGACACGAACATTTAGATTCCGTTCAAAAAGCAGATAGATTTGTAAAAAATAAATTGTTTATTTCTCATTATCATATAAGAGACAATAAAATCGATAATAAAAAAAGAATATCTTTATTACCTATTAGTCCAATTCTTCATAAATTTTCTAATAGAAAAAAACCAAATGATGATGCAGAAGTACTTCATCAATTACTTTTTATGCTTGTAATATTAAAGAAATTATGTCCTCACATATTAGTTACTCAATCACAAGAAGAATTTGTTAAGGACGAACATTGGAAAAACTTTAAAAAAATATTAATAGAAAAAGATATTGACTTTATCGAAGAAGGTATGTATAATTGGTGTATAAGTAATAACTTAGATACAGAATTTTTTCATCCAACTAACGAATCTTATGGTATATATGTAGAACAAAAAATATATCCTAAATTAAAAAGTTTAGGTTGGATATAGGTAGACCTGATAAATAATTATAGGAGGTCTACCAATATGCCTAGAGGAATTAAAGGAATACCAAAAACTTATCTTTGCTTACATTGTGGAAAAGAGAATAAATTCAGCTTTAGTAGTACAAATAAGTTTTGCGATAATAAATGTCAAAAAGAATTTGAAGGTAAAGAAAAAGTTAAACTATGGTTAAAGGGAGATAAAGAACCAACTAAAAGTATCATAGTTAGATATCTAAAAGAAACTAAAGGATATAAATGTGATGTTTGTGGTTTATCTGAATGGAACGGATCATCTATAACATTAGAAATTGATCATATAGATGGCGACTCAACAAACAATCATCCTTCCAATTTTAGATACATGTGTCCAAACTGCCATTCGCAAACACCTACATATAAAGGTGGAAATAAAGGTAATGGCAGACCAAGACATCAAAAGGATTATACAATAATACGCTCTCTTAGTTAAATGGTATAACAGCTGATTAGTAATCAGTTATTGGCAGTTCGATTCTGTCAGAGAGCACCATTTAAGCCGACATAGTGTAGTGGTAGCACGAGAGATTGTGGATCTTTTAGTCCAGGATCGTTACCCGGTGTCGGTACCATTTATTGGCGTGTAGCTCAGTTGGTTAGAGCATTCGACTGATAATCGAAAGGTCGGTGGTTCAAATCTACCCATGCCAACCAGTTATGGGGGAATGTCCCGAGCGGCAAAGGGGGCGGACTGTAAATCCGCTGGCTAAGCCTTCGTAGGTTCGAGTCCTACTTCCCCCACCATAGAGGTAAAGTGTTACGATAGCACATCGGTCTCCAAAACCGAGGGCGTGGGTTTGACTCCTACTACCTCTGCCAAAATTTGTCGCGCTTGACCCGTCGCGGCAGACTTCCATACAATGCTTGGGAGTCAAATAAGTCCTACATCAACTGTGTAGGGGTATAATAGTCCGCATTCCAAAGCGTACTCGCTAACGGGTTGCCAAATTGGGGAGGTGCCAGAACGGTTATGGGAAGGTCTGCAAAACCTTTATATGTGGGTTCGATTCCCATCCTCCCCTCCAATTTTAGATTTTTAATCTTGCTTCTATATATTCAGCAATTTGTTCTGCGACATTTACTTTAACATAAGTTTCAAAACCTTCAAAACCTGGAGCAGAATTTGCTTCACATACTTTGAACCCGTCGTTGTCAAATAATAAGTCGATGCCGGCTATATCTAATCCTAAGGCTCTTGCTGTTTTAATACAAAGTGTTTCTATTTCTTCTGTTACTTCAAATGCTTCACCAGTGCCGCCACCTGTGATATTAGCACGAAAGTCACCTTGTGGTCCTGTTCTTTTCATTGCACCAATAACTCTGTTACCTAAAACCCAAACACGAAGATCTGTGCCTTTGCTATTATCTATAAACTCTTGAACTATCATAATTTTCTTAAGACCTAGTCCGTCTATTAGTCCCATAAGGTCTTCAAATAATTTTTTATTCTCACAAAGATAAACACCTCTACCATAACTCCCTTGTAGAACTTTTACTACACAAGGAAATCCAATTTCTCCTTCTACTAAAGAACTAGAAACTGGAAACTTAACTAACATAGTTTTTGGAGTTGGAATATTGTTTTGAGATAAAATTTGATGTGCTAATAATTTGTCTTTAACATTATTAATACCATCTATACTGTTAACTGTTGTTACAGATAATTTTTCAAGTTGTCTAATAACTGCTGAAGTAAAATAATTTGTTCCCGAACCTGTTCTATTTAGAACTATCTTAGGAAGAGTGATTTGTGTATTATTATATCTAACACTTTTTCTGTTATGTCTATTAACAATAATATCAAATTGATCAGGATTCATTAACTTAGCATTTAACTTTAGGTTACTAAATGCTTTCAAAAGTCTATCGTTTTCATAGTGTTCTATACTATGTTGACTCAAAATCCATATAGACATGCAGGGATCCTCTCGCATTGTATTTATTGCTATTAGTTTAGTAAAAACGTGTTATTATTCTCCTTTATTTTTCCGGTAAATATATAACCAACCAAATTTGGTGGTATTACTGATCGCATACGGACAGCCGATCAGCAGACGCAACTAAGGAGCAACATATCTATGGCTCATAAGGATAATAATTAATCACCCCGCTCAAGAAGGGTAGTTAGTTGCGCTTATCATGAAAGGAAAAATATGAAGAAGATTATACTATTAGTAGCCATGTCTATTGCTTTGTCTGCGACATGCGATAGAGCATTAGCACGTAGTTATTATAAGAGTACTCAGTATTCATCACACGAACAGACATTTGACAATCCATTAGATGCTATCTTTGGAGGTCAAAATTGGCATATGAACCCACAAATGGGTGAAGTTAAATTAAGACATGCTGGTCACTCTTCACAAAGTATTGTATCATATGGCCGCATGTTACAACATCAGGGCATCCGCGTTTCGGAGCATCCTGCTTTCGGTGGTGTTCATCATGTTCACCACGGTCGCGGTCACTACGGTGGTCGTGCTATTGACATTAACGTTGGACGTGGAGTAGTCGAAGCAAGCAATCCTCGCACACGTCATTGGTTTGATGGTGTTGCTGCTAGAGCAAGAGCAGCAGGTTATATGGTTCTTTGGAAAGTAAAAGGCCACTTTAATCATATGCATATCGAAGCAAGAAGATAATCAAGAAGGGCGGTATGTCCGTTGCCGCCCTTTTAAATACTCTATGATTAAGATCTTAATTATGGGGTTACCCGGGGCAGGTAAGACTACATTTGCTCATAAGTTAATTGACCGATTTCAAAAAGAAAATAAATCTTTTTCTTGGTACAATGGTGATCATATACGCAAGATGTATAACGATTGGGATTTTTCCGAAAAGGGAAGATTGAGACAAACAAAAAGAATAACCAAAAAAGCAAATATATGTAAGGAAAATAAGATTATCGCTATTTGTGATTATGTCTGTCCAACTGAAGAATTACGTAAAATATTTGATGCTGATATAACTGTGTGGATTGATACTATTAACAAAGGAAGATTTGAAGATACAAATAAACTATTTGAACCCCCCACTAAATACGACATTAAAGTAACAGATTATAATATAGAAAAATGGATTGAAGATCTTATATTAAGGATTAATAATGAAGACAATAACAAAGAATGATCGATGGTTAGTATTAAGTCCAGGAAGAACAGGTAGCGTAGTGTTATCTAATACTATATTAGAAGTTTATAGGGCAAATAATTTAAGTTTAAAGTTTTTGTGGACTGATCTTGATAAAATAAAAGAAGCACCAAATGGATCATTAGTACATTGTCATGCAGAACCTTTTCCTTTTTCAACAGATATGTATTGTATTCTTAATGTTCGAGATCCAATCGATATTACATTTAGCCAACTTATTAGACCTTATATAGGAAGATGGCATTTACATAAAAGACATTTAAATGATGTTAAGATTACACCATTTCATTTAAATCCTTTAGATTTTTTCAATCAATATACAGAAACACTAAGATGGTATAGAAATATTCCTAAAGATTTTTTACAAGTTGCACAAATAATAAATTATGAAAATTATTCAAAAGATCCTCTTCGTTTAGTACCTAAGTTATTAGAAATACCAGAATTAGATGAAGAAAATTTTAAAAGAGCAGATGAAATCAATTTGGTTAAAAATCCTGGACCACATAAATCTTGGATTTCAAATTGGGATTTAATAGATCAAATAATTAAAAGTATTGAAAAAGAAAACAAAGAATTTTTCCAATCTTTATTGACAAAAACTTTGTAATACTTTACTATATATAAAGTTGTTTCCCGATAGCTCAGCTGGTAGAGCAAGCGACTGTTAATCGCTGGGTCCCTGGTTCGAGTCCAGGTCGGGGAGCCACCCTAGGAAATATAATGACTGTTACATTTACCTTAGAGAATTTAGATAATAGTAAAATCGATATAAACTATGAACCTCTTCCTTATGAACATTCACAATTGTGGTTGCAAGGAATTAAAGATTTTTTAGATACCGGAAATCCTTTAATTGATAACGAGAGGCTTTTTAATTTTGGTTCACATCAAAATGTAATAGATTATTTAGATAAAACTAATAAACTTATCGACGAAATAAATTCTTATCTTCAAGGCATTGTAATGCCTAATATTAGATATGAAAATATACAGCAAGATGTAAATTTTGTTCATATTAATTTTGCAGAAACTGATAGAGGTGCCGAATATACTAAATTCTGTAGACAAGAATTATGGAATGATCTAAATTCACGTTTACACGGATTAGAAACTATTATGAGACATAATAATTCATATCCTCAAGGACAGATATTCGTTGAGTTAAATTGTCAAAGATATGTGTTACCCGAAAACGCATACAAGCATTTTACAGTAAAAGATACATTCGGTATTTGCTATGCCAACTATGCTCATATTGGACGTCATATACAAGAAGTAGTTTATGCAGAAGATGAATTAGCATATGATACTCACATTTTGCCTATGAGTAAAATATCAGGAAGTAGCAGACTATGGTTTGGAGACACTCTTCCAGCAGTTGTAGAACGATATCAAATGTTTCGAATAAAAAGATGGTTTGACAAACATAATATATCTAACATAGTTAATATGGAATGGGGTGACCCTCATCTAGCTATAGGATGGCTACCTGTAGCAAAAATGACAAATAATATTACTAAAGAAGATTTGCGAAATGTTGTAAAGATAAAGGAAATATCTTTACAATGAAATTCGAAATAGGAATGCCTCATTTAAATTATAATGGCTTAGATCCTGTTTGGTTAGCAAAAACACTAGCAGAAATCCATTGGAATTTTTTAAAACATATCTCATCTATCAACGAAAATAATCAACGATTATATGCTAGTGTTTTTGCTTTCGAAATTGATTTTAATAAAGGACAGGATTCTTTTAAAGAATTCGACGAAGCAGAGATTGTTAGTAAAATCTACAAATTTAACAATCAAATTTATAGATCTAAACATTCAATAATATGTACTGGAAATGTTGCTAGTGCAATTGTGGATACTATTTTTGTTAAAAAAGATTTAACATCTGGTTCTTTAATCAGAGATAATCCTATAGGATTTTCTAAAGGATTTGAAACAACTGATACTGTTTTTTTAAAAGAACATAAAGAATTAAAAAGAGAATTTTCTGTTATTAAAAACAAAGAAGATTATAAAGAATTACCATTTAGTTCTGAAGCATATTTTAATGGAGTTAAATTATTATACTTTGCTAATTTTTTAAATTTAGTTTATCTAAGTGAATCACTGACATTTAATAAAATTTTAAATCCCATCAAAAAAATTAAAACCTATTATTTTGGTAATATAACACCCGAAGAAAAAGTATACGGATTAACTACAAAAATAGAAGAAAAATATCAAACAATATTACGATCAGATGATAGAATTATAGCATTCTGTGAAATAATAAGATAAATTATTAAAAGTGCGGAAAAAAACGTTCATAAGGAACATATCATGAAAAAATGGAAAAGATATATACCATGGATTACTTTTGCTGTAGTTGCAGGTTTACTATTTGCAATGTGGCAAAACCAAGAAAAACACCCAGATATTAGAGAAATTAATTTTAGTGATTTCTTAGTTCAAATCGATGAAGGGCGTGTACACGATGTCACAATTGAAGGAAATGAAGTTACAGGTCATTTTACTGACAATCGTACATTTGAAACATATCTACCAAGCGGACACACAATTATACCTAAACTAGAAGCAAAGAAAGTTCAAATTACAGCAAAACCTATAGGTGGAGAAAGTATATGGACTACTCTAGCATCTAACATTTTACCTTTAATTATTTTTATGTTTGTTTGGTTCTGGCTAGCAAGATCAATGACTGGTCGAGGAGGCGGCGGCGCTATGGGATTTGGAAAATCTAAAGCGAAATTACTCGAAACACAAGGAACAGTTAAATTTGACGATGTTGCTGGTGTTGATGAAGCAAAAGAAGATTTACAAGAAGTTGTTGAATTTCTTCGTGAACCTAATAAATTCCAATTAGTTGGTGGAAAAATACCGAGAGGCGTTCTGCTAGTCGGACCACCTGGTACAGGTAAAACATTACTTGCTAGAGCAGTAGCAGGTGAAGCAGGTGTACCATTCTTTAGTATTTCTGGTTCAGACTTTGTAGAAATGTTTGTTGGTGTTGGTGCTAGTCGTGTTCGTGACATGTTTGAACAAGCAAAGAAAAATGCTCCATGCATTATCTTTGTTGACGAAGTTGATGCTGTTGGTAGACATCGCGGCGCGGGATTAGGCGGAGGAAACGACGAACGTGAACAAACACTTAATCAATTACTTGTTGAGATGGATGGCTTTAATGAAAATGAAGGAATTATTATTATTGCAGCAACAAACAGAGTTGACGTATTAGATCCTGCCCTACTTCGTCCAGGTCGCTTTGATCGTCAAATTACTGTTCCTAATCCAGACTTTATCGGACGTGAAAAGATCTTAAAGGTTCATACACGTAAAGTTCCTTTGTCTCCAGATGTTGATCTTAAAGTTGTAGCAAGAGGAACACCTGGATTTAGTGGTGCTGACTTAATGAATCTTGTTAATGAGGCTGCATTACTTGCTGCTCGTCGTGGTAAAAGAATTGTTATGAAGAAAGAGTTTGAAGATGCTCGAGATAAGATTCTTATGGGAGCAGAACGTCGTACACTATTAATGACTGAAGAAGAAAAGAAAATGACTGCTTATCACGAAGGTGGACATGCTCTTGTTAGTCTTAACATGCCAGGTTCTACGCCAATTCATAAAGCAACGATCATTCCACGTGGTCGTGCTTTAGGTATGGTCCAGTCATTACCTGAACGTGATGAGATTAGTCAAACATATGAACAATTTATTGCTATGTTAGCAATGGCAATGGGAGGGCGTGTTGCTGAAGAATTAATTTTTGGACACGATAAGGTAAGTTCAGGTGCTGCTGGTGATATCCAACAAGCAACCAAGATTGCTCGTGCTATGGTTACACAACTTGGATTTAGTGACAAACTTGGAACAGTTGCTTATAGTGAACCACAACACGAACAGTTCCTTGGATACTCAATGGGTCGTGAACAATCTGTATCACAAGAAACCCAAAAGACTATCGATCATGAAGTTCGTCGCTTTATTCAAGAAGGATATGAAACAGCAAAGAAGATCTTAACTGAGAAGAGAGATCAACTTGACAAACTTGCAGAAGCTCTTATAATGTATGAGACACTAAGCGGTCAAGAGATAATCGATCTTTTGGACGGTAAGGAACCAGTCAGGGAGTCTTAATGACTATCTTTGTAATTTCGGACACACACTTTGGACATGCTAACATTCTGAAATTTACAAGACAGGATGGCAGTCCAATGCGTGTCTTTGAATCAGTGGAGCATATGAATGAAACAATGGTTGAAAACTGGAATCGAGTTGTCACCGACAGCGATATTGTCTATCATCTTGGCGATGTTTATTTTGGGAAGGGTCACGAGATACTTGGTCGGCTAAAAGGTCGTAAGCGTCTTATCCTCGGAAATCATGATAACGGCAAGTGCCAGAATTTACACAAACATTTCCAGAAGATTATGATGTGGAGAATGTTTCCAGAATTTAATTGTCTGCTAACTCATGTACCTGTTCATGCAAGTGTACTTTATAAGACAAAGTATAACCTACACGGACATGTACATCATAATAGTCTTCCTGAAGAAAACTACATTAATTGTTGTGTAGAACCCTTAAACTTTACTCCTACTCCTTTGGAATCTTTAATTCCAAAGGAATAAATACCATATGAAAAGATTAATTTTAGTTACATCAATATTATCGTTCGGAGCAGGTCTTATTGTTGGGTGGAATCTTCTACCTCAACCACAATGGCTATTTGATGCTTACGGATATTTGATATTATTCAAATAAATAAAAGTATGAAAAAACTACTACTTTTATTCTTTCTATTCACTTCTTCTGCATTTGCTGTAGACTTACCTATTTTACCAAATCCCAAACTTACTCCTGGTGATATAGATCATAATGCTTCAACTAAAGAATTTTGTACTCCTGGGTATACTCGTAAAGTTAGAAATGTTCCACTGTCTGTAAAAAGACAGGTTTTTGTTCTTTATGGAATTGATCCAACATCTAGCGATTTCGAAGTAGATCATCTTATTAGTTTAGAATTAGGCGGATCTAATGATATTAAGAATTTATGGCCACAAAGTTATGATACACAACCATGGAATGCTTATAAGAAAGATGGTTTAGAGCATAGATTACATGCTTTAGTTTGTAATGGCAAAATAGACGTAAGAGAAGCACAAAAAGCCATTGCATCTGATTGGATTTCAGCGTATAACAAATATATGAATTAATAGAAAGGCTTGGTATCTCAGTTGGTTAGAGTGCTGCCCTGTCACGGCAGAGGTCGCCGGTTCGAGCCCGGTCCAGGTCGCCAGTTTGTTAAATAGTTGTAGTTAACGGAGACTACAATGAAAAAGAAACTTCTTACACTATTAACGGTGCTTGGACTTACTATTGCTACAGTTGCTCCTGCTAATGCTTGGTACCGTGGATATTATGGCGGATATTATGGCGGATGGGGTTACGGTGGTGCAATGGCTGGGGCTGCTATTGCAGGTGCTCTTGCTGGGGCTGCTATTGCTAATTCATATGCTTATCCATATGGAGGATATTATTATGTACCACAATATTATTATCCTGCGCCAACATACTACTATTACCCAAATTATTACTATGGATGGTAAATGTTACACATAATAAATGATATTTCAGATCCTTTATTAGAATTAGTAAAGGATGATCCTGTTCGATCAGATATCTATCCTATAGAAAGAATTATGGGTAATAAAGAAATTATGGTTTTGTTGGATCCTATTAGTAAAGAACCACAATCGGTAATTTGTGTATCTTATCAAGATCATATACCTGCAGATATAAGAGATTTAATATCTTCTGATTCTCCTATATTTGCTGTATTCTATACTATCTGGAGTTACAAAACAGGTTCAGGAAGAAGATTGCTCTTTAAGGCAAAAGATTATATAAAAGAACATAGACCAGAAATTAAACGTTTCATAACTCTTAGTCCAAAAACATTTACTGCTAGTAGATTTCATACTGACAATGGTGCTAAAATATTAAGAGTTAACACAGACAGCGTCAATTATGAATACCAATAACGGAGAGGTGGCCGAGTGGTTTAAGGCAGCGGTCTTGAAAACCGCCGTAGGTGAAAGCCTACCGTGAGTTCGAATCTCACCCTCTCCGCCATACGATATATAATATATTAGGAGAATTAATATGCGTATAATTTTATCTTTACTAACTATTATGGCTTTAGGAAATTCCGCTTTTGCTGGTCCTATTCCAAGAGTTGATCATTCATCGAAATCAAAATCAACACAAGAATGGAAACCACCACTAGAGATTCAGAAAAAAGAAAGTATTGTTGTTGCTCCTACAAAGAAATAATATGAGATATATTTTTCTTGCAATGTTTGCAGGAGTAATAATCTATAGTATAGTCAACACTAAACTAAGCGTTGACTATCAATGTTATAGTAAAGAAGGCCTTAATAAATTAATCGACGAGAAAAAATATCAAACTCTAATTCAAACTTTTACCGATGATGGTAAAATAAATGAAACAATGTTTACACCTTACTATGATAAAGAAACAATTATTGTTGAATATAAAAAACCAAATACAGAAAAATATTGTATTAAATCAATAACACACGGTACAATGGTAAATGAATATTCTGTTGAAATGCTTTATGAGGCTCTTGAAAAATATAAAGGAAAACGAGCATGAGATACATAATTCTTTTATCACTATTTCTAGCAGGATGTAATTCGTTAGCCCCAGTTAACGCTGGATTAGATATTGTCGACGTTGCGGGCAAATTAGGTCTTGACGCAGATACTAATGGTGTCTATTATAAACATAGAGGACCAATAGAACATGTATGTGAATATAAGGTTAAACAGAATTTTACAGCATTTCGTCCTTGCTAATAATGGAGATTTAAATGTTTAATATTTCAGACGAAACTAAAGCAGAAGCAGTTGCACAGATGAAGGAAATTCTTGGACATGACATTCCAGAAGAAAAACTACAAGAAGCATTTGATGCTGCTGTTAAAGTAGTTGCTAGAAGTTTTGGAATGTAATTATGGATAAGTGGGACGAATTGAAACTATTATTAGAGGCAGATTTGTCTCACACCGTCCATTATTCTCATGATAAAAATTATGAACATGGGCAATTATTACGTGTCAAGGAATGGATGGAGTATCTTGAGAAGAAAGAATTAACTAAAGAAAATTCATCATAATTTACGATAAATACTATCTTTGTTAGGAGTATAGTATGAAAACATTCGTTATGGCCACACTTTTAATGTGCCTAAATAGTGGCCCATGTGAACAAAAACAAGTTCAGATTGAAAGTAGAGCCTGCACAATAGGAACACTAGATGCAAAAGTTCCTATGAACGGTGAATATGAAGATGCAAAAATTCATGTGAAGTGCCACAAATAACACTAAATATATTTGGCTTTTGCCAAAAATGATTGTAGTATACAATTATACACACACAAGGAGAGACACAATGAAGACCCTAATCGCAGCCACTCTATACACATGTCTTAATATCAGCGGAACAAATGTTTGTCAATACAAAGATGTTCAGTTAGAAAAAGATACTTGTAAGACTGGTGTTATTGAACAGACCCTTCCAAGAGGTACTGAACTTACTAAGATTAAAGTCGCTACTATATGTAAGGGTTAATATTGATAAAATATATTCCAATAATTTTGATTTGTCATGTTAGCGTTCCTTCGTATGACTGTAAATCAGAACATAAAAATGTAACAACTGCTATTGGGGAATTTCAGAATACCCCGATGGCTTGTTTAGTTGAGGGGCAAACTAGACTTGCGAGTCTAGCATTTGCTCCAAAACTAGGAGATCCTTACTATGCTAAAATTAAATGTGTTCCAAAGATGTTTATCGATTAAAGGACAAAAAATGAACTTGTTTGAACTGTCGACTGGCGAAACTATAGTTGTAGAAAAAATTGAATCTATCACTAATGTTGATCACAAAAATGGATATAAAGGTTCTTTATATGAATTTACCATCTTTATGGATTCTGGACGAACAATTCATGTATCTAACGAAGATAATAAACCACTCATCAAAGAACAAGAAAAACTACTATACATAATCAAGAGAACTTGACAAGTATCACTTAACCTGTTAAATTAATATCATGCGCTTGTGGTGGAATTGGTAGACACGGCAGACTTAGAATCTGTTGCTTCACGGCGTGGGAGTTCAAGTCTCTCCAGGCGCACCAAAATATTGAAGGTTTAATAAAATGCCGTTCAAATCAAAATTATCTAAATGTAAATTAGTTATTACCGATGTAGATGGGGTACTTACAGATGGTAGAATCTATTATACAGAGCATGGTGAAACAATGAAGGAGTTTCATGCTCGAGATGGTTTTGGTGTTATAATGTTACAAAAGATGGAAATTAAAACGGCAGTTATAAGTGGACTCGGTTCTGAGGCTTTACAAAAACGAGTTTCCGATTTAGGTATTGAATATAGTTTTTATCATGTAAAAGATAAATCTGCGATATGTAAAACACTTATGGAAAATTTATCTCTTCATCCAAATGAGGTAATTTGTATTGGTGATGAAATAATAGATCTTCCAATGTTTGAAGTTTGTGGAACATCTTTTGCTGTAAATGATGCTCCAATATACATAAAAGAAAAAGCCGAAAGAGTTCTTTTTTCGAATGGTGGAAGAGGAGCGTTTCGAGAAGTAGTAGATGAGATAGTAAAAGCAAAAGGGTTGCCTTTCGAACACTTTGTTTAAGGGACCTTTTGGATCCCTTAGCTCAGTAGGTAGAGCACTCGACTTTTAATCGAGTTGTCCTGGGTTCGAATCCCAGAGGGATCACCATTTTGGGGTATCGTCTAATGGTAGGACAGTATAAATACTATATGTTATCCAAAAATATTGATGAAAATTTAATTAAAGAATTATTAGATAGCGGAAAGACTAATAAAGAGATTTCTTTTATTCTAGATATTTCGGCACCAACTGTTACATATTGGAGAAAGAAACTTAAAAAAGGATTATCAATAAAAAGATACAATTGGAAAGAAATACAAGAAGCACACAATAATGGATCTTCTTATTCAAATTTAAGAAAAGAATTTGGTGTAACTAAACGGTCAATCGAAATGGCTAAGAAGAGGGGAGATTTTAGTACAAGAAAAATTCCTTGTATGGATCCGGAACAAGCAAAATTAAGAAAAAGAAATAGAAGAGAAGCATGGATGAGATATCATAGCCGAAAGAAATATCAGACTCCCGCCGACGAAGATATAAAAAAACTACAAGAATTTTATGCTAACTGTCCACCTGGATACGAAGTCGATCATATTATACCAATTTCTAAGGGAGGATTACATTCAATATCTAATTTACAATATTTAACAAAATCTGAAAATCGTGCTAAAAGTAATAAAATAATTTAATGGGGAGTGGTGCAATGGTAGTCACGTCGGACTTTGACTCCGAAAATGATCGTTCGAGTCGATCCTCCCCAGCCAAATATAAATACCTCATGCGGGTGTAACTCAGAGGTAGAGTTCTTGCTTGCCTGAAGACATTAAGGTGTCTTGAATAAGCAAGATGTCGAGGGTTCGAATCCCTTCGCCCGCTCCAAAATCTCCAGGTTGACATATCTATAATAGACTGTATAGTTATAATTGTAAGGTGAGTGAAAGACTTACTATTATGGAGATTGAGATGAGCAAGTCTAAAGACATAACGAAGACTCCGTTTGACCCTAGTGAAGGTTGGAAAAGTCGCAAAGTGCCTTTGGTTCAGGTTGCTAGAAATATTAATAAAAGATTAAAAATTAAAAAGCCAAATACTTCTTTTAATTATAAAGATGTGTTAAAATTTGATTGGGTACCTGTTAAGAAATGTATTCTTAATTATGACCGGCAGAGATATCCAGAGCCAACTCACATTGAAAAATTGTTGATTAAATGGAATATTATTTGTGCTACCCCTTTACAGGCTAGATATAGTAAAGAAGAAGATTTGTATTATATTGCAGACGGGCAACAACACGGTATTGGTTGGGTTTTGCAATATGGTGAAGATAGTCTTGTTCCAGTTTGTTATGTTGAGAGTGAAGATGAAAATATTGAATCTATTCAACTTCTTGCTCTCAATACTGATTCTGAACCTATGGCAAAGTATTTTATCCATAAGCAGAAATGTATAATGGGAGATGCTGAGTCTATTGCTCTCGAGAATACAGTCGTTAATGCCGGATGTTCAACTGGATATAACAAGAGGGCGCCTGGCGTTATTACTCTTATCAATGACTTACTGATTGCTCAAAAGGATTATGGATTAGAAGATCTAGGAAAAGTTCTTTCTTTTATGAGGAGACATTTTCCTACTGAAAAAATTCATACTGCTAATATGTTAGGGTTTCTTAAAGTTAAAGAACTTCTTACACTCGAACAGAAGTATAGTGATACACTGTTTGAGGATATCTTTAATGCATCTACTGATTACTTCGATGCAGGTGATGCCTTACATAACAATATTAAAAGAGAATTTGAAATTTTATATCCAACAAATTACAGAGGCATGGGAGTTAGAGAAAAAGTTGCTAGTGGAATTATTAGTATCTATGAAAAAATCGAAGGGAAAGAACTTTGTTCAAAACCCTTTAATGTAGATATGCCTTATAATAAAAATATACCTAACTACGATCCTAGCACTTATCATACTTGGAAATTATATCGTACCGTTTGTAAAACTGAGGACTTCCGTCCAGTTTGGGCTCACAAAAATGCAGATAAATGGGGGGTAGAATACAATGACTTTCTTCCTCTTTGTCACGATACTTGTTCTTGCTGTGGTAGTGAACTTGACTATGGTTTAGGGAAAAATAATAATAATAAGTTAGATGAAAATACTCCTTCAACTGATCATCGTATTCCTCGTAGTAAGGGAGGAACAAATGATGTAACTAATCTTCAGGTTATATGTATGAAATGTAACACATTAAAAAGTAATTCTACTCCTGATGATATTCCACGATACAAGAAGATTATCGAGATGCACGAGAGTGTCAACTAAAAATGTGTTAAATCTGCAACACCGTTAATAAAGATTAACAATATGTGAAAAAACACATTGACGTTAACCATTATAACCGCTAAAGTAGAAAATGTAACAAAGAGGAGAAGTTATATGAAAAAGACAGTTACTACTTTGCTTGCTTCGGCAGCATTAATTAGCGCAGCTCAGGCAGCCGATCTTCCAAGCAGGAAGGCACCTGTTGCTCCGCCTCCACCAGTTTTTACTTGGACTGGTGCTTATGTAGGTGCTAATGTCGGCGGTGGATGGAAGTCCAACGGCAATGGCAACGTTTATGCTTTTAATCCAAATACATGGCAGAATGTTCTTTGGTCACGCAACGGCAATGGTAATGCTGGTGTTGTTGGAGGCATTCAGGCTGGTTATAACTACCAGATCGGTTCGATGTTTGTTGTTGGTGCTGAAACTGACTTTCAAGGCTCAACAATCAGCGGCGGTTCAAATAGTGCTTATAACGTAGCAGCCGTTAACGCAGTTTACCCAGGTTGGGTTGCTGGATATACAGGCGGTAACAACCTTAATTGGTTTGGTACTGTTCGTGGTAGAGTTGGTGTTGTTCCGCTAATGCCTACTTTACTTGTTTATGGTACAGGTGGTTTTGCTTACGGCAACGTTTCAAGCAATGGTACATATGGTTCACAGAATGCTACACAGACGGGCTGGACAGCCGGCGGCGGCGTCGAGTGGGCTTTTGCTCCTGCTTGGTCCGTTAAGGCAGAATACCTCTACACAGATATTAGCGGTGGCAATCAGAACAAATTGTTTAACAGTCCTGCTTCTTTAAACAATGTTAATAACAGCACAAAGTTCAATACAGTACGTGCTGGTGTTAACTATCACTTTAATGCAAGTGATGTTCTTCCAGTACTTGCTAAGTACTGAGTTAAAAAGAGTAGCCCTACGGGGCTACTCACTTAAATATTCCGCGGGCGGTTGGCACAGTGGAAGCGCATCTGGTTTACACCCAGAGGGTCGGGAGTTCGAACCTCTCACCGCCCACCATAACTAAATACAATATGAGAGAATTAAGAAAACTTGCCCAACTAGTTGAGGCTAACAGCGGATCAATGCAACAAGATGTTGCTGCGGCTATTCCAGCACTCTATGTTGTACCATCTTTAACAAACGGAAATCCTTATTATCAATACAGAGTGGGATTGGCATTTGCTGCTGCTCGTGCTAACGAACAAGGATTAGTTCCCGAAGTAGATAAATCTAGTGTGTATGGAGAAAATATGGTTCTCGTGGCAGATACCGAAGAAGAACGAAGAACTCTCGAACTAGCATTTAAAATGATGGGTGTTACCGATGCTAAAATGATCACAACTTCTACTAGCGATGAGGCAAAAGATGTTTCTAAAGTTAGTCCGGTTGCTAAATTTGTTCCAACTAAACGCCCTAGGTAAATAGGTTTATGAACCTCAAAGATGAAGATTGTTTTTATCCCATAAACGGAGACACTTCAGTTGTTGAAAATTATTGTAAAAATAATTTCAATAATTTTGATTTTGTATGTCCTAACGAAAATTTCAATGTTTGGAAATGTTATCATTTTAAATATGATGAGGTTAGAAAATTAATTAGTAGTGATCCAACACTTTCAAAAATCGATCAAGTACTAGAAATTTCTCATTGTTTTGTTATGGAAATTTCTAAAAATTCTTGGGTTGGGTGGCATTTTGATTACCCTAGGAAGGGACCAGCATTAAACTTATTATTAACACCTGATGCAAGAAGTTTTTCTTTATTCACCGATACACTTTATGATATGTCAAATATTGTTGAATGTAAATATCAACCACATCAATACCTTTTATATAATACAGATTTAATTCATTCTATTGTAAACTTTGATCAACCAAGATATCTATTTTCTGCTCTCTTTAAACGAGGAAAAGAAAATCTAGTTTGGCAAGAAGCTATAATGTTACTAGATAATATAAAATATGATTAATCAACGAGATTGTTTTTACAAACTTACTACAGATACAAAAAATATTACAGATTATTTTAAAAATAATTTTAATAATTTAAATTGGCACGAGCATGAATCACTTTGGAATTTATCGTTTGTACCATTAGAAACTTTATTAGAAAATAAAACACTTGCAAAAATTCACAAACAATTCGAAATAGAAGGTGCTGGATTTATAAAAATGGATCCAGAACAATGTTATAAATGGCACGTAGACTATAGTAGAGGACCTGCTATTAATATGCAAATGAATCCAGAAATTCAAAGTCTTTGTTTATTTGAAACAGAAGAATTAAACAAAGAAAGAATAAGATATCTCGAATTAAAATATCAACTAGATACTTTTTATCTATTCAATACTCAAATTAATCATACCATTATAACTTTTTCTGAAACAAGATATTTGTTTACACTACAATTTAAAAAAACAAAAGAAGAACTTTCCTATTATGATGTCCTAAAATTTTGGACCGACTTGACATAATTTGTAACTAGTGTATACTGTTACAGTAATAGGAGAGACGCATGGCAAGAGCAGCAACTAAAAAAAGTTCGGGTGGTAAAATTAATTTGGCTCCGAGAGCCAAAAAGAAAAAGGTTACTCGAAACCCTCTCTTTATGGATGAAAAATATACAGGTCCAGAACCAGAATGGGATGGGTGGGAATCTTGGTCATTTGAAAAATTCAAAAAGGTTCGTCACTGGGGCTACTTCTATTACAACTACTTTAGCAATGCTAAAGAAATGATTCCACAAATCACAAAATGGATGGGAGAAAATGGATATTCAAAAGACGATATCAAAGCGTTCAAGACTGCTCCAGATCATCGCTGTTCCGTTACAATGGGATCCGCTGCTAGTATGCTACTCCGCGGCATGCCTGCTAATCATCCTGAAGATTCTGATAATGATACAGCATCTTGGTTAAAGAATAAAATTACTCCTATTATCGAAGAAGGACAAGAAATCTTAAAAACACAGAAATCAGAAGAAAAGGTAGGAGGCTATGTTCCTTCGATTCAAGAACGTATCCGTGAGGCTACTTATACTCACATGGAAGATATTATTGACTGGTTGGAGACTTGGTTGGTTGATCCTACAAAGTTTGATTCAAAAGAAATGAACATAATCAACTACTTTAAAGGTAAAGAAATTAACCAATCTCATGCTCGTATTATTCGAGATTTTTACGAACCTATACATAAAGAATTTACACTACTTGTTAATCCTCCAAAAATTAAAGATGAGGAGTATGCTCAATTAGTAGAAGGTTATCGTGTTTATACAAAGCCTCAGTTAAAAAGTATGTTAGAGGCACTTGAGTCTATTATGAGTGCTACTAATATGTTCTTACAACAGGCTAAAGTTAACCGCAAGCCTCGTGCTAAAAAGTCTCCTAGTAAGGAAAAACTTGTTAGCAAACTCAAATTTAAGACACATGACGATCGTTATAAACTTGTCAGCATTAAACCTGAAGAAGCAGCACAGGCTCTTGAACTTTGGGTATTTAATACAAAAACCCGTAAATTAGGGGTATATGTAGCAAGTGACGCTGCGGCACTTAGCGTTAAAGGTACAACTATAATTAACTTCAATGAGCAGAAGAGTATTGCTAAGACACTCCGCAAGCCCGAAGAACAGTTGAAAGATGTTAATAAACTGCCAAAGACTAAGTTACGTAAACTATTTGATGATGTGAATAGCGTAGAAACTAAGATGAACGGACGTATAAACGCAGATGTAATCTTGCTCAAAAGTTATACTTAACCCCACTAAAGGGCATGATAAATATTGTTAACGATAGGAATCATGCCCTTGTCTGATCAATCTTTTAAGAATATACCCGACGACTCTATAAGTGGGGATAAAATTCACGGAGGAGAAATTAGTTCTTTTTCAAGTACAGGTATTTCTGATCTTTCTTCTAAAACTACATTAACAGTTACAGATGGTCGTATAATTGTCGATGCTGTTAGAACAAATTCTTTAGAAGGAAATATAACAGTTAATGGCAGTATAACTGTACAAAAACATGTTTCTATATATGAAGATAGTATATTTCATCATAATTTAACTGTAGGGAACGACATTATTGTTCAAGGAGAACTTAGAGTACCCACTCTATATGCCGATAAAATAATTACAAAAACAAAATTAGATCAAAAAGATCCTGTTATATTTTCAATCAAAGATGGCGGTATCGATAATAAAGGACTAATTTGGAAAAGATCTGACGAGGATACAAGTTTACTTGTTTACAAAAAAGATCCAGATAGACTCTTTACTAATTTAGACATAGATTTATACCGTGATAATTCATACCATATAGATGGCACTTCTGTTATAACCAAAGATACATTAGGACCAACTGTTATTAAAAGTAGTTTAAGAAAACTTGGAAGACTATCAAATCTTATTGTAGACGGAGAAGTATCACTAGGTGAACATTTCTTTTATAATCCTTTATCAAATAGAATAGGAATAGGAACAGACAAAGCCTCTGCTGCTTTAAGTTTAGTCGACGAAGGTATTGAATTTGTTATAGGAACACTTGAAGACAATGTAGGTAACTTTGGAACATTTACTAGTCATGACTTAGGTATAATTACAGATGGCGTTACTAGGGTTAAAATATCAAGAACCGGAAGAATAACATTTGGTGATCCAAAAGCATCAAATGCCGATGTTATAGTAAATGGAAAATTATTTGTAAAAGAATTAATAATTGATAAAAAGAATGAAAGATCAGATGCTTTAGATTTTAAAGCAGAACCAAATACTTCAAATTATGGAAAAGGTATGATCTTTACAGGTGACGGAATAACAAAACAATTTGTTTTAGCAGCACAACCTGATCAATTATACAGTACAGAAAATATTAATATACAAAGAGGAAAAAGTTATTATATAAACAGAAATGAAGTATTATCAGAAACAGAATTAGGAAACACAGTTACAAAAAGCAGTTTAACAGAATTAGGCACTCTCAAATTTCTTACAGTCGACGGTACTACTAGTTTCAGTGGAGTATTAGGTGTTGTTAATAAAAAAGTTTATATAGGTAAAACTTTATTTGATACTAGTAATGGTCTTAATATAATTGGAGAAAATCTTAAATTAACAACAAACGATCAAACAATTTCTTTATCAAATGATTATATTTCTTTTGGTGATAAAGATTCTCCTAATGCAAATGTTATAGTAAATGGTAAACTAGGTGTAGGAATACAAAAAATTAGCAATGATGCTCAATTTGAAGTTGCTGGAAATATTAGATTTACAGATAAATTATTTGCTGTAGGATCGCAAGCACCTAAAGATGGCAATTATAAACAAGGCGATATTGTTTGGAACGATTCTCCGAAAGAAACCGGTTACGTTGGTTGGGTATGTATTAGAAGTGGTAACCCAGGTATATGGAGAGGGTTCGGACAAGTTGGGGTTGAATAGTTGGATACAAAATATATATTATGGCAAATCAAATTATGGGATAGATTTGCCAAATTAACCCCCTTTATTATAGCAATTTCTGCAACAGTATTTTATTTTTTAGGATATACTGATTGGGAATTAATAACAAATGTATGTATAACATTTTTTGTTTCACTAGCTATTGCTTGGTGGTTTTGGGTAATTTACACTATGGCATCTATTGTAGTAGTATTAAATCATTCTGGAAAAAGTTTAGAAGAAGTTATCGACGAATTGAAAGAAATAAAAAAAATTATTCGTCAAGAAAAAGAAAAATTATAATTTTGGCCATTTATTAATAGGACAATCTGTAAAATAAAGATAAGTTTTAACTGGAAGAAAACATTTACATATTTTACACATTTTAAATCCAGTTATATTAGGACACTTTTCACATATTTCTATACGCTGTTGCCGAATAGATTTTTCTACCTCCCGATTTCCAGTAGGTCTATGTTCTTGATCATTCCAATCAGGTATACCAACCATAAAATTATTTAATTGATTTTTTAAAATACATATATTATAATTGTAAATATTCAGGAGTTCTTTATGGCAAAATACATCTCTACAAAAACTTATAGGCAAATAGGGCCAGTAGCATATAGACAATGGCGTGCCGATAGTCATTGTAATCTTATTCACGGATACGCACTAAGTTTTCATTTTGAATTTGAGTGCGATACGCTAGATACTCGCAACTGGTGTATGGACTTTGGCGGTCTTAAACCACTAAAAGCATTGCTGGAGGATTGGTTTGACCATACGCTATTAGTTGCTGAAGATGACCCACAACGTGATGAACTATTGCGACTCGGTACGCTGGGACTTGCAAAAATCACTGAGGTATCTAAAACTGGATGTGAAGGTCTAGCGGACTTCCTCTACGAATATGTAAATACGATCTTTTTGCCGAACTACGGTGCTGAAGAAGCAAAACGTATTTGGTGTTGTAAAGTAGAAGTGAGAGAGACTGATTCCAACATGGCTATGCGTGTTGGACATAGAGAGGACAAAGAATTTGATTGATATTCACAGTACTCTTGTAGATAATACATTACCATTTGTTCTTATAGCAGGTCCTTGTCAAATAGAAAGCAGAGATCATGCTCACTTCACCGCGGCTGCTATTAAAGAGATTTGTAAAGAATTAGATATTAAACTTATCTATAAGAGTAGTTATGATAAAGCGAATCGCAGTAGTATTAAAGGAAAAAGAGGAATTGGTATTGAAGCAGGATTAGAAATTCTTCTCGAGATTAAAAAAGAACATAATCTTCCTATTATAACCGATGTTCATGAAGTTTGGCAAGTTGATATGGTTAAACATGTTGTTGATGTTATACAAATTCCTGCTTTTCTTTGCCGTCAAACAGATTTGTTAATAGCATGTGGTAATACAGGACTTCCTATCAATGTTAAAAAAGGACAATTCTTATCACCATATGATATGAAAAATGTTGCTGATAAAATTGCCAGCACAGGTAATAACAAAATTATGCTATGTGAACGTGGAACTAGTTTTGGTTATAATAATCTTGTTGTAGATTTTCGTGGTATTGAAATTATGAAAGAAACAGGTTATCCTGTTATCTTTGATGCTACACACTCTGTTCAACATCCTGGAGCAAACGGCGAGAGTAGTGGTGGTGATCGTCGTATGGTTTGGCCACTAGCAAAAGCAGCATGTTCTTTAGGTATTTCTGGATTATTTATGGAGATGCACGAAGACCCCGATCGTGCTCCTAGCGACGGTGCTAATATGATACATATTAAAGATGCTAAACATATTTTAACAGACTTAAGAAAGTTAGATAGATTAGTAAAAAACAATTAAGAAAAAATATGGATCGAACTATAGCATGTCTAAAATGGGGGAACAAATATTCTCCTCATTACGTTAATGTATTGTATAATATGTGCAGACGTCACAACTCTGAATATTTTAATTTTATTTGTTTTACTGATAATTCAGATGGATTAGATAAAGAAATTATTATTAAATCTTTGCCAAATTCATCATTGCACGGATGGTGGTATAAACCATTTGTTTTTTGTAAGGAAAATAATATAAAAGGAACTGTTTTATTTTTAGATCTAGATGTCATTGTCTATGATAATATTGATAAACTTTGGAATTATAGAAAAAATGATTTTTTAATTATTAGAGATTTTACAAAACATATGAATCCAGCATGGGACAAATTTAACAGTAGTGTTTTTAGATTTGAGGCAGATAATTGTTATTGGATATGGGAAAAATTTTATAAAGAAAAAACACAAATTATGTCTAAGATGCACGGAGACCAAGATTATCTATATTCTATATTAAAGAATAATGCATTTCATTGGCCAGATAACTGGATACAAAGTTATAAATGGGAAATGAGAGATAAACATGATATAATATTAATAGATGGAAAACGTAATTTTAAAGATATTAAAGATCCTAAATTAACAGAAGAATGCTCTATTGCTGTATTTCACGGTGAACCCAATCCTCACGAAGTTAAAGATCCTTGGGTTATTAAAAATTGGAAGTAGTTGACTATATCCATAAAGACAACTATACTATAAATATGACTAAGAAGATAGGCTTTTGTTGCAAATACGTAACTCACGATTCTAAAAAAGGCATTGTTTCAATTCCCGAATTGAATACCTCTACTACTACTGTAGCATGGCTCAAAAGGCAAACTCAACAGGTTGCAGAACAAAAACTTTGGGATCTTATGGTCCATAATATTGAATCAATTAAATTGTTGGTTCAAAAAGTAGGAATGTTAAATGAACAATTACGTATGGTTAGGCTATCCAGTGATATTCTTCCTGTATACACTGAATCTAACTTTTCTTATTTTTGGCGCCAAAACGATATTAAATCTTATGCAGAACGAGCTTTTGCCGACGTGGGTATGCTTGCTCGTAAACTGGACGTCAGGCTTAGTTTTCATCCTGGCCAGTTCTGCGTATTGGCTAGTGATTCAGAAGATATTGTAAAACGTTCAATAGAAGAATTTGAGTACCATGCAGATATGGCTCGTTGGATGGGCTATGGTAAATATTTCCACGATGAAGGTTTTAAAATTAATGTTCATATTGCTGGCAGGCGTGGTGCCGCTGGCGTTATTGCTGCTCTTCCCCTTCTTAGTAGTGAAGCTCGCAACCTTATTACCATAGAAAATGAGGAAATGGCTCACGGCCTAGATGATGTTTTAGAATTAGAGAAGTATTGTGCTATTGTTCTCGACATACACCACCACTGGGTTAAGACTGGCGAGTATATTGATCCTAACGATAATAGAGTTAAACGTGTCATTGACAGTTGGCGCGGTACTCGTCCAGTTCTTCATTACTCCATTAGTAGAGAAGAACACTTACACGAAACAGTACTTCGTAATAACGAAATGTTATTAGATCTTAATGAACTATTAGAAACAGGACATAAGAAACAAAAACTCCGAGCACATTCTGATTATTATTGGAATAGCGCAGTTAACGAATGGGCGTTAGGGTTCTGGGATAATTTTGATATTTGTTGCGAAAGTAAGGCTAAGAATTTAGCAAGTTTTGCATTGTTTGAACAATCTAAAAATTTATGTTGACATCACATATTTAGAGTGTATTATTAAAATTATAAATGGAGATTGATATGTTAACAGATGCAGTTATTAACGATCTTAAATCATTTGATTGGAAGAAAATTCTTGGAATGGATTTAAAAGATTTAGATAATTCACAATGGCGTTTTCTAAAAGGACTAGTAGTTGAACGTACTGTAGAAAAATACAGTGGTAAAGATGGATTAGTTTATGTTGGTGATATTCATAAAGATTATAATTGGCCAAAACATAATGTAACAGTTGAGTTAAAAAGTCAACTTAGCAATGATATGTACGGTGTAAGAGGACTACCTTGTAAGAATTTCACAATAAAACTGAATAATAGTAACGGTACTAATAATAAAGATACTCTTTCTCCTAGTGATGTTGCTGATATACTTCTTGTTGTTCGAAATAACGGTGCATTTGCTATTGATAGAGATACTGTAATGAAAAAGGCAAAAAAGGGAGGAGATGGTTTTGAAGTTAAAGTTCACAGAGATGAAATAACCGAGATAACTGGAAAATTGATCGTAGAAGACAAAACTAAACCTAATTTTAGAGCCGCGGTAGATGACCTTGTTAAATCACGAATATAAAGTTTATAACCAATCTTGTATAGAAGGTATGCGTGAGCATATAGCAGATGGCTCTGTTGATCTTATTTTCACAGATCCACCATATGGCATCGATGGTGATCAATTAGATGCTCATTATCATAGAGATGAATCTAACGTAGTTCCAGGTTATATCGATGTTCCTTTAAAAGAATATGCAAAATTTAGTAAAGAGTGGATCGACGAATGTGCTAGAATTTTACGTCCGGGTGGTAGCATTTATATTGTTAGCGGATATACCAATTTACATCATATTTTAAATGCTTTACACGACACTGATCTTGTAGAAATAAATCATATCATTGCCAAATATAGTTTTGGAGTTAGCACAAAGAATAAATTTGTATCAAGTCATTATCATGTTTTGTTTTGGCAAAAACCCGATAAAGGGAAACAAAAGAGGACATTTAATTCAAATTGGAAATATACTGATCAAAAAGATAGTTATCATGACAGATTAACTGTTCAAGATATGCCACGTGATTATAAGCCTGGTCAAGTTAAAAATAAAAATCAATTAAGTGAAGAATTCATTATGAAGTTTATTATGTACTCTAGCAATAGAGAAGATATTGTACTAGATTGTTTTGGTGGAGGTTTAACTACTGCTAGAACTGCCTTACGATATGGAAGAAAATTTGTGGGTTTTGAACTTAATAAAAATGCGTATGATACATTTCTTCCTACTTTAGATGATGTTGAAGTTCTTCCAGATCCTGTCCCAATTTCACCCAGTGCTGAAGAATTAGCAAAAAGGGAAAAAATGAGACAAGGATGGAAGAACGATAGAGTAAAAAGAAAACAAAAAAATACACTTAATTCAAAAAACTGGGACGTTTCTTAAACAGGATTTTTCTTAGGGCGACCACCTTTTTTCTTTGGAGCAATTACTTCAACCGCAGAATCAACTTCTGATATTGCTGTTTCTTTCTTTTTTCTAGGGGTTTTTTCTTTCTTTACTACTGGCTTCTTATCAACAGCCTTTTTAGCAGTTCTTTTTGCTTTAGGAGGTGGCGGAATTACTACCTCTTCTGGCTTAGAACCAAATAAACTTTTTAACCATCCAAACATATCTGTCTCCTTTGGTAGGAATATTTATTAAGGTAAATACGATATCCGCACAATAATAAATATAATAAATTGCTAAAAATGGTATTTGATTGGAGCCAAGATGGTTAAACAGATTATTAATATAGGTGTTGAAGGTAATGATGCTTCTGGTGATCCTATTAGAGAAGCATTTAATAAGGTAAATGAAAACTTCAACGAACTTTATGCTGTATTTGGTAAGGGTGGCCAAATATCAATAACTTCTTTATCTGATGGTCCAAGTCAAGTTCTTCCAGAATCAATATTAATTGCAAATGCAAATGCTAGTCAATATATTTCTAAAACCTTAGAAGGTGACGGAATTAGTATTGATAATACTGATCCAGAAATTTTAAAATTTACTGTAACAGCATCTAAACTTATTAGTGATAAAAATCCTATTCTTTCAAATCACTTAGATGCTTCTAATTTTGATATTTTTAGAGTAGGAAACCCGAATTCAACAGTAGCAGCACATTATGCAGTACCTTTAGACTCATTTGCAATTAATAAAGGATATGCAGATTCTAATTATGTAAATAACACCGGCGACACTATGACCGGTCCACTTATTGTTCCTGCAGGACAAACTGGAACAGGCGTTGCTAGAGCAAATGAAACTGTTTTAAAAACAGGCGGAACTAGTAATCAATTACAAGGTCCTCTTATACTTTTTGAAGATCCATTAGAAACAGACAATCCACTAACAGCAACAACTAAAAATTATGTCGATAGTTCAACATATTATAGTAAAATTAATTTATATGTTAATACAAAAGGAACAGATAATCAATTTATCTATCCAACAGACAAGCAAGGAAGATCCCCTTCATATGCTTTTGCATCTATTGGTGCTGCATGTAGATATGGCGAAACTTTAATTAATTCTGCTCCAGTAACAATTGGTCCATATAGAAAAAGAATTACCTATAATAATGGTGCAAACTTTTCTACCGTTGCTTCAATAACACAAACAAGCGGAAGTTATTATCTTTATATAACAAATGCTGGTCCTCAAACTGATCCTAGAAACGGAAACAATATTACCCCAGGACAATTAATACACGGTATACTAAGTGATGCCTATGCTTTTATTGTTAGCCTCGGCGCCGTGAGTGGAAATCAAGAATTATATATTGTTCAATATACTGGAACTAATACTTTCCAAGTTGGAGAAGGTTTAGAATGGGGCAATAGTATAAAGAACTTACAATTAACTGTATTAATCGAAGCCGGAGATTATTACGAACACTATCCTATACGTGTTCCAGAAAATACTACTATACTCGGCGATGAGATGAGACGTGTAGTTGTACATCCAAAATCTGGAAGAAGTGCTGGTTTTCATGTCGATACATATTTTAGAAGAGATACTACATTTGACTCTACTCTAACAATTGCCACACAAAATTATGGTCGTCATTATCTTACAGATTCTACAAAACCCTTATACACTGGAACAATTTCTAATCCCGGATACTACAATAATTCTGCATCATTAATTATTGCAAATAAAAATTTCTTAATTGCAGAGACTATTGGATATGTTAATCAAGTATGGAATGGGTTGGATTACAATCAAACCACATGTGCTAGAGATTTAGGATATATTATCGATGCTTTAGCATATGACATGGCGTTTGGAAGCAATTACCAATCTATTATGGCAGGAAAAGCATATTTTAGAGGATTAGAAGCAGCAGTCGTTTTAGGTGCAGAAAAAACAGCAACACTAGATTCTCTTACTTATTTGAGTGGGTTACTATCTAATCAAGTAATTGGTGCAAACTCAAAACTTAGCATCACAAATAATATTACAGTTATTAAAAATATTATTACAAATGGAATATCATCAACACCTACAATATCATGGACATCTCCATCTTGGATAGATACAGGATTTTCTAATGCTAGACAGATTCTTATAGATAATATTTCATTTATCCAGGCTGAAACTATTGCATATCTAACAGCAAATTACTCATCATTGAATTATAATTTAACAACATGTGAACGAGATATTCTTTATATTATTAATGCTATAGTATATGACTTAACATATGGTGGTAATAGCATGAGTATTCAAGCAGGATATGCTTATTATTCAGGCAACTCTTTAATCATAAATTCATCAGAAATAACTCCTATATATCAAACTTATGGATATATGGAAAATGTAATTGGAAGTATTATAAATGGAACAGCATTTACACCATTACAAACCAATGTGCAACGTTATGCTGACGTTCCTGGATCTCCTGCTGCTGCAACTGCCGCAGAAACTTTAGTTGAAGATATTAGAAATATTATTCAATCTAATTCTTCTCCAACAGTAATTAATCCTAGTGTTAATTTACAATCATCTGACATTGTAACTAATTTTAGTGCTATAGAATCTGTTAAAACTTCTACAATATCATCTGTAATATCTTATATTAATAGCAACTATTTCCTATATAATTCTACTTTATGTAAAAGAGATTTAGGATTAATAATCGATGCATTAACATACGATCTAATCAATGGTGGATATTATAAAATACTCGAAGCAGGAAATGCTTATTTTAAAGATGTTAGTGGATTAAGAGTTATTGATAATACTACAACTGTAGTTACTATAGGAGGTAATCCTGTCACTGAACTACAAATAACTGTTGCTGCTATGTCTTATCTCAGTGGACTTGCTGTAAGAATTATTCAAAATTTTGCACCTTTAACTGATTATCAAAATGCATATGGAAGTTCTGTTAGTCAAGTAATCGATAATTCAATAATATACGAAACTGGATCAGATACTGCTATTTCAGGATTGTTTACTTTTATAAATCATATTCTAAGCCAAGACTCGTCATTTAATCCTCCAAAAAATAATGAAGACATTGACGTATTCCTTATGAATAATGCCACTACCATGAGAAATATAAGTGGGCAAGGACATGGCGGATTTATGGTTGTATTAGATCCATTAGGACAAATTGCAACTAAATCACCTTATATAGAAAATTGTGCATCTTTTGCAAGAAGTATTAATGCTAAACATTTTGCTGGTGGTATGTTTATCGACGGCTTTGTTGGAAATTTAACAGCAACTATTGTATCTAGAATTAGCTCAACTCAAATTACTGTTAGTGGTTTAACTGTTAGAGCACCACAAACACCTTGCAGTTTCTATATTACAGGTGTAAGATTTGAAGTTGATACTGTTACTAATTACGACCCGATAGCAGGAACAGCAACAATTAATTTAGATCCATTAACCCCAGATACTTCTTCATATACAGGTTCGTCAAATAGTTTTCTTATTAGTACATTAGGAATAGAATTTATTTCTCCAGGAAATAATTCAATGTGTACATCTAACTTTACTCAAGTTAACGATTTAGGATATGGAGTTGCAGCAGTAAACTTAGGACTTGTTGAAGCAGTTAGTGTGTTTACATATTACGCTCAAGTTGGTTATTATGTAGATACTGGTGCTCAAATTAGATCAGCCAACGGTTCTTGCGGTTATGGTGCATTTGCGTTACAAGCAAACGGAGCAAGTCCACTTGAAGTACCGAACGCTGTAACAATTAGATACGATATGTCTATAGGAGCCTCAGTATATTCACCTGATGATTATTATTCAGCAATAACAGGTTCTAACGTTAGTGGATCAGGAATAAATGCCTCATTTAATGTTAGAGTAACAAGTACATCTTATATTGTGTATCTTAGTTCGGGTGGTACTAGTTATGCTAACGGAAATCAAATAACTCTTCTTGGAACATTATTTCAAGGTATAGCTGTTACTAATGATATTACTATTACTGTTACATCAGTTTCAAGTGGTTCTATAACTGGATTCACTTATTCAGGAACTGTACCAACAGGTGCACCTTTCAATACGTATCATAATAATGCTACAAGTCTTATATTCTATGTCGATAGTCTAACTACTGATTATATTCCAGTTAACGGATCAGAAGTAGAGATTATTCAAGGAACTGCTCCACAAAGAATTAGTAATCGATATACAATGAATAACGCCCAGGTAGTCACAGACACCGGAGTTCCAAGACCATACAATAAAACACTTTATAGAATAGTTTTGCAGAGCCTTGGATTAACTAGTACAGGTTATCAAGGATTACTTGCAGCGATTCCGGATGGAACAAAAGTTGTATTTAGACAAAACAATTCAGTTTGGTTACAAGGTATCAACAAGGATACTGCAACAAGACCTTCAACTGCTTTATTCTTATCACAAGATCCAACATACATTTATCGTGTTATTGCTATTTCAAACATTGCTGTTCACACAGGCACGTACGTTTGGTTGAATAATACTGTTACTGTTACTACTCCTGGTCACGGATTAATAGATGGGGAAACAATCTCCATTACTTTTTCTAACGGAAATCCAACCGACCCGCTAAGAGGATTATATAATATAACTTATATTTCAACTTCTCAATTTAGTATAAGTTCTCAAGTTCCTACAAATTTAGAAGTAGACGGAAACGTTTCATTCTCTACTAACATTAACGAAGGTCAAACAGCATTAAAAGAAGGATTTAGAGCAATCAATGCAAACCTTTATTATGATGCTTATGCCCAACCTTACCAACCACGTACAGTTATTGTTGTATCTCTTAACTCTTCAACTAACCTTATTACTTGCTATTCAACTGCTGCATTATCTCTTAATCAAGCAGTTGTTTTTACCGGAACAGTAGGTGGCATAACAGCAGGTACAACCTATTATGTAAAGAGTATACCAAGTACTACTACTTTCAGTATATCTACATCATCGGGTGGATCAACTTTATCATTAACTTCATTCTCAACAAGTACTCTTACTGCAACTGCTACTACTGCTACAACTAATTTAATAACTGTTTCAAGTACATCATTATTGTATAGCGGACAAATTATTAGATTTAGTGGCATTATGCAGGGAGGTTTAATCACTGATACACTTTATTATGTTCTACCAGGATTTACATCAACTCAGTTCCAAGTAAGTTTAACAAAAGGTGGTTCTGCTGTTACATTAACTACATCTGTATGTTCAATGACAATAACTCCAGATCCACTATATGGAACTACAGATATAAGTGGATCTAACTATTATACATGGGGTGTAACAGGAAGTTTAAGGGTTGCTATTAGAGATTTGTCTGACTATGATCGTACAAGATTAAATGCTGCTATTAGCATAGGAGAATATTATATATTTGCATGGAATGGTAAACCTCATAGCATTACAAATTATGTTCCAAGTACTTCAAGTTCAATAGGAATCGGCTATTTGGAATTCGATAATTTAACAGGTACTGGATTAGCTGCTCCTATTGGACTTTTAGAAGGTGGATTCAAAAATTCACCAACCATTAGAGCTAATTTACAAGGAAGTTCCGCTGGTAATATTACAATTAATATTTCAACCCTAAGAGCAACTAACCACGATATGTTATCAATCGGTACTGGTGGATATTCTACATCAAATTTCCCTAATATCATATACGGACAGCCAGATATTACAAAAAATCAAGCAGCAGAAGTTGTAGAATTAGGTAAAGGTCGTGTATTCTATGTAACTAGTGACCAAGATGGTAATTTCAGAGTTGGATCATTCTTCAGTGTTGACCAAGGTACTGGTACTGTAACGTTTGCATCATCGATAGCAATTTCAAACTTAGATGGTTTAGGATTTAAAAGAGGTGTTGCTGTCAGTGAATTCTCTGTAGACGATACTATGTTCGATAATGCTACTGACGAAGTTCCTGTACAACAGGCTATTCGCGGTTACATTGATCGTCGATTAGGACTAACTCATAACGGATCAATTGTTGTAGCATCAAACTTAATTCCTGGTATCAATTCAGGTTATATGAGTTTAGATGGAAGATTGGCGATGAAAGCCAATATGAATTTAAATGGTTATGCTATTAATAATCTTTTAGATCCAGTAAACGCTAGCGATGCTGCAACAAAAGAATATGTTGATTTATTCTTAAGAAGATCGGCTGGAACTAGAAGCAGTATAGATAATTTCCAGATGAGTACAAACACATACACTAGTACAACTGCAAATGTTACTAATCTAAATGGCACCGGTCCATATACTGCAACTATTACTGGACTTACTTCTTCAACAACTCTTCTACCTTCTAATATATTAGAACTCATTGTTATAGCCACTCCTGGTACAGGTAGTTTAGGATCTGGATATGTTACAGTTACATCAATAACTTCTGGAAATAGTATTAATGTATCTTCATCATTGCCAATGACTTCTGGTACTATCACTAACCTATATGTTCTAAGTGGCACAATTGATATGAATAATAATAATATTATCAATGTTGCTACTCCAGTTAATGCCAATGATGCTGTAAACAAATCATATGTAGATGTTGGTAAAACAATTCAAGGGCAAACTGGAGTAAATTTACCAACACCATTAGCAGGTAATGTTACTAATAATAGTTTATTTGTGTTTAATGGAACAGCGTTTACTTGGGGATCAATGACTGGAGACGTCAATGTATCGTTATCTGGAAATACATTAACAGCATCAATTCAACCAAGTAAAATTGTTAATTCAATGGTTAGTTCTTCTGCTGCTATTTCTCAATCTAAACTTAATTTATCATCATCAACAGCAGGAACTTCTGGCACAGCCGTTAGTGGTATATGTTCTTTTGATCAAACTTACTTTACATCTAATAGTGGATTTATAAGCCTTGCTGCTAATTCTATTACTTTATCAAGTTTGGGAGCAATTTCTTCTAATACAGTTATAGGAAATAATTCCGCATTACCTGCTAATCCAACTGCACTTTCGTTCTCAACTATTGTACAAAGTGGTGGTGGATTATATCAATCACAATTCACCAGTAACGGTGCATTAGTTAGAACAGGATCAAATACTTTTAGCACAGTCGCATACGGAACAACTACAGACTTTGGTACTCTTGTACAAAGAGATTCATCAAATGGTGGTTTTAGTGCTACAATTATTAACGCATCAACACAATTGAATATTGCAGGTAATAAAGTCTTCGATAATACAGGTTCTGCTCCTAATCAAATATTAGAAATGTTTACTCCACAAGGTAATCTTTCTATAGCAACTTCAACTTCAGGTGGAACAGTTACTGGAACATTATACGGTAATTGGACTCTTAATGGAACAAGTTTAACATTAGGAACAACTGGTACAAGCGGACTATTTAACGGTAATTGGTCCGGAACAGGTAACTGGACATTAGGTGGAACTAGTTCTACAGGAACACTTGCGGGAACTTGGGGTATAACTGGATCATGTACAATTAGTGGTACAACAACATTGTCTGCCGCTTCAATTGCATTAGGTAATTCTGCAGGAGGAACAACTGGTACTATTTACGGTGCATGGGCCCTAGGTACAGGTGCTACTTTAGAATCAACATATGCTGCTGATATTGCAGAGTATTATCAAGGTGATAAGACTTATGACGTTGGTACTGTTGTAATGATCGGTGGTGATTTTGATGTAACTCTTGCTAGTGGTTCTGGAACTACAAAAGTTGCAGGTGTTATTAGTAATAATGCTGCTTATATAATGAACGGTTCCTGCCCAGGTCTAAAAAATCTTGTAGCATTACAAGGTCGCGTACCATGTAAAGTTATTGGTAAAGTTGAAAAAGGTGATCTAATGGTAGTTGGTATTGTTCCAGGTGTTGCTATGGCATCTAGTGATCCAAAACCAGGTAGTATTATTGGTAAAGCCTTACAAAATTATGATTCAGATCATGTTGGTATGATTGAGATTATGGTTGGTAAACACTAATAAATATTATAAAGGTAAAAAATATGGCTCTACAAGTTATTAATTTAGGTAGTTTTGTAAACGACGGTACAGGAGATGACCTTCGTACGGCGTTTTCCAAAGTCAATGATAACTTTACAGAACTTGAATTACGAGGCGGACAAGCAAATACCATTTCAAACATAGGTACTGGCGTAGGATTATATAAAGAAAAAATTGGTGTTGACCTTAGATTAAAGTCTATAAAAGGTGGCACTGGTATTACAGTTGTATCTAATCCTAATGATGTAACTATTGAAGGTGTTTTAGCAAATGCTATTGTTACAGTTAACGGTGATGATGGAAGTATACATGCTACAATAAACAATCAAGCAATTAATGTTGTGGGCGGAAATGGTATAGGAACTCATGTTTCTGGAACAACGTTAACAATTAATGGATATACATTAGAAACAGATACAAATCCAAGATTAAATGCAAATTTACAACTTAACGGTCATAATATTGTAGGTGGTTCAGGAACCACAATTACCGCAACAAATTTTGTGGGCAATTTAACTGGTAATGTTACTGGTAATTTAACTGGGAATGTTACTGGTTTAGTAAATGGACTAGATATTAGAGAAGTTTATAACGGTTTTGATGGATTTGATTTTGGGTATATAACTCAGATTGTAAAAACTTTCCCTCAATTATACTTGACTACTAATTTAATTGATTTAGGGTCTTTTGTTAGTCCTTTAAGTATTACTATAGATGGGGGTACTATAATATAATTTCTAATGCGATAAATATTGCATAGGGATTATAAAATATGGCAAAACCACAGTGGACTTATCCTTCAAATACTAACTTAGCAACGATTAAGGAAAGAATACAGACTACAGTACCTATTCTCGTATTTGATAACGAAGATAGAAGTACAGTAGAAACTAAAAACTTCACCACAGAAGTTGATTCCACAATCTTGCCAATTTATAGCAATAGTTCTTTTTTCTGGGTTAAAAGCAAAGGACTTGCACAAACAGCCTGGATTGGAGAGCCTTCAGGATATAATAGATATACTCCTCTTGCACAAAATTATGTTTTTAAATTTCCTAGGGATCAAATCACAATTAACGGTGATCATACTACTGTTGTTCCAAGATTACATACTAATACACCTACAAATGGATTTTTTGGTGTAGCAATAGATGGTGTTCCATTTAAAAGTACTAATTCTGGAAAACAGATAGTAATGAATCAAAAAACATATACTGAAAATTCGTATATATACCCATTACAAGATTTTTTTACTGACGGGTCTGGTATTATTGGTCCCGACAGACAGTTTTATTATCAAACTGATCCACGTTTAATTTATACAAAAGATTCATCTAAACACAGTCCAATTATCGGATATGCTTTTGATGGTAATCCTATATATGGACCTTATGGTTATGTTGATCCATTGCCACATACTGTAACAGGACCTGATGGTAAACTTATAATCGAAGGAAATCCTGCTTTAAAGGTTATGGAATCTAGTTACAGAATAACAGAAGTTCAAAGATCTAACGGAACACTACCTGACGGAACTTATATTGAAGATTTTGTTTATGAAAACGGATTAGGAGACCTCGACGAACATAATGGTCGTTATTGTAAAACTCCAGAATATCCAGGTGGAACATATGCTTATTTTATAACTGTTGATCCTTACGATGTTACTTTACCAAGATATCCTTACATTATTGGTCCTACTTATTATCAAGAGCCATTAATACCTAATGGCAGTCTTCCTTTTCCTGGAGAAATAACTTTAGAAGTTATTTCAGGAACTATTCCTAGAGGAATGAGAATACAAGATTTAACAATTACTGGAGTTCCTTTTGAAGTTGACATTCTTGAAAAATATAGATTTGTTTTAAGAGCAATAAATGCTGACGGATTTTCTGATAGAACTTATTCTATAACTGTAGATGGTCCAACTATTCCTGCATGGGAAACACCAGCGGGAGACTTAGAAATAGGAGCCTCCGGCCAAAGATCAACATTAAATGTTCAATTGTTAAAGACCGAAGCAACTTCAGGATCTACTAGATTACAATTAGCTTCAGTTTTTGGTTTAAAAGTAGATAGTGTTGTTACTTGTGACAATTATCCTGGAGCTATATTAACAGATACCAAAATAATAAAAATAGATTATGTTAATAAGTTCATATATTTAGATAAACCTTTACAAAGTATAATACCAACCTTGTATTATCCTCCTAGTCCTTTATATAAATTTACCGTATACTCAGTTGGCAGTAATCTTGGTTTGCAAAATACTCTAGTAGTAAACTCAATTGATAATTTGTTAGTGGGAGATATTATTGTTGATTCTTCACTTACCAAATATCTCGCATTAGGTACTATTATTCAATCTATTGATTTTGAAGGTAAAATTCTTACACTCAGTAAACCACTACTGCAAACAATTCCGAATGGAACAAAATTCTTTGCAAGTCACCCTAATAATACAGAAATTAATTGCACTTATACTTTTTATCATACAAATTTGTTTGTTTTAGATAATCAATATGTTGATTATCAACTCAACGCCATTGATAGTGATACTGCTGCTGGTGCTACATTAACATATTCTATTCCTCCAAACGGTGGTACATTACCTTTAGGATTATCATTATCATCCGACGGTGTAATATCTGGTTTTACTTCGGCATTATTAGCTAACGAACAAGTAGAAGATAATGGAAATTATGATATGCAACTTTACGACAAGTATGCATACGATTACGGTGTTAGACCTTATAACGGCTTTGATAGTTTTCTATATGACACTACAATTTATGATTATTGGAATAATACAATAACTCCAAGAAAACTTAATCGATATTATGAATTTAAAGTTAGGATCACTGACAGTGCTAATGGTTTATATTCTGATAGAAAATTTCGAATATTTGTCATAGGAGATACTTATTTTAGAGCAGATACTACAGTATTACAAGTAGGTAATAGCATTTATACAACTGACGTTTCTGCTATACGTTCTCCTTACTGGCTCAGTCCATCATATTTAGGAAAGAGAAGAGCTAATAATTATATAACAACATTATTAGAAGTATTTGTATCACCAACATTATCGGGTGTTTTAGGATTTGTTTTAGACCCTGTTAACGACGATGGAACTCCTAGTATTCTTCCTCCGGGTATGCAACTAGATCAAATTGCAGGATACATCTATGGTGATGTTCCTTACCAACCGGCGGTAACTAAAACGTATAAATTTACTGTTAGAGCAATAAATTATGATCCTGCTAATCCAATCTATAGTCATGCTGCATTTACAACTCAAAATATTTCAGCTGGCCAATATACATTATATGTAGATTCTGTTTCAGATATTGAAATCAATAGTTTAATTACACAACCACCAGGAACATCATATATAACTCCAGGTTCTGTCATATCTGGAATTGATGTACATAATAAAACAATTACACTCAATACACCGATATTAACAACTATACCATCAGGAACAAGATTCTTATTCAGTTATCTTGCTAGTACGGCTAAAACCTTTACTATAGATATACTTGGTCAAGTTGACAGTACTATCCAATTTATTACTCCTGGAAATCTTGGAACTATACCTGCTAACTTTATTAGCCAATTATCAGTTGTAGCTAAAACAACTGTTCCAAATGCTGTATTAAATTATACATTAATGGGAGGAAGTTTACCACCTGGACTAACTTTAGTTAATGACGGTACTATACAAGGAAAAGTTAATCAATATGCTACAACAAGTAATCCCGGATTAACTAGTTTTGATGGCAACAAAACAACTTTTGACAAATTTAATACTACTATAGATCGAGACTATAAATTTATTGTTCTCGCACAAGATCAATTTAAACTTAGTGCAGTTACAAAAGTCTTTACTGTATCTATAACTACTCCTAATAATTTACTTTATAGTAATCTTTATGTGAAACCATTTTTAACTTCTACTAAAAGATCTGAGATTGCTTCATTTTTTAGTAACACAAGTATTTTTGATCTAAGTATGATTTATAGATCAAGCGATCCCGAGTTTGGTATACAATCACAATTAAAGATGCTCTTATATGCAGGTATTCAGACAAAAGATGCTGCCGAATATGCTGCTGCTTTAAATCGAAGTTCTAAAAAAAGATATCGTTTTGGAAGTGTTAAAAAAGCAATAGGAAAAACTCCAGGAACTAACAATATTGTATATGAAGTCATTTATGTGGAAATTCTCGATGATTTAGAAAATAGTAATGGTAGTGTTTCTAGCCAGATTTCTACTAGATTTTTAGATAAAAAACAATCTGTAAATCAAGGAAGAAGAGATACGTGGGACGCTCATCCAGATACCAATGTATCTGACAATTTATTATCATCAGCAGAAGACACATTGCCTAGAATCTGGATGCAAGATAAGATCTTATCTACTGATCAAGGAAGTCAAAAAGTTAGTGATATCAATAAAACATCAGTTTTTGGAAATAGTACTACAAATATTAGAACTAATATTTCTAATATTGGTGATACTGAAAGAAACTTTTTACCACTCTGGATGAGAACTGCACAAACATATAGCGGTGTAGCACAAGGTTTTACAAAAGCAGTGGTTCTTTGTTATGCCTTACCCGGGTATGGTGACACAATTATTAATAATATAAAGAATTTAGGTATAGATTTTAAAAACATAGACTTTACAGTTGATCGTGTCATAATTGACTCAGTTGAAGGGCAAGTCGGCGATAAATATATCGCATTTGGAGCAAGAGAGATTATAAATGGCTAGTAATATTAATTATATCAGTATTGATGCAACATACCCTATCGCAGGACAAGATAACGATAGTCAAGGTTTTAGAGATAATTACACAGTTATCAAAAACAACTTTCAAGTAGCACAGGGTGAAATCACCGATTTACAGCTTAATACTGCTAGACTTGACCAAGGTAACGTTAATTTTAATAATAATACAATTAGTTATGTAAATCTCAGCATATTTACTCAAGGTGTATATAATGGTGGATTAGTTAGTTCTTCACCACTATTAGTTGATTATAGAAGTGGGCCTTATCAAATCTTCAACATCAGCAATGATGTTATTTTTAATATATCTGGATTTCCTAATCTAACTAATTTGTCTAAACTAACAATGGAATTAACTGCTGATGACACTCTAAGAAATGTTACATTTTCATTTGCTGGATCAACTGCTGTTAAATATAGCGGTCGCTGGTATTCAAAAACTGTCGGAACAGTTAGTAATGTATTAGGTAGTGGCCCATGGACTGCAACTATTTCTGGATTGATTTCAACTACTGGTTTTTCCGTTGGTCAAACAATAACTGCTGTTTCTGAAACTGGTTCAATAGGAACTGGCACTGTTACTGTAACAGGTATTCCAACTTCTTCATCTATAACAATTCAAGTTGCTGCCGGTGGAACTACTCCTGTTCCTGGAATAGTTAGTTCTATTACATCATCATCGACCACAATTCCTGTAATAAGTTCAGTCAATCCTGTAATTTTTGAATTTTGGACACATGATGGCGGAAATACGTTTTATGCAGATTATAGAGGACAATATACATAATATGCATCCTCTGCAATCTGATATTACTGACTTAACTGATCAAGAACTAGAAAATAAAATTCAGGAACTTAGTAAAAAATATTTTCAAGCTCTTAGATTTGTTCCAGGTGCTGCTTACCAAGTTTCAATGATATTAGAAGGATATCGTTGGGAACAACAAAGAAGAATAATTAACAAAGAAAAACAAAAAGGCCCCGACGATCCGTCATTTGATGATCTTATTAATGTTGATTAGTTGACTTTTTTCAAAACATCTGTTAAATTAAGATTATGACAGACGAAATTATACCTCACGCATGGCCTACTGAATTTTCATGTTTAATTTATGTAGATGATCTTATCTTAATAAACAATTACAAATTTGAAGTTGGATTTGATACAGCAAGTTCTAATCCAATTTTACACGACGTAGCATTTGAAAAGGTACAAATGTTTTTTGACATTCTTATGAATAATAGTATCCTTATTTCTAAGACGTCTTTTAGAGAGAAGAAATTTAATTTTGGCAATAATTATGTTGAATTGCCAGATATGCTTAATGATCAGACATTAGGTGCTGTTATATTTTCAAAACTTATATCTTTAGTAGGAGAAGATTTAATAATAAGTTATGTTAAAGTGTCTAGTGAATTAGGTAGAAATATACGTTTTACTATTGACGATAATTCTCCCGAATTACATATTCTTCTTCCTAATAAAGAAGATTGGTGGGAAAATGATGAAATTAAAAATCAACCATGGTGGATGAGACCAGATACTGCAACATATGATGAAGTATTATCAGGAGAAGACATTTATAAGGGAGAATTTGATTGGAACGAACACTTTGGTGAAGATTTAGAAAGAGCAAAGAATTTAGATATTAAAAAAACTAAGTTTGAAATTATACATGGCGGAAAAGATGAAATTAAACCAAATAAGTGAGCCAATATTTACAAGTCAAGATCTTATACAAGAAATATATCATGGAAATTTAAAAAAATTAAGTCTATCTAAAGTAGACGAACACGATCTTGATTATATGTCATATATAGAATTTGTAAATAATAATAAATTAAGGGACTGGCCTTGTCCAGATGCTTATTTAGGAGAAAATAGAACTCAAAAAGAGTATGATTCTTTATTGCAATCACAATGGTTTATGCCTGAGAAATATAAAAACTTTGATATTGAAGAATATGTTCTATCTTTGTGTGAGAATAAAATACAAACAGATAGAATAAATTTAGAACTAAAATTATTTAAAAAATACAACATGATTCCACTATTAAGATTCCTTAAATATCTGGTTGAAAAAATGAGGGAAGATAAAATAGTATGGGGAGTTGGAAGAGGTTCTAGTGTTGCTAGTTATTGTCTCTATCTTTTAGGAGTTCACAAAATAGATTCGATTAAATACAACCTAGATATTAAAGAATTCTTAAAATAGGAGATTTACAGTGGTTAGAAAAACATATAGAAGTCTACAAGGAAAAATAGTAGACATGGAATTACTTGCTCAGAAAAACGAATTAACTCCAGCAATTGGAAATGTTCGCGTTAATGCCAGAGGTGATGAGTTAGGCCCTGGTGGAAAAATTATACGTAAAAGAGAGGATATCATAGCAGAATACTATGAGAATAATCCTAATGCTGTTAAAGATGAGATGTATGTAAAACCAAGAAATAAAGATACTGAGTTAGAAACTCCACCTAAAGAGATTGAATCTACTAATAAAACTAGAGAAAAAAAGAACTAATTTACAAAAATGCATCATGCATTAATATTTAACGTACATATATTTCACCGTCGTGTGCCCGGTGCTTACAGGATTGCAACCTTCTTAAGAGAAGAAGGTTGGGATGTTGAAGTTATTGATTGGGCTAACGAGTGGCCTGGAGAAGAAATAAAAGAATTATGTAGATCAAGAATTACAAAAGATACTGTTTTTTGTGGATTTAGTTGCTTTTTTGGCTATTGGCCCGATCATATGGAAGAACTATCACAATGGATTAAAAAAACATACCCAGATGTAAAATTAATTCTTGGTGGTTCAAGTACTCCAAGAATGAAATCAACTTCTATAGACTATTTTATTCACGGTTATGGTGAAAAAGCATTATTAGAACTAATATCAAGTATCATAGGAAATACCCCTGGAAAAGGAATTAAATTTGATAAATCTTTTGGAAGAAAAAAAGTAATTAGAGCAATAGACGATTATCCTTCTTTCCCTATGAAAAAATTAATGATAAAATATGAAAAACGAGATTTCATAGATCATAAAGAATGGCTCGGAATTGAATTTAGTCGAGGTTGTAAATTTAAATGTCTCTATTGTAATTTTCCTGTATTAGGAGTCAAAGGAGATTATACTAGAGATGCTGACGATTTTTATTATCAGATGAGAGATGCTTATGATCGTTGGGGAGTTACTGGATATGTTTGTGCAGACGAAACATTTAACGATTCCACCGAAAAACTTATTAAATTTGCCGATGCTGCTGAAAAACTTCCATTTGATCCATGGTTTAGTGGATTTATAAGAGCCGATTTATTAGTTTCAAGACCACAAGACCAAGAACACCTTGCAAGATTGGGATTCTTAGGACACTTTTATGGTATTGAAACTATGAATTATCAGACTGCTAAAGTAATTGGTAAAGGTATGCATCCAGATAAATTATTATCGGGATTATTAGAAGCAAAAAAGTACTTTCTTAATAATGGGCAAAAAAGATATAGAGGAGAAATTGCATTAGTATTAGGCTTACCACATGAAACTGAAGAAACTATACAAAAGTCTTTAAAATGGATTTCTGATAATTGGCAAGACGAATCACATAAAATTTGGCCTTTAGAAATACCCACTGACATTAAAGAAGATGTATTATCTGGATTGAGTTTAAATTATGAAAAATATGGATATAGAAAGTCTTCGAAAAGAATAAAAAAAGAAATTAATCTTCCTCGCGAAGTTACACATGTCTCTAAAAATATGAACTGGGAAAACGACGATTTAAGTTTAATACGTTGTAAAGAAATTATCGACAACTGGTTTAATCATTCTATAAAAATGAAATATAATTTTCGACTTACTCCTTGGGAATTAGATTTGTATCTCAGTCACGGAAAAAATATAGACAATGTTTTAAACTTGACATTGCAAGAAATATATCCTAAAATATTAGAAAAATCATGGGAAATACATAATTCTAGAGTTAAAAAATATATTAAGAAAAAACTTAATGTGAAAGGTAAAAAATGAAAATTAGACCAATTCTTGATCATGTAATTGTGGAAGATATGGAATTCGGTGAGCAACGAACTGCTAGCGGAATTATTATTGTTGACGATGATGGGAAACAACATGGTATTAAACCTCGTTGGGGTAAAGTTTATGCTGTTGGACCTAAACAAGAAGATGTTAAGCCGGGCGATTGGATCCTTATAGAACATGGTCGTTGGACTAGAGGATTTAATTTTACAAACGACGATGGCTCTATTTTTACTTTGCGTAGAGTGGACACTGATGCTATTATAATGTCAAGTGATAGAAAACCCACTGACACTTATACAGCAGGTGAAATATGAGCAATATTGATCTAAACAAGTATAGAGAATTTGTAGAAGCAGTAACAAGTAAAGAAAGTAAAGATCTAACTTCATTTATGAATAGGTTAGATGACATCGACGCAAATTATATCGGTGATGGTGTTCATGGTCCCGACATAAACGTTCCACTAATGCTAACAGCCGCAATTGGTATGGCTGCTGAGTGTGGAGAATTTTGTGAACTCCCAAAGAAAATCATCTTTCAAGGTAAACCTCTCAATGAAGATACACTCTTTCATATGAAACGTGAACTTGGAGACATTATGTGGTATTGGGTTAATGCTTGTAATGCTTTAAGACTCGATCCTAATGAAGTTATTGCTGAAAATGTTCGCAAACTTGAAGCAAGATATCCAGGCGGACACTTCGATGCTTTCTATAGTGAGAACCGTAAGGAAGGCGATCTCTAAATGAAACTACCTACTGCTCCGTCGGGGCTTAGTACACTAGGAGTTACTGGTGTGGCTCTTATGGTACTTCATGTGTTAGGACATCTCAACGGTTGGGGTTGGCCTATTCTTTATGTTATATTAATTCTAATGGGAATCGGACAGGAGAATCGTAAATGAAGTGGCTCGATAAATGGTTTGCTAAAAAATGTCGTCAGGCTTGGAACGAAGAACCATCGCCAAGCATAATAAAAGTAAATGAAATTAGCAACGGACCTTCTTCTGATGGTATGAACATTAAAGTATGGGGTGCTACTGGCGGACATATTGTTGAATTCCGTAAGTATGATCATACAACAGATCGCAACGATAATAGAATGTATATTATTCCAGCAGATAAGGATTTTAGCGAAAGTCTAACTAAAATTATTTCTATGGAGATGCTACGTTGAAAGATCTCTGGGTAGAAAAGTATAGACCAAAAGAGATTAAAGACTATGTGTTTCGTGATGAAAACCAAAAAGCACAGGTAGAATCTTGGGTTAAGGAAGGTACTATTCCTCACTTATTGCTAAGTGGATCACCAGGTATTGGTAAAACAACACTTGCTAAAATGTTAATTCATGCTATTGACGTTAATGACTTTGACGTATTAGTTGCTAATGGTTCTAAAGAGGGTAGAAAAGTAGAGTGGATTGACAAACTTATATCTTTTTGCCAAACTATTCCCTTTGGACCATACAAAGTTGTACTAATCGATGAGGCAGATTATATGAATCCTCATAGTACACAGCCAGCACTTCGCAATCTTATGGAAGAATATCATTCTACTGTAAGATTTATCTTAACTTGTAACTATCCACACAAAATTATTCCAGCATTACACTCACGTTGTCAGGGATTTCATGTTGAAACTGTAGATAAAGACGAGTTTACAGCGAGAGTAGCAACAATTCTTGTTAGTGAGAATATCGATTTAGATCTCGATACACTTGATACATTTGTTAAGGCAACATATCCAGATATGAGGAAATGTATTAATCTTGTTCAAATGAATTCATCTAGCGGTAAACTTGTGGAACCAGATAAAAATGATAAAAATGCTGCTGATTGGCATTTGAATATGGTTCAATTGTTTAAGGCTGGAAAAATTAGTGAAGCAAGAAAACTTGTTTGTAAAAATGCTCAGCCAGATGAAATGGAAGATATCTATCGTTGGTTGTATGATAATTTAGATATTATCAGTGAGGATGAATCTGTACAAGATAAGGCAATCTTACACATTAAACAGGGTCTTGTGGATCATACTCTAGTTGCTGATCCTGAAATCAATTTAGCAGCGACGTTAATACGAATTGCTAATTTAGTAGAGAAGTAAGGGCCGAAGCCCTTACATTAATCTCCATAAATGTCTAATATCTCCTTAACCGCAGGATGTCTCTCAATATCCTTTTGACCAAAATTGACTATGTCAACATATTTTAGGTTCTCTTTGCTCTTGAGTAGTCTGATAAATTCGATCAAACCGTTGTCCTCAATGCGGTCAGCCTGCTTCAAATCGCCAGTTACTACCATTCTACTATTATCGCCTATGCGAGTTAGTAGCATTTTCATCTGGTTAGGTGTAGCATTCTGCATTTCGTCTGCTATGATAAAAGCGTTCTTAAATGTTCTCCCTCTCATATAGGCTAAAGGACTTACTTCAATAACACCCTCTACGAGCATGTTTTGTATTTCCTTTGCGTAATAGTATTCCGCGAACACATCAAATATCGGGCGTGTCCAAGGTTCCATTTTCTTATTAAGATCCCCGGGTAAAAATCCGTGCTGTTCGTCAACACTTACTGCTGGGCGTGTTACAATGATCTTATCGATCTGCTTCTCTTTGAGCAATTTTATGGCTGTTTGAGTCGCTAGTAAAGTTTTGCCGGTTCCGGCAGGCCCAACTGCAAATAATACACTATTGTCTGGATTTTGTAGTTTAAGGAAATAAAGTTCCTGTGATCTATTGCGGGGTACTATTCGTACTTGTTTTTTCTTTTCTGGGATATATTCTTGTAAATCTATTACATTATTATTATTTCTATTATGATGTTGATTTTGTGCTTTTTTCTGTGCTCTTTGTCTGGACAAATGCAATGCTCCTTCAAATTGCTTTGTAGGACTACATATCCAAACCAGGACATGCGTCCCACACAATTATTTAAGTCCTACAAGAAAATCATAAGTGGATATATTAACTTTTGAAGCGATAAATAACTAGTACAAGGGCCTATAAAATGTTTGACGAAAAAGACATTATACGTAATATATCTACTATCTATGACAGCAATACTAGCCTTAAAGTTTTAAAAGATTTTGAGCGTGTTTTAGATGAATTGAACCTCTATGTTTTTAAAAACTGGGAAGATGGCGAACTTATAAGAGGTCCTAAGATCAGTCGTCACTGGGTTGAATGTTCTTTTATGTGGTTAGAAGACAATATGCCAGATCCTATGGGCGGTAAAAGATTATTAGATTATAACTGCAAAGTTGCATTTAAAAAAGATACTATAGAATCTCCACGCCTTATTAAAAAACCAAGCGATATACGTCCTAATAGTAAAAAAGGTAAATTAGAAGAACATCCAATTTGGATTGTTACTATTAAAATGCCAAAAACTTTAATGTTTGATATATTCAAAGGTTCAGTTCGTGGCCAAAAAGATAATAAAGTAGACTTAGAAAGTTTTTATCAAGATATAGATACTGAACAAAATATGGGCGAAGAATCAGTTGAGATGCCACAAAATGAACAACCCATGGCCGGAGATATAAATGCAACTCAATGAAGGCCTTAAATCAAAAGATCTTAGCGATCTTGTAAAATCTGTATTCGAAGTAGATGCTTACAAGAGCAAAATGGGCGACGACGAAAATGTTGTTGTATTATCATTCGAAGTTACCGGACATCAAGCAGCATTAGACTTAGTTGACTTTATCGAAAAAGGTTATGATTATGTTTTAGATGCTGATACTAGCAGTGGCGAAGATGATAACGGAAACTATAAAGTATTTGTTGAGATTGAAAGAGGACGTAAGATAGGTCAACAAATTCACGAAATTATGTATGGCTTAAATGAACTAACTGGTTGTTCTGATTGGAAATTTCGTTATTATAAAGATTATCATAGTCGACCATTAAATGAAATCGGAAGTATACCTAGTAGTGCTGAAGATTATCAAAAGAAGATGGAAGGTATATTTGAAAACGAGATGCGTTTCTTTTTTCGTAAAACTCCTCTCGATTACTTACTTGCTGAAAACAATATATTAACTTTCAAAAGACCGTTTACTAGTCCTATTAAATTTAAATTAATTGAACACGGAACTAGAACTAATGTTATAAACAAACTTGCAGGGACTATACGTGTTGACGAAAGTTCTGTTAGTGAAACAATGTGGTTGACAAAATATTTTGGTAACTATAATATTACAAAATACGGGAACCATTTTGTTTTTGAAAACGAAAATGTCGTTTTTGTTTTAGATCTCATAAAATAGTTCCCTTAACTATTTGGAGAGATAAGTATTGTCATGAATTATTATGCTACATTAGGCGTAGAAAGAACTGCGTCACCCGAAGAAATTAAAGCAGCTTATCGTAAATTAGCAATGAAACATCATCCTGATCGCGGCGGTGATGAAAAAATGTTTCAAGAAATTACACAAGCATATGAAATATTAAGCGACCCTTCTAAGAAATCTCAGTATGATATGGGTGGAATGAATAATAACCCCCAATGGCAACAATTTCATAGCGGACATCCATTTACTGGGGATCCTTTTGGAAATCCTTTTGGTGGTACAGGCGGTGGACATCCCTTTGAAGATATTTTTGCACAATTTGGATTTGGATTTCCGCATGGAAGACCTCAACCAAAAAATAATGATTTACAAATCAAAATAAAAGTTAGCCTTAGAGATAGTTTTCTTGGTAAATCTATGAATGTTAGTTACCCTTTACCTAGTGGTAAACAAGAGAATACAGAAATTAGAATCCCCCCTGGAGTAATTCCAGGTCAATCTATTAAATTAGGCGGACTTGGGGACGATAGTATACATGGTATTCCTAGAGGAGATCTTATTATTCATATCGAAGTCGATCGAGATAATAATTTTCATCGAGAAGATTTGTCATTAGTAACAAAAACAACTATCGATGTTTTTGATGCTATGCTAGGTTGCAAAAGAATAATAAAAAATATAGACGATTCTGAAGTTGAAGTTACAATTAGACCAGGTACACAAAATGGTCAAAAATATTCTTGTAAAGGGCTGGGTTTTCCTAATATTAGATTTCCATCCGATAGAGGAGATCTCGTCGTACAAGTTATAGTAACTACTCCAGTAATTACAGATACATCGTCAATAGAGAAAGTAAAAGAGATGGCAGAATATATCCGTAGAACAAAAAAATAACTATTGATAATGTTCAATATCTGCTTTATATTAATGATATGTTAGACCTTAAATACGAACCTTACCCACTGTTACATATGCCACTGGCAAAATATGAATTTGATCAAGACACAAAAGAACTTGAGAAATTAATGATCGAAACTATGAAAAAATATCGTGGTATCGGTCTTGCTGCTAGTCAAGTCGATATCCCATATCAAATGTTTGTAATGGGAACTGATTTAGTTGAAGGATTTATTGAACCAACAATATTCATTAATCCTTCTATTACTAAAGTTAGTGAAGAGAGAACTCTCGACAAAGAAGGATGTTTAAGTTTTCCAAATTTATGGCTAAAGGTTGAAAGACCTTCTTGGATTGAAGCAATATATCAAAGTGTCGACGGTAAATGGAATGAGATTAGAGTTGAAGGATATATGGCTAAATGCTTTCAACATGAGTTTGATCATCTACACGGAGTATGCTATACTGATAGAGTAGGTAGATTGAAATTAGAAATGGCTATCAAAAAGATGCGAAAGGGTAAGAAATGATTTTAGAGCCAAGTGAAGACTTACAAATTATCTATGATCGGGCAATAGAGATTGCTAATTCACACCAACATGAATATCTTACCTTAGAACATCTTGTTTTATCTATTGCTAGTGATGAAAAATTTGCTACATTCTTAAATTCATATTCAGGAGATCTAGATTATGTTCGCGTAAATCTAGAACATTTCATTAAAACTAATCTTAATGACATTGTAAATGACAGTAAAAAAATTAATCCTCAAAAAACACAGACAGTTGATCGTTGTCTTAATAGAGCATTTACACAAGTATTATTTCAAGGTCGTCAAAAAATAGAAGTTAACGATCTATTTCTTAGTATTCTAAATGAAAGAAAAAGTTACTCAGTTTACTATCTTAATAAAGCAGGGTTTACTAAAGAAAAATTTAGTGATTATGTCGATGAAGAAACAATCCAAGTAGACGACGAAACAGTTAATCCAGGTCAAGTTGATAAACTATTATCACAATTTACAACTAATATGAATCAACAAGTTCAGAAAAATAAAATTGATCCTGTTATTGGCCGTGAAACCGAAATTGAAAGTATTATTCTTGCTCTTGGACGTCGTAATAAAGCAAACGTGATTCTAGTAGGTGATCCAGGTGTTGGTAAAACTGCTATTGCTGAAGGACTTGCCTTTGAAATTGTTAATGGTGATGTTCCAGAATTTATTCAAGATAATACGATTTATAATTTAGATATCGGTGCTATGATTGCTGGATCAAAGTATCGCGGTGAATTTGAAGAAAGGCTTAAAGCAGTTCTCAAAGCTATCGAAAAGAAAGGTAAGGCAATCATCTTTATCGACGAAGCTCATATGATGAGTGGTGCTGGATCAAGTAGTAGCAATCCAAATGATATGGCTAATATGTTAAAGCCTGCTCTAAGTAAAGGTGCTATTAAAGTTATTGCTTCCACAACTTGGGAAGAATATCGTAAACACTTTGAAAAGGATCGTGCTTTAATGCGTCGATTCCAACGTGTAACTGTTGATGAACCAACAGCAGAAGTTGCTATAGATATTCTTAAAGGTATTAAGAAGTATTACGAAAAGTTTCACAAGGCAGAAATTACAGATGCTGCTATCGAGGACGCTGTTAAATTATCAGTTAAGTACCTCACTGATAAGAAGTTACCGGATAAGGCAATTGATCTTATTGACCTTGCTTGTTCTAGATTTAAACTTGATGCTAGTAAAGCACGAGTTGTTACAAAGAAAAGTATTGAATTTGAATTAAGTAAGATGGTTAAACTTCCTATCGAAGCAGTTGCTGAAACAGAAAGCGAAGGACTTGCTAATCTTGAAGAAAATATGAAGCATAAAGTCTTTGGACAGGACAAAGCAATCGACGATGTTTTAGATAAAATCTTTATTGCTCGTGCTGGACTTAAAGATCCTACTAAACCAATTGGTAGTTTCTTGTTTGTTGGCCCAACTGGATGCGGTAAGACCGAGACAGCAAAGCAACTAGCAGATAATCTTGCTGTGAACTTAATTCGCTTTGATATGAGTGAATATCAAGAGAAACATAGTGTTGCTAAGTTGATCGGCTCGCCACCAGGTTATGTTGGCTACGAAGAAAACGCAGGTATGTTAATCACTAAGGTTCAAGAACATCCACATTGTGTTCTACTTCTTGACGAGATTGAAAAGGCTCATCCAGATGTTAGTAATGTACTACTCCAGTTAATGGATAATGGTATGGTTACTGGATCAAATGGCAAGGTTGCTGATTGCCGTAATGTTATCTTAATTATGACATCTAATCTTGGTGCCAAGGATAGTGAAAGACAAACTATTGGCTTCTCTACAGAAGAGCGATACAACGACGGCGAAGATGCGATGACAAACTTCTTTGCTCCAGAGTTTCGCAATAGATTAGACGGTGTTATTAAGTTTAACAAGTTGGGCAAAGAGAGTATGGAACATATTGTTAAGAAGTTCATTAAGGATCTTAACAACTTGCTTGCCGAGAAAAATGTAAAGGTAGAAGTTAACGATAATGGAATGGCTCTACTCGTTAAGAGAGGATTCAATCCAAAGATGGGTGCTCGTCCGTTAGCAAGAATTATTGATACTGATATTAAGAAACCACTTAGTCGAGAAATGCTATTTGGTAAACTTAAGAACGGTGGCATAGTTGATGTTGACGCAGAAGGAAAAGATGTTATACTGAACTTCAGAGGATCTAATGAGAATACACAAGACGGACAAACTCTTTTACCGCTCTTTTCCATATAAAGCAACACTAGCAGGTGATTGGGCCTTTGCGGCCCGTTACTTTAAAAATAAAGATATCCCCCGAATCCAAAGTAAAGATCTTACTGATTGGGGGAGATCCAATCGTGCTGCTATGCGTTATCCAAATGAAGTTACTAAACTAATCCAACTCCTTTCTCAATATGACCGAGAACAATTGAGAATGAGACAAGAAGGATATATCCTTAATGTTTTTTTCAAGGATCGCAATATTCTTAATCAACTTCAAGCAGTTTCTAGTGATGAATTTGTTGTTGAATTTTGGGAACCAGAGAGTGACGACGCACTCAATTATTTGTTAACAAATCAAAGAATTGAAGTTAAGAAAGCACTTACACACGGTTGCCGTTATAAGGTTGTTCTAAAAGGAGATGCTGCTAAAATTAGTAATCAATCTAGAATAAACTTTATAAATTTATGCGATAGAAATCCTATACAGTTTAGGTTAACAGAGTCTATGAAGATTGCTATTAGAAGTAAACCTAAATACTTCTGGGGTACTAGTTATTTCTATGTAAAAGAAGAGAAATTCTTGCTAATGGCACAAATGATTCTGCAACCCATTATCAAGGAAGTAGTAAAAATTGTAACTTATGATGAAGTCAAACAGGAAGAGGCACTAAATGGCAAGTAACTTTATTGATCTGGCAAAAATACTCGCAGAGCGTAAACTTCTGCGTGAAGGCATAACAATATCTGCTAAAGTTCCAGTACGTGGCTTTGGTGGTGCTCCGATGACTGCTATCCGTAAAGGTATGATTACCAAAATAAATGAAGATGGTTTTGATGCTTTGTATGAAGATCGCAAGAATAGATCCACTAAGTATGAAGATCTTACCGAAGTTGAAGGTATGGAACTTCCCCGTTACGCACAAGCATACCGCGTTAAAGTAGTTCTTAAGAAGCCTAAATAAGCACATAAGCGTCTTCCTGCTCTAAAGATAAATATTGGAGCAGGAAGATTCTCATGGCCGCAAATAGCACAGTAATAATACCATCAACAAGTCACAATTCCACAGACGCTAATCCTATTTCTCTTGTCGGCAGTAAGTATAAAGGTGCTGGCTTTTATGGGTTAGGCGACGGATTTCATACCGTTCAGATACAAACCACAACATTTTCAGGAACAATTCAAATACAGGGAACACTAGCATCTAATCCAACCGATGAAGATTGGATTAATGTTAGGTTTGGTGCTGTTGGTGGATTCGCAGTTGATACTACAGGACTTATTACAACTGGTGAATATTTAGATTTTATTGGTTTAACTACTGCTTCAGTTAATACTGTTTATAATTTCACAGGTAATTTTGTATGGATTAGAGCCAATATTAGTAATTGGACTGCCGGTACTGTAAATCAAGTGTTACTTAATTTTTAAGGGTACTATAAATGACACAACAAATTATTAATATAGGTAGCGGAGAATTAGCAGGTGACGGAGAAACACTTCGTTCGGCATTTTCAAAGATTAATGAAAACTTTAACGATCTCTATTCGAATGAATTTAATGTAATAGTAAGTGATATTACTCCTAATAATTCAAGTACAGGTGAATTGTGGTTTAGTAGTCTCGATGGTAGATTGTATGTTTATTACGACACTACTTGGGTTGATGCTAATCCATCATCAAATGTTACAAATAAATTAACTAGTCCAGACACTAGCAAAATTGTAGTTTTAGATAATAGTGGTAATTTAACGTTGCCAAGTGGTGGTATTATTAAAAATCACGATGGTACACAATATGGCAGTAGTATTGATACTGGATCATTCCATTTTGATGGAAACACTCTAAACAGTAGCGGCATTAGTATGCAGTTAGTACCAGACGACGAAGGTGCTACATATATTGTTATTCCATCAAACGCTTATGGAGAATTACAGCCTCTTACTATTGCTAATGGCTTAGGAGAGGTTGATATTGTATCCGCAGGAGGACAGTGGACATTTGGACATGATGGTGTATTAGCATTAGCAGGCGATTTAAACTTTATATACGGTGGTGCTATATTTGAAGGCGGACATGGTATAGCAGGTCGTAGTTGGAGAACAGGATTAAACATTGTAGGTAGTCAGACTACACCAACAGACCCAATACGCATTTATCCAGCAGGCGAAGACGGCAAAGGTTTTGGCATGGGCACAGTCAATGTTAAAAACGATTGTGTTGAGATTTATGGTAATAATCAAGGCGACGGCAATGGTGTTAAGTGGACATTTGCTCATGATGGTACATTAACATTACCATCTAACGGTAATTTGAATTTTGGACAACCTTCTATAAGAGCACCTAATGTTTCATATAAAAACGAATTAATAACATTATATGATTTTCAAAATTTAGGACATGAAATAAATTACGGTATCGGAGTTGAGAATCACAATATATGGATGGCGGTTGATGCTTCAACAGCAGGATTTAAATGGTATGCTGGTGAAACTTCAATATTACAACTAAACGGTGACGGAACTATTTCGTTCTTAAACAATACATTAAAGACACCTGTAAGTTCTGGGGCATATATTGATGGTATATCCTCAATATCTTTAGAAACACCATTTACTAATCCTTTAATATTTGCGGGACAACCTGCTACATGGGTTACTAATGGCTTAAAGATTGTAATATCTGGAGTTTCAATACCTAGTGAAGTAAATGGAACTTGGTATATTCAAAGTTATAATAGTTATGGATTTAGAATATTCCACGATGCGGCACTAACACAGCCAGTTGACGCAAGTAGTTGGTCAGGATATACTGGCGGTGGACAAATTTTTTACGCCCCAACTTCATCAAACCTTAACGTAGATATAAATTCAAATGTTTGGACATTTGGCACAGACGGTACACTTAATCTTCCACTATTAGTAACTAGTAACGCAATTATTCAAACACCAGGCACTATAACTCTTAAAGCCATAAATGCTAATTTCAACTTTGGGTGGGATGGTAGTTTAACACTTCCTGGATTAATTTTAGCCAAACAGGGATTACCAGGTACTAATGCTGGTTATAGTTTCGGCGGTACTGAAGGTGGTAGCGATACTGGTATGTTTAGTAACCAAGATGGACACTTAAAATTCTACACTAATAATAGATTAGTGTCTGAACTTACAGATAATGATACTCATTTATATGTTTACTCTGCTGATTATAATACTACTTACGATTGGCATTTTGATAGAACAGGTGAATTAACCGTACCAACAGGTGGAACTATTTCATATTCACCAACAACTCCAAGTAATTGGAACGGTACCGCACCCACTACAATACAAGAAGCATTAGATAGAATAGCCGCACTACTTAAAACACTAAATGGTGGTGTTGGTGCTTAACGATAAATATCGAATAACAAGGACAACTAAAGATGGCCATATTAAATTTTCCAAGTAATCCAAATGTAGGAGATCAGTATACTGGCGATAACGGTACTACATATATTTGGGATGGTGTTAAATGGGTAGGTCATGCTGCTGCTGGAACTGCTGGCACAAATAGCATTTATAGTGGATCAAATGTTTTACAAGTAGATTCAGGTGGTAATCTTATTGCTCCAGCATATACATTTCCTAATACAACAGGTACAACTGGACAAGTATTATCTTGGCCCGGTAGCGGAACTACCCTAGTATGGACTACTCAAAGCGGAGGAAGTGGTGGACCAACAGATAGATTAATCAGTCCAGATACTACAAAAACATTTATATTAGACAATACTGGCACATTAACATTACCAAGTGGCGGATCCCTAACAAATGACAACGGACTATTAGGACCAGAAGGTGGTTATAGTTATATCAGTGATTACAATCAAAACAATTACTTCTATGTAGATGAAAATAGTTCTCAAATTGTTACACTTTATGGTCAATGGACATTTGATAACGATGGAAATATAACATTACCACTAGTAACAAAAATGAATTCAGGTGGTATTAATACTACCAATTCTGTAGAATTTGGTACAGAAGTAGCAACTGATCCTTATCCACCGTTTGGTATTGCTAATATCACTAACAGTGAAATTTATATGAGTGGTGGTTCAGCAGAAAGTCGCATCATCACAAATGCTAGTACAGGCAGTTTAATTTATACAGGTGTTGAGAATGTTGAATTACCAGGATTTGCTGGTATGGTTGCTATTGATCCAAATGTCGATAGCCAATACAGCATCGATATAGATAGTAATGGAAATATATTATTAGGTGCTGTTCAAGAATATGGTACATTAACATCAACAGATGGATATACAGCAGGATTAGGTGTTCTTAATTATAATTATACAATAAATGGTATATTGGCTAATCAAAGTATAACAGCATTAACTGGATCAATAGGTATTTCAATGAAGACTGATCGTGGGCAGATATGGTTTGGTAATCAACCAGAACCAGGCGGACCTACACACTTCCACATAATGAAAGGTTCGCTTAGTTATGGAAATATGGATCTTATCTTCGGAGACGACTTTAACTTCATCAAATTACCTTATTCAGAAGACAATGTAACAATTACAGCAACAACTTCTGGTATTCAAGCAACATGGCAATTTAGTGGGGACGAAGGTACTTTAACTTTACCAAATGGTTCAGAAATTTATGCGCTCTCTCCTACTAACACCGTTATTGCTGGTCCACAGAATTTCTCAATTTATACAACAGAATCTCCAGGATGGACTTTCCAAACTGATGATGGTTTACGTTTTCCAGATAATACTGTACAGACTACTGCTTGGGATTATCGTAATTTAGAAAATATTGATATGGATGGCGGAGCAGCCAGCACAGTATACAGCGTGAATGTTAGATTTGCTGAAGGTGGTGCGGCTGGTACGAGATTTAGCAACACAGATCCTAACTACAATGGTGCTAGCGCATACGGTGCTGAACCAGAATTTACTTTAGACGGCGGAAGAGCATAATGGCAAACAGAATACAACTAAGACGAGATCACAGCACAAACTGGACTAGGATAAATCCCGTCCTTAGCGACGGTGAACCAGGTTTAGAAATAGACACTAATAAGGTCAAATATGGCAATGGAGCCACAGCCTGGCGTGATTTAGGTTATGCTGGTGCTGGGTTTCGCTATGCCCGCATACAAGAAGGAATTCCATCAACACCCTTAACCAGCATCACAGGCATAGATGACGATGGCCTAAGTCTAACCAGCAATAATTTCGCACAGTTAATGTGGGTACCTAATACCGATACTGTAACACTAGTTGATATCAACGGAGACACTGGAGGTCCCGCTCATTTCAGTTGGGCCTATGTGGATGATACGGGATTTAATGTAGAAAACAAGCAACCAAGTTCGAATTTTAATTGGCAGTTTAATTTCGACGGCTCCACGCAGTTCCCTTATTATAAATTTCCAACCGCAGATGGTTCGGCCAATCAGGTATTAAAGACCGACGGCAATGGAACATTGAGCTGGACTACTATATCTGCCACCACAAATCAACTGGTCAGCGGCAGTTTTACAGTAAGTTTAGATAGTGGCACAGGTGTATTAACCGTACCTGGATTTATGAATTTAACCTACAGCCAAGGTGGCGCCGATACAATGAACTTTGGCACAGGCCCTGGAGGTGGAAGTATCAATGCCACGTCAGGCAAAAGCATTTATCTAACCACCAATGGAGGTGACGAACAGTGGGTTTTTGGCACAGATGGTGTTTTAACTCTAAGCACCTCAAGTACAATCCTAGGTAATAATGTTGATCCTAATGTCTATATCGAAACAGTCAGTGGCGGTACAACAAATACTTGGACATTTAGTACAACTGGTACATTAACATTACCAGACGGTGGTACATTAAGAATCAAAGGATCACCACCAAACACTAGCAAAGGTGTAGCAGGTGATAAGGCAGGTATGATAGCATTTAGCACAGGATTTATCTATCATTGTTACAATGATTACACAGACGGTACTGGAGATATCTGGGGTCGCGTTGCTATAGATAACGGTACTTTCTAATATGTCAATAACTATTCGTTCAGCACAGACTATACGAAACGGAGTAACTCTGCGGGGAAATAGAGGAGACTATATTTTATACCTAGATGCAGCCAATCCTGCCAGTTATCCAGGAACAGGCGGTACTTGGTATGATCTCAGTGGTTACGGACGTGATGCCACTCTAGTGAACGCTCCTACTTTTAACTACAATTCTATCGATTTTGATTATAACAGCAGTCAATTCGCTGTGATAGGTCCAACCGATATGTTTAGCGGTGGAGATATGACTGCTATTGGTTGGGTCTATATCCGCAGTTACCAAAGCTGGAGCAGATTATTTGATTTTGGTAATGGCGAACTACAAAATAATGTCTTAATAGCCATCAGTGAAGGAACATTTGGTCTTCCTGTTTATAGCACTATTGGGGGGGATGACATATACAGTAGTCAAACACTTCCCTTAAATCAATGGGTACAATTAGTGGCTGTACAATCAGGTTCTAATGGTTTAATATACATTAACGGAACACAGGTTGCTAATGCTACTAACACAGGAATAGCTAGTGTTACAAGAAATTACAATTATATAGGTCGCAGTAACTGGCCTAGTGATGCTTATCTAGACGGCAAAGTGTCTAGTCTAAAGATATGGAACCGTGCCCTAACTGTTAGTGAAATCCTAGCAGACTATAATAACAATCGACCTACTTCACTTCCTATATTATTTGAACTAGATGCCAAACACTATTCCGGCTCTGGCACAGACTGGGTGGATCTTAGCAACCATGGACGAGATGCTACCATATATGGCAATCCTTCCTGGGACAACAGCGATGCGGGTGGCAGTTTCGTCTTTACACACGATACCACTCAATATATTGAAGTACCAGGTAGTAGTAGCGGTTGGGGGTTAAACACCGCCAGTAACAATCCCAATGCTAGTTTTAGCGTATGGGCCAAGATTTCTCCTTTTGGATATTTTCAACACATTGCTGGATGGCGTGGTGGACTAAACTTCTGGTTCCTTATATCACCCACTGGCCAAGTAGAAGCCAGATTTGATGGCGGAACACCTCTAGATATAAATCTAGATTATACTCCCTATTACAACACATGGACTCAGGCTACATTTGTCGTTGATTCTGCTAACAGCCAAACTAGGATTTATATCAATGGTACACTGGTAGGAAGTCACGATAGCATCACGGGTGTATTTGGAACAGGATCTACTAACTTTAGATTAGGTTGTGATGCTGTGGGTGATAACTTTGCTATGAATGGTAAAATAGGTGGGGCTATAGCCTATAGCCGAGCCCTTACACAAGAGGAAATTACCGAGGAATTTAATAGAACCAAGACAAGGTACGGACTATGAACCTAACTAACATAAATACGAATATCGGAGATATCAAATGGCAAGTAAAATTCAACTAAGAAGAGACCTAGCCGCAAGTTGGGGAAATATAAACCCAATACTAGCGCAGGGCGAACCTGGTGCGGAACTAGATACGGGTAAAATGAAGTTGGGAGACGGGATAACAGCCTGGAATCAACTGCCCTACACTAGTTCAAATGATTACGAAGACAAGTTTGTTTTCTTATTTTCAGGAGGCGATTATTATGCCGCAGGAAACAGCACCAGCCGTGATGGCTTACACTGGACTGGAACTGATATCAACAGCGAATTTTGGAATGGCGATTACAACAGTTCCTATGCTTATGACCTAGCAGTAGGCAATGGTCGTGTGGCTTATCTAGTTTATAATGAAATCTTTGATCGTAACCTTGTGATGTACAGCGAAACTCCAGGTAGTGCCTTAGTGGATCCAAACATCACTAGATTCCTAGAAGAACAAGGAGCCAACATACAGCGCAGTTGGGTTACCAGCCAAGACTTCTATAACTATCTGTTTAGCAACAGTGGTAATCAAAACTGGGTCACAGTGTTCGGTCCAAACGGTGAACCTATCAATTGGCAAGGTATCAAATTCCAAGGCGGTTATTTCATAGCCTATGGTAGTTATTTAGACTCAGTAATCAATGATGGTCGCGAGCGTCCTTACTTTGTCTACAGCACAGATGCTGTACATTGGACACGCGGTTATGTGGATTTGACTTTTGTTACCAACAAAATGGACGCATACGCCAATACCTACAATAACAACTCCAATGATTATGCCATTAGGGGTGTAAACTACAACGGTCATGGTTGGTTGTTTAACATGAAGTACTGGTGGGACAGTATCGACAATGATACATCTACTGGTGCTTTTTACTTGACCGATCTTTCAATGGGATTCACCAGCGACAGTTGGTTCCCAATGAACGGCGCCTACAGCATGAATTTTGATGGACAAGGTTGGGGCGGATACATGGGTGATGACCGCATGATATTCAACAGCAACACAGATCCACGAGTGGGTGGTTGGCGAGAAGTCAATATTAGCGATGCCCAACAGGAAGTATGGGGAGATCATGCTAGTACCAATTGGAGCGGCAGTCGTTCATTTGTAGCTGGTCCTCTAGCAGATGGTACTCCTATGTTCATGGTACCACTCGGTAATGGTCGTGTTCTGACCACTACCAATCAAGGCGCCAGTTTTGGTGGATCAACTCCTGCCGCTCGTGTAGACAGCATCGTAGACTTCTACGGTGCCAGTCCTGCTGAGATACTTACATACAATGAAAACAACAGTGGCAATACTGGTATACAACAGGTAGTGATCACCGGATCACTGAATGGTCAGGCAGATGGAACATTCTATGCCCAGCAATATGATGACTATGCTTATAAACTTTATCATGACTATGCTCTAAGTTATCCAGTCGACGGCACAGGTTGGACTAATGGTAATTTATTCGATAATGCCTATATCACATTTACACAGCAAGGTATAGAACTAATTTATATTACCTACGGTGGTGGCAAGTTCGTAGCATTCAGCGATAACTGTGCCAACAACTACATGACCGAAGATGGCTATAACTGGAAATATGGTTTTGCGTGGAATGTGGTAGGTGATTTTGATTTTAACGCAGAACATATCGCCTATGGTCGTGTTAGCACAGATGGACAGATTGTAGTCAATGATGAAACTTACCCAGGTGGTGCTAACAGCCTTACATTGGGCAACAACTTTGATGTACAGGTCAACAGCGGAGATCCATTATCATCTGAGACACAGAATAATGGCAATGGTCGAGATTTGTCGGATGGTACTGGCTATCTAAGCATCCGTCCTTATAACGCTCAGTGGCGTATTGGCGCTTATGGTAGAACCGACGGAGGCCCAAACCCATACAGTTTCCTAGGTTCAGATGACTACTATGATACATTTAATGGTCCAGATTACAGCGGTCAGCCATCATATTTTCCTGGAGGTCCAGACATACGACTAACCACATTCTGGGGTGACTGGTATTTTACATCTAATCCTACTCACGATTATAATCAACTTATAATGTCAAACGATGCCGATATCGTAACGGTAGATCAAGAAAGTTTCTTGAAAGATATACCTCGTAATTATCAAACCAGTGCTACAAGTTATACATTGGCATTGACTGATCGTGGTAGATTTGTTTGGTTTGATGGTACAGCAGGCAATGTCACTGTAACCCTTCCGGCCAATGCCACTACAAATTTCCCTATTGGTGCTAGGATACAGTTAGGCATCTCAGGTGTTACTGACAACAGTAGGCAGATAACTGTAACACCCGCAGGAGGAGTAACACTAAGAGGCAGAGAAGACAACAACAGTCCAGGTGCTGGTTCGTTGATCATCCGTAGCGATATGTTAGTAACTTTGACACAGGTTGATACAGACTTTTGGATCCTAAGCGGCCCATACATAACAGATTAAGGAAGACATAACATGACATTAAGACAAGTAAAAAGAGCCAGCGATCTACATCCTAAAGCCGCAGGTCCCAAACCACAGGCTGTAGTATGGAGTGCTATAGGAGATGATACTGAAACCAAACTGAGTGTGGTCTTGTTAACTAAACACGGTGCCTCAGTTACAGTTAACAAGTTAGACAATAACCCTACACTAAAAACACAGTTTACTACCACTTATCCTGAACAGAAAAAATTACCTTATATTGTAGTTGACGGGACTGCTATCGGTGGATTTAAAGAACTAAAATTAAATCCTACTTACTCTTTAATTAAGGCACCTACTCCAAAGGCTGCTCCAGTTAAACCAACCAAATTTGGTAATGGTAGTGGTATAACTCCAATAGCAGAAGGACAAAAAGCATATAATTCAATTCGTGCTCCTAAGGCACCAGTTGTACCAAAGACTCTACCAGAGGCACCAAAGAAGTAATTATGTTAAAGAGAGAACCTAGATACCCAAACAGAACTTTAGCAATAAGTCCTACGCCAAGATATAATTGGCGTCCGGATAAATCAGATTCAAGAGATTATATATTTGAAAAATTAAACACTATTCCGGCAACTTTGCCCCCTAGTGTTGACCTAAGATCTCATTGTCCACCTATTGTAGATCAAGGACAAGTTGGATCATGTACTGGTTGTGCTATTGCCGGTATTATTGGTTACTACGATAATACACATAATAAAAGCGGGATTGTTGTTAGTAGATTGTTTATCTATTATCAAGAACGCCTTTTAGAAGGTACTATTTATTATGATGCTGGTGCTTATATACGTGACGGTATTAAAGCATGTAATCAATGGGGTGCTCCTCTAGAAACACTTTGGCCATATCTAGCAAATAAAGTAACTACTCGTCCTAGCACTGGAGCATATACTGATGCTGCTAAACGCAAAGCGGGTACTTATCAAAAAGTTACTACACAAGCGGCAGGTATTAAAGCCTCACTGAATCTTGGATTTCCTGTAGTGGTTGGATTTACTGTTTATGCAAGTTTTGAAGGTAATACAAATAATACAACAGGCATGATGCCTTATCCTAATACTTCTTCAGAACAAATATTAGGTGGACATGCTGTAGCAGTTGTAGGTTATGATGATAACTTGAATGGTGGTAGATTTATTTGCCGTAATAGTTGGGGAACTAATTGGGGTGATCATGGTTACTTCTATATGCCTTACCAAGTTATTAACAATGCCAATATGAGTAGCGACTTCTGGGCAATCACTGGCGTAAGTAATCCATAACACTTGACTTTGTTGACATAAGATATTATATTACTAATATTATGTCAAAGAAGTGCGAACTTATTCATCCAGAAACTGGCAAGAAAATGCTTGCTGAAATCCTTCAGCAGGACAAGTTACGTATGACTGTTCGCCCAGATGGCACTAAAATTGAGATCTTTTTAGTGCGTGGCGACACTACGATCCCCTATCGAGGACGCTTCAAAGGTCAGTACTTCACAGTCCAATAATTTGATAAATATCCTATAGAAGGATAGAACCATGAAAATTCTTGAACTTATGGAAGCAGTTACTCAAAGCGACTTCATGAGAGAAGATTGGCAAAAAGTCAATAAGAAAGATAAAACAGACGGTATGAGTAAAAAAGCCGTTAAAGCCTATCGCCGTGAACATCCTGGCAGTAAACTAAAAACTGCTGTTACTACCAAACCAAGCAAATTGAAAAAAGGTTCTAAGGACGCTAAAAGACGCAAGAGTTTCTGTGCTAGAATGAGTGGCATGAAAAAGAAAAATGCTAGTGCTAAAACTAAGAGAGATCCAGACAGCCCAATCAATAAGGCATTGCGTCGTTGGAACTGTGAGTAATTATGTTTTTAAGAGAATTCTTTTATAGATCAAACCCAATTATTATTGAAGGTGGTAATGTACAAATTGGCCCGCACAGTGCGGAAAGAATCAATTTGAAGAAAATTCCACGCAATCAAATTGTTCCGATTATTGACAATCTATTACATTCAGTCAATTCTGCTTTCCAATCAAAATTTAAGACTCCACTTTGGTCGCCACAACTACTACAGAAAAAAGAATTCCTCAGTGGATCGGCATTTCACTTTCTCAATCCAGGAATTCCAGATGAAAAATTTGTTCAACATAAACCTAGTGTTGGAGATATTGACACAATGGTTGATAAAAATAAAAGAGAACAAGTAGAACAATTTTTAAATTCAGTTACAAACAAAAAGATTGGTCCTGCTACATTACTTGGCTTTAAACCTAATCCTGGAGGTGATCAATTTATTACATTATGGGAATTCAGTGAGCCACCAATCAAGATACAAATTGATTTAGAACTTGTAGAATTCCACGGTGCTGGTCCAAGTGAATGGTCAAAGTTTAGTCACTCTAGTGATTGGGCAGACCTCGAAGCAGGTGTTAAAGGAGTATTCCACAAATACTTATTAAGAGCATTTACTACAAATACTCTCAAAGATCGTCTCGTACAAATGAAAACAAAACTTAAACCAGTTAAGAGTACAGACGTTGCCTTTGCTGTTACTGGTGGTATGAGAGAAAAATATAAACCAGTTTTAGATGCTAATGGTAAACAAAAAGTTGTAGACGGGTTACCTGTATATACAGAAGTTCCAGCAAAAGACTCAACATATGTTAATTCAACAGAAGGCATGTTTGAATTAATATTTGGTAAACCACCGGTAGGAGGAGAAGAAAAACTCCTCGGTTCATTTATAGGTGGATTACAATTAGCAAACAAATATCTTGATGATGAACATAAAAAGTTATTGCTAGATGGTTTTGTTAATACACTATTTGGACAAACTGCTCAAGAACTTTATAAAGGTGATCCAGAATCAGATCGTGCTGAAAAAGAAGTTGCTCTCAAAACTATGCTTGAAAAATTAGGCATGAAGATGGACACAAATATACAGCAAATGGAAAAGTCTTTTTACAGTAATTATAAAATGGATGAAGAATTAGACGAAGAGGAAGTTGTTTCAAGTCGTCGTACAGGAATTAGCCATCTACAAGGTATGAAAGATTTAGAGTTTATTGAACTTATTAAGAAAATTAAAAACGAATATCAAGGTAAATTAAGCAACGTAAAGATGACTCTTAAAGTTGATGGTCTCGGTGCTCGCTTTGGTAAAGACGCAGAAGGTCGTCCATTTTTTGAAAGTTCAAGAAGCGGACCAATCTTTACAGCAGGTTCATTTATATCACATGCTAAAAGCAGAGGATTTGAAGGTGAAAAACTTGCTCGTGCTGAAAAGTATGACGAAATTTATAACCTAGTCGTTAACAGTGACTTTGTTAAGAAGTTACCTAATGATATTAAAATTCATTGTGAGATACTTTATAATCCAATGGCAGAAGAAACAGAGAATGGCTTGAAGTTTGTCACAGTTTCTTATGATAGAAAACTACTAGGCGAAGTAATGACTATTGTTCCATTCTACGCAGAAGTTGCTTCTACTGGACAAAAGTATTCTAAGAGTGAACAAATTAAAGACGAACTAATTAGATCTGGTAGTGGTAATGGTATTAAATTTGTTGATGACAGATTAATGTCAGACACTATCGATATTACTGGCGAAATTGATCCATTACTAACAATGATCAACGATCGCTTTATTGCTAAACTTACATCAAGAACTAAAGCAGACGCTGAAGAAAAGTCGCAACTAAAGGCTATGGTTCAAAGTGTTAAGGACAATTTGGCAGATTATATCTTTAGACATCCAAGCATTGCTGGTAAAGATAAATTGGGCAAAGACATTGAAGGTATTATACTTCATAGAGATAAAGAAGCCCCACTAAAGATCACTACTCCAGATTTTAAGCAAGCAATCGCAGCAAAGAAGAACCCAAATGTTGTTAAGTGAATTATTTGAAGCAAGCACAGAAGTTGCTATTATATTTGGAAGGTTTAATCCTCCACACAAAGGTCATAAGGCTGCGTGGGAAATTGCTGCCCAATCACCAATATGGTATATAGGTACCAATAAGTCCACCATTGGACCAAAAGATCCTTTGCCTTATGATGTTAAGATTAAAGCAATGCAAGTAATTTGGCCAGATATTAAAGGACACATTGTTGCTGAACAAAGTTGGCTAACTCTTTGCTCAAGAGTATTCGAAGAACACGGTGATGTTATTCTTAATGTTGTTACTGACGAAGAATATGTTTTTAAACTCATTGCACAATATAACGGTGTAGAAGGTAAACAACATGGATTTTATAAATTTACAACAATAAATCCAAAACCTAGTCCAAGAATAAGTTCTGCTACTGACCTAAGAGCCGCAGTTACTAACGATAATCCAGATGCGTTTGCTAAGGCTGCTGGTGTTCCTGCTGATACATTAATTGCTGGTGTTCCATATTTTGAACTTGTAAAAAAATATATGACCCCAGACCCTAAAGTTAAAACAAAGAAAACAAAAGAAGAATGTGCCGGCGTTGGTATTGTAACAAAACAAAACTCTACAGCAGATGTTGGATCTGGAACTATTAAAAAGAATATGAAGGCGTTTAAATTATGAACATTAAAGAACTTCAAAAATTAGCAGGTATTACATCTGAAGAAAAGACAGATGAAAATATTTCTACTGCTTATGCTGATAAACGCAAGAAAGAAAAAGAAGAAAACATATCACCAGGATCAGATGAATGGTTCAAACTCTGGTTCAAAAGAAAACCAGGTCTAGGCATGCCCCCAGTATTTCGTGGAAGAAAAAAATGAGATTAAGAGAAGTATTTGAAGATATACAAGGACCAGGAGTTACAACTGCTCCATTCTTAAAGGATGGACCTCTTAAGGTTTCTAAACACTTTACAAGTCGTCTTAAAGAGAGAGATTTAGATCTAAAAACTGTTGCTCGTTTTATTAGCAAAGCAATTAAAAAGAATAAAGCAGAGATAGAAGCACTTCCAGTTGATACATCATTTATTCTAAAATCTAAAATAGGTTTAGGTGTTGCTATTGTTAAACAAGAAACTCCAGATGGAATTGTATACTTGATTAATACAGCTCATCCACAATTTAGTGTTGGAGCAAATCAAGAAGTATTTTTAGGTGATAGTAAACTACTTGATAAGAAGACTCCAACTATCGGAGAACTTGCTGAAAAATATCACACAAGTCTTATTGCTGTTGAACTTCAACTTAAAAAAGGCATCAAGGTTGAAATGGAACACACTAAGAAACACAGTGTGGCAAAAGAAATTGCTTTAGACCATTTGGGAGAAGATTTATATTATTATGAAAAATTAGCCAAAGTAGAAAAAAATGAGTCTTGTGGACCTAGTTGTACCTGTCCAAAATGTAAAGCAACAAATGAAGGTCAATTTAGAGCAGATGATGTTGAGGAATTCAAACCGAGTAAAAGTCAATTAGGCGATCTAAAATCCAAATATCTCCCAGATTGGGAAATGTTAGATCATAGAATTCTACAAGCAGATTATAATGCTAAAGATCATAGACATGCTGAAAAGTTTATTGAGAGAATCAATAAAATTAGTGAAGAAATGGATCATTTTTGTGAAGTAACTCAAGATGTTGCTGAAGTTACAGTAAAGACTACAACATCAGATGTTAAGGGGTTAACACTTTTAGATTTCCAAATTGCCATGCGTATAGATAACTTGGCAGAGAAAATGGATATTGAACAGATCCGTTCAAAAGGTAATTTTGATGAAAACTTTGCGGACGGAAAAGGTCCAGGTAGACCAGGAGATAGTGCTAGACACGGCATACCTAAAGGTGCTACAATAGCACAGTTAGAAAAGGCATCAAAGGCAAAAGGACGCAAAGGTCAATTGGCACGTTGGCAATTGAATATGCGTAGAGGTAAAAAGAAAGGCTAAAAATGTATAACAAAGTTGATGATAGATCTGAAGAAATGTTTATTGGATGTGAATGTAATTCCCCGGCACATATTATTCGTGTTAGTTATTGGGACTGGGGATTAAAAGATTCTCCTGAATTTTATTTTGAACTCCAAAGCGATATGCCTCATAGTTTCTTTACACGAGTAAAGAAGGCTTTTAATTATATATTCTTTGGTACTCGTTTAGATTGGCACGATGTTATTCCTAAAGCAGATGATCTTCGTAAACTCCAGATTCTTATTTCTAAATATTTAGATCGCTATGATCATTATGAGGCTCATTGTAAGATTGAATGGAAAAAGAAAAAGGAGTCAAATGAAACTATTTGAACTTAATCAAAACATAGGGAAACATGTTCCTGAAATCTATGTCGACATGGATGGTGTACTTGCTGATTTCTTTGGGGAGTGGGCAAAATTAGATGGTGTAGATCATTATAAAGATATTGATAATCCAGAAGCAAAATTAGCTCTAGTTAGAGAACATCCAAACTATTGGATTAATCTTCCTGTATTACCAAACGCAGGTAAATTAATGGGATTTATTAAAAAGAATTTTGGACACTATAATATTTGTTCAAGTCCACTTGCTGGTGATCCACAATGCGAACCACAAAAGAGATTGTGGGTTAAGAAACATCTAGCAGGCTTTCCACCAGATCATGTAATCATTACAGAAAACAAAGCAGCATATGCTACACAAGCAGACGGATCACCAAATATTTTAATTGATGACTTTGGTAAAAATATTGCCGCCTGGAATAACGCAGGCGGCATTGGTATCAAACATAAAGATCATAAATTAGATAGAACTTTAAATGAATTAGCAAATTATATAAATGCTAGATCTCAAGCATAATCTGGATCAATATTATCTGGATCGATTTCAATAATGATTTTTCCGTCTTCGTCGTAAATCTTTACTTTATCTGCTTCTAGTTTCTTTGCAAATTCTAGTGCTTCTTCGTAAACTAAGAAAGAGAACAATTCAAGTTCTACTTCTTCACCTTCATGAAATTTAAAAGATTTCATCTTAAATGGGTACGTGTGATATCCCCAATCGATTTTTTTGGTCATTTATTTTCTCCTATAATTATTATATATTTAAGCGTAAGTGGTAGGTGAGTCTGGAATTATTTCGTGTATTAATTCGCCAATCTCATTGTAAATTTTAACGGAATATGCTTCTACCGTTCTTGCAAAAGCAATAGCATCTTGTTCTAATTCAAAGAAAAAATGTTTAGATTCTACAATACCATTATTCCAATTAAATGTTGTAGTCTTGAATTTCATTGTTACTCTCCGTTAAAATATTTTACCCAAATATCGCGGGTGTTATTAGTATAATTAGTCAAATTCTTCTGATTTATTCCCACATTCTGCTGTGGGAAATTATATGCTTTTATAATTTGTTCAGCAATGTTTTTACTGTCAACTGGATTAGCATTAAACTCTTTACAACTCCACGGTATTTCATTAGATCCTACAAGAGGAACACCTTGACTTATAAGATCAGCACCAACAATATTAAATGTTTCACTGAAACTAACTTGTAAGCCAATATCCATTGTAGCACATAATTCTAGAAATTGTTCTCTAGGGCGCCACTCATGTGATATCATTTCATGCCCACTATCTATAAGTTGAATAAACAGTCCACGTAAATTATGTAATACAGCATCCCCCTTCATTTCAATACGTCCAGCATTAATATGAAATCTTAATTTTTTATTAAGAATTTTACAAGAATCAAGTGCTCCAAATGCTTGTAATAAGTGATTTTTTAGTGGACGAACTGCACCAAAACAACAAATGTCTAGATGTTTTTTATCTTTGTTAAATTCTTTAGTTACATAGTCTTGAGGATAGTAGTTTGGCATGTAAACTATTTTTTCTTTAATTTTATCTTTATCCCATCCCATTTTAATTTTAGCATAAGTTTTAATTTCGTGCATCATACGTGGGGCATTAATTCCTAATATGATATTTGGAAATGTAAAATAATCTCCAATCCAATTCATTGCGATTCCTTCGCCTGCTAGGAAAGGCATTTCACTGTGTAGTCGTATAATCCAAGTAATTTTAGGATGCAACTTTGTTAAAATATAAAATTTACTAGGAACAACCCAAAGTGCTTCAATAATAACATGAGTTGGTCTATGCTTTGTGACTAACTTATCTATACAGTTATTATCTATTGCTACTTCCATCTCAGATTCTATTCCAGAATCTTTTAACATTTGATCCATAAAACTGGCACTATTATAAAGTCCAGTACTTAATCCTTTTGCATTGTGTTTGACAAGGTCGTAGTCTTCTCTTCTCTTCAAAATGAATAGAACACGTTTTTTCATAAAACTCCCGTCTGTAAATCTTTCCGTCTATTTATCGACACATATATCTTTGGTGAGAAAAGAACATAAATATTAGTAAAGAAAGGGCAGCAACATGAAAATAAAAGAACTTATCGAAGCAGCCACAGCAGGTGCTACATCCTCAGGAAGTATAGCAACAGTTGTAAGCCCACAATTAAGCCCAGGTAAAGCACGTGGCAAAACATCTTATACAGGATCACCAGGAAAAAGTGGAACAAAGGCTCCACCACAACCTAAGGTAGTACAACCTAAATCAAAACTAGGTACTACTAAAAATGCTCTCGATATGAAGGCAAACATCTTTGGTCAACCCAAAGAAAGCGTAACAGTTATAAAGAGATAATCATGCTGCTACGCGATTTCGTTGAACAACATGTTTCTGATGCCGTTGTGTTCCACGATGAACTTAATCCTGTCTTTTGGACTAATAATAAAATGAAGCCTATGATTCGCTATAAACTTTTACAAGTTGCTATGGATTTTGTCAAGTTCATAGGTGTTAAAGAATTAGGTCTCACAGATGTTATTATGACTGGATCAAACGCCAGTTACAATTATACAAAGCATAGTGATGTTGATCTACACCTTGTAGTTAAAATTCCCGATAGCGATGTATTCAAGCAATTATATGACTCCAAGAAGGGTCTTTGGAACGAACAACATGACGTTAAAATTAAAGGGTATGACGTTGAAGTTTATGTTCAAGACGCCGATGAGCCTCATATAAGTTCAGGCATGTACAGTATACTTAACGACGAGTGGATTAAAGAGCCAAAGCCCGTTAAGCCTAAAATTAATGATATGAGTGTTGAACACAAATATGAAGAAATTCATGCTGCTATTGAAGAAGCAGTTCATGATGGTGATAAAGCCAAGTTAGAAAAACTCAAAGACGATATTAAAAAGATGCGTCAAAGCGGTCTCCAAAAAGAAGGAGAATTTAGCGTTGAGAATTTGGTTTTTAAGATGTTGCGTAATCTAGGTGACATGGATATGTTAGTCAATGTTATAGCAAGGTTGCGTGACAAAGAACTCAGTATAGAACACGTTCACGAGGAGTAATCACAATGACATATGAATTTGATACACATCAGTCCACAAATAAAATTAATTGGGCTGATTTCGATCTCTTATGGGAAAATTATTATACCGTCAGAGCCATACCTCGTGGAAATCTCAAGAAAAAAGCCTTATCCTATATCGACGAACATGAGTATAAAAACGGCTGGAGTAAGCATACACAACGTAAACTTGTGGTAAAATCAAAGAAGATCAGAAAAAGTTCCAAAAAGGCTGATCGTATGTTTGACTCGCAGTTAACCGATATGGTCAACTGGTACATCCACTTTTACCAGTAAGGATAAATATTAGTAAATTATAAGGATTTACTAATGAACCTTTCTGACCTGTTATCTGAATCTGAAATTCAGCAACTAGACGAGTTAAAAGCAGGAAAGTATGCTCATATAGCGAGTTTATTAGGTGCTCTTGCTGCTCAACACGGTGGCAAGGCAGCTGATGCTGCTACTGTTGGTTGGAAGCAACAAGCACCACATGCTTTAGCAACATTAGCAACTTATGCCGATACTAAAAAACTAGGTGCCCTACCTGCTACATTAAGTTCTGACGAACTTAATAGAGATGAAGACGAATTAAGACGTAGAGAAAAATATAGAAAAATTGGTAGATTAGTTTCTCCTAAAGATGAAAGTTTAGACGAGGGTGTAGTTGCCCGTAGAGGCAATAAAGTAATTCTTGGTTCTCTAGAATTACAACTTTATCCAGATCATGTTTTTTATGTAGTTAATGGTGGGAAAGAAGCAGATCTAAGCATTTATAAGGACGGAGCGTTTAAGCCTCCTCGCAATAATGAAATCTATTTGAAGGATGCTGGTAAGCATGGCGTTCCAGACGTATTCTCAAAGGTAATTGCTAAATTCTTTGCTACTCAAAGCATAGATGATGTTGTTAATGATTTAGAAACTCTATATAGAAATCATGTTAAGAAAGAAGATTTAGACGAAGGAAAGTATAATGAACTTTTCCTTAGAGGATTAGTTGGTGCTATTATGGCAGGTGGAATTTCTTATGGTATCGATTATGCCAAAGAGAAAACTGCTGATCTTGATAAAGCAGGATTACACGCACTTTATAAAAGTATCGATCCACACGAATATAAACAACTTACACAAAAAATACCACTCAAAGACAAAAAAGGTCTTAATTCTATATTAAGCAAATTGAAGGAACATGCCATGAAAATGGAAGATCTAGATGAAGGTTGGGTATCTATTAGTGATCCTAAAACTGGTAAAACAAACACTTATGGTAAAAAGCCAAAAGAGAAACCAGAAGTCGGTGAACCAGGAACTAATTGGCAGAAACATTCTAAACAAGGTGGTAGTAAGATATCACTTACTAAACCTATTGAAGAAGGTAATAAAGAAAATAAAGCAAAGAAGAAAGAAGTTATTCCACCAAAAAGTCGTCCTAAAGATAAGATGAGTTCATTTGATCCACGTAAAGATCTTAAAATGAGAGAAAGTGAATACGACGGTGAAGGATCTTTCTTAAAGAATGAATTACAGACTATTGCTAGAGTTGCTACTCACCTTGCTCGCGATTTAGACAATGACGAGAATGTTCCAACATGGGTAATATCAAAGATATCACAAAGCAAAGGTATGCTTGTTGGTGCTATGGATTATATGATTAGCAAACATGAACGTGGTATTCAACCAATGGATGAAGAAGAAAAGGATTGGTCAAGTCGTTATAGAGTAGGTTGTACTCTTGTTGATCGTAATTCACCTGCTGCTTCTAACAGAAATAAAAAGATCTTTAAGAATGTTTGGGTAAGAGCAGAAGACGAATTTGATGCTAAAAAAGTTGCTCAAATCTATTATCGCAAAAAAGGATACAGTGTAATTAATTGCGAAATTACAACTCCAAATGAATCAATGAGTGAAGAAAAGCAAAGACTTGATGCTAAATGCTGGAAAGGTTATCGCAAGGCTGGAACTAAAATGAAGGGCGGCGTCAGAGTTAATAATTGTGTTAAGAGTGGAAAATAATGGCAAACCTAACAGTACAAACACCTTACAATCCAAATAGACCAACTAACCCAGAAGATCCAAATGGTATTGCTCATGCTGAAAGTGCTAATCCCGCTGATACACAGAAGGATCGTGCCGCAGCAAAGAAGTCTTGGGCACAATATGTCCAAGATTGGAAAGTAGCACAACAAACAGGTGATAGTTCAGGTCCAGCACAGTTTCCAACAGGAACAGTAATTTATCCAAACGATTGATTAAAATAAATACACTAACAAGGATTTTATTATGAAAGTAGACGAATTAATCAAAACCATCCTTAACATGGTAGACAAACAGGAAAATCCTGAAGGTGTTGTTAAGACCGATGCTGATACAAAGCGTCTAAAGCCAGTAGAAATTAAGAATCAAAAAGGTGCTGAACAGGCAGCCGAAGCAGGCGATCACAATGCTCAAAAGAAATGCGATGGTCAGCAAATAATGACTTTTCCGCTACAACAAAAACACGAACTATTAAAGAAAACAGTTGATGTACCTAATCAATTTGATAAACAAGAAAATGATGAATTAAACCGTATTAAGAAAATGGCAGGTCTAACAATTATACATCACGATGATTCAACACCATTTGATGATTAAGGAGTCTAGTGGTGGCTGTAACAGAGAAACTATTCACAAGTAGAGCAAAAGGTGTAGATGCTGATCTTTATGTAGGAGAAAAAGGTCGCTTATTCTACAACGAACCAGATGGTACAGGCATTGCTCCTATATTAAGATATAGTGATGGTGCTACTGTTGGCGGTGTTCCCCTATTAGGTGGCACTGTAATTGTAAGTAATAATCCACCTAACAATCCAAATACTGGTGAGTTGTGGTTTGACAACCTCGATGGTAGATTATATGTTTTTTACGACAATACTTGGGTTGATACAAATCCTGCTAGTCAATATACTTTACTACCTGCTACAAATTCAAGTCTTGGTGGTGTTATAGTTGGTGGAAATATACAAGTCGATGTTAATGGAACAATTAGTGTAGACTTTACCGGACTTGCTACAGAAACTTATGTTAATACTGCTATTACAAATGCCTTCGAACAATATAATGATTTAGGTAACTTATCAGTTGGTGGTACAGATTTACAAACTATCTATGGTAGCGTTAATAATGCCGACATTGCTATAACACCTAGTGGTTCAGGATTATTACAAACTTCTGGTATAAGAGTAATTAATCCCCTACTACAGTCTCCACAAGTAGGTTCAATTGTATCGGCACAAAGTAGTATTGTTGCTAATATCGCTAACATTTATCTAGCAGCCATTTTAGATCACGGTGATGATGCTGATTTAGTTCCCCCAATTTATGGATTAACAAATGGTATCACTGGTGGTCCTTATACAGTTTATCAATTAGTTACTGCTCCTGTTATTACCCTACAAATTGGAGATATCATAGCAGGTCCTGCTATACCTGTTGGTAGCACTATTATCTATGTAGGTTCTGATACATACGCTGATATTATAATCACCAGCAGTAATTTCGCACCAGGGGCTACTTTACCTTATGCTGATCCTACTAACACTACTGTTCCAACTACAGTTTCTCGTGCTGTGGTTAATGCTGGATTAAGCATAGTTACACACCCTGATGTAGATATCACTCTAAATGCCGGTACTGGTGGACATATTGTTCCTCACAGTGACATTGTTCCTTTTACTACTAGTACATGGAATTTAGGAACAAGTGCTCGTAGATTTAAGGAAGTATGGTTAGGTGCTGGCACAATCTATATACAAGATGAAACGCTAGGAAACGACCAAGCAATCGGTGCTAGAGATGGATTAGTTTATATCGCAGGTGGTGCTGGACTTAAGGTTGGCGAGTTTACATTAATAGATAATGAAATTAAAATTACAGATCCTACTAGAGATATTATAGTAGGTTCCATTACTGCTACTGGTAATGTTACATTTAATCGTCCATTACAGGTAGCAAACAATTCAGGTATCATAACATTCCAAGTTGAACGAGGCGGTAAGACTGATATTTTCTCTCCAGGCCTACCTTTGGGACAATCTGCTTTAAGTATTAATGCTACTATAGGTCGTAATGAATATGGATTAGTTTCTCCTCTCGGCGGCAGTCTTATTCATGCTACTGCTAAAGAAGGCTCTATTGGTTTTATAACTATAGATAGTTTTTCTGATGTGGCTGGAGGAGGTGGCACCGCATTTGTTGGTCGTAGATTCCGCGGAACTGTTAGTAGTCCGGCAGCAGTTCAGCAGGGCGACACTATGGCCGTATTTGCTACTAATGGGTATAACGGAACTGATATCAGAACAGGTGTAAGTAGTGCTCGAATAACATTCAAAGCGGCTGAAAACTTTAATTCAACTTCACAATCAGCCTATACAGAATTTAGAAATCAAGTTGTTGGCACTGGTGTGGACGCTGTTTCTGCTATAATCGACGCAAATGGTTTAACTTTACCTAGTGGTGCTTTAGGTGGAATTGGAAATGTTGGAATTACATTCCGTAATAACACAAGACAAATAACCGCACCAACTGTTATACCAAGTCAAACAGGATATGCTGGATATTACTTAAGAACCGACGGCGTTGCTGGTGGTACAGATATTAATGGTAATACTACTTCGGGTACATTAAGTTGGCAACCTATTCCACAAGCGATTGTTTATAAAGGTGCTTGGGATGCTAATGCTAACTCACCTAGTTTAAGTACTACAACCCCTACAGGATTACAAGCAGGTTGGGAATATTCAATTTCGACTACTGGTACACAAGATATCGGTAGTGGTTCGCAAACATATAGTGCTGGTGGATTTGTTATCTTTAACGGATCAACATGGGAATATATACCACCAGTAAGTGGCGTTGTTAGTATAGAATTTGATAGTGGGTCAGCATATACCGGAAGTGTACAAGTACAAAGTTCAGATATTGTTAGCACTATAGATACTGGAGCATTGCCAATCAATAAATTAGCATCAAATTCAGTAACTGTTACAGCCGGTACTGGAATGAGCGGTGGTGGTACTGTTTCTCTAGGTGGATCGATTACATTAACTAATGCTGGTGTTACAGGTATAACTGGTGGTACTGGTATTAGTGTTAATACAAGCACTGGATCTGTTACAGTTACTAACTCAGGTGTTACTAGCATATCTGCTACTAATCATATTTCAGTAAATAACAGCACAGGTTCTGTAACTGTTACATCAGATGCTACAAGCAATTCAACAGCAAATACCATAGCATTAAGAAATGGTGTAGGTGGGATTGACGCACAAGACTTTACTGCTACTCATGATGTAAGTGTATTAACTGACCATGGTGCCTTTAACTACGGAACTTTAAGTTATAGTGATACTGGTATTATGGCTGATTTTAGTTATAGTACCATCCTCTATAATCAAGTAGTTGTACAAAATACTAATAGTGCTAATAGTGCTAGTGCCAATTATATTGTAAGTAACGACCAAGGAACAGCAAATACCTATTACGGTGAGTTAGGCATGAACTCCAGTACCTTTAGCGGTAGTGGTAGTCTTAATTTACCAAATGCTGTTTATCTTAACAGTGTATCAAGTGATTTAGTATTAGGTACGACAGGAACTTTACATTTTAATATTAATGGTACTGATGCTGCTTATATCAATAGTTCAGGTGTTGCTACATTTGCTAATACTATTCAAGGAACTATATCAAGCCTAAGTAATCATACTACAACTGATTTAGCAGAAGGTACTAACAAGTATTATACAGATTATAGAGCCCGTCATGCTATCAGTGCTGGTGCTGGTATTAGTTACGATAATTCAACTGGTATTATTAGCAGCAATATTACTGTTGGGCCAACTGGTCCTCAAGGTCCTACTGGTCCAACTGGTGCTCCTAGTAATGTAACTGGTCCCACAGGATGGACTGGACCACAAGGTGCTGCTGGTACAAATGGAACCAATGGAGCCACTGGACCTACAGGATGGACTGGACCACAAGGTGCTGCTGGTACAAATGGAACCAATGGAGCCACTGGACCTACAGGATGGACAGGACCACAAGGTGCTGCCGGCACAAATGGAACTAATGGAGCCACAGGACCTACTGGATGGACTGGACCTCAAGGTACACAGGGAAATGTTGGACCAACTGGTCCTATTGGTTGGACTGGACCACAAGGTGCTGCTGGTACAAATGGAACCAATGGAGCCACTGGACCTACAGGATGGACAGGACCTCAAGGCATACAAGGCGTAACTGGTCCCACAGGATGGACTGGACCACAAGGTGCTGCGTCAACAGTAACTGGTCCTACTGGATGGACTGGTCCTACTGGATGGACTGGACCACAAGGTGCTGCGTCAACAGTAACTGGTCCTACTGGATGGACTGGTCCTACTGGAGCAACTGGTCCTACTGGTGCTACTTATGTATTACCAACTGCTGGTGTTGGATCTGGAGGTACATTAGGTGGTGTTAAAGTTGATGGCACAAGTATTACTATTTCAAGTGGTGTTATAAGTGCTACAAGTAATGGTATAGGTGGTAATCAATTAGTATATGTATTAAATTCTCAACAAACTATCGGAAATGCTAAAAATACATTATTAAGTTTATTTGGGTTAACTAACGGCGTTGTATTGGCCTCAAATACTCGCTATCAATATGAAATATTGTTTAATGCTCAATGTAACAAGGCTGGAGTATTAAGTTATGCTTTAGCACTAAGTGGTGGTGCTGTAGTAGCACAACATAACTACAATGTATTATCTAACAAAACTACAACTATAGATACCTATACTGCCGGTGTTACTATGATGAGTTTGAACGCAACTGGTGCTACAATTACTACAGCACAAACAGTAGCCGACACCGCAACATTTACTCACACTATAATACAAGGGACTATTGATGTAACTACTGGCGGTAATGTTAATTTTATGGTAAGTCAAGATCAAAATACTCCAGTAACTTGGACTATAAATGCCGGGTCTTATATCAAATTATTACCGTTAGGTGCTATTGGTGCTAACACAGTTGATGGTACTTGGTCATAATTAAAGCAAGTTAGATAACTGTACAACTTACCCATAAATATTTTTATGAGAGTAAGCAAAGCCCAATTTACTAATGATCCAAGTATTAGAAACGCAATTAGTGTTGATAGCGTTCTTTCACTTGACATGAAATACTTTGATAAAGAAGGTTTTGAACTCAACAAACTCGAGCAGGCATATTACAAAGTTAATAGCATACACATTGGACATACCCTATATCACATCTGTTGCCAACAAGAATGGATAATAGGATCTTATGAACCTCTACAAGGTCCTTACTTTGATCATTGTATGATCTTAACAAGATTTGATTATCAAGGTGCTGCTCGTGAACAATTAGAGAAATTTACTCCAAGAAGACCATGCCTAAACAAACTACTAAAAATAAAACCAAAGTATGGCGTTGATGTTAGCATGGAATATCAATGGCCGGATGGTGATATCTCAGAAATCTTCCATATTGAAATAGATCGTTATAGTAAAGACGAAATACTAGAGTGGAAAGAAAAATTAGAAAACATTGTTCTTAATACCGATTGGGCAGATGCTATGAACAGCATCATGCTTCGCAAATCAGAATGGGAACTAATGAACGCCGATGATCAAAGTGATTGGCGTTGTCAATTTTTAGGATTACCTAGAGCATACGATACAATTAAGGTTTTATAATTTCCACAAGAGCATTTACTAAATCTTCAATCATAGCATCAGTGTGAAGTGGTGTTGGAGCAAATCTTAATCTTTCAGATCCCACAGGAACAGTAGGATAATTAATGCACTGAGAATATATATCATAATCATTTAATAATCTATCACTTATCTCTTTACATTTTTTTGCATCATTAACCATAACTGGAACAATGTGAGTTTCATTTTTTAATAATGTTATTCCTGCGTCTCTTAATTTATTCTTTAAGGTACTAGCACGTTCTTGATGTTTAATTCGTAATTCATTATGTTCTTTTAAGTATTTAACACTCGCCATTGCTCCAGCACAAAGCACAGGGCTTATTGATGTTGTAAAAATGAAACCGTTAGCGAGACTCCTAATGCTGTCAATGACAACATTATCAGCAGCAATATAACCGCCACCCACTCCATAAGCCTTTCCCAAAGTTCCGTTAATAATGTCAATGCGTTTCTGAAGACCATACTTTTCACTTTTTCCTCCTCCTGTCTCTCCGTATAAACCAACTGCATGAACTTCGTCGAGATATGTGATAGCACCGTACTTGTCTGCTAAATCACATATCTCTCTCAAATTACTCACATACCCATCCATGCTATACACTGACTCAAATACTATACAAGGTGTTCCTTTAATTTCTTTTAATACATCTTCTAAATGGTTCATGTCATTGTGATTATAAATCACCTTCGGTGCTCTACTGTGACGCATACCTTCAATCAATGAATTATGATTCTTACTGTCTGATACAAACACAATATCTTTTACAATTTTACTCAGAGCAATTAATGCCCATTCATTTGCTACATAAGCACTACTGAACAACAAAGCCCGTTCTTTACTATGTAATCCTGCTAATTCATGTTCTAGGGCAACATGATAATGAGTAGTACCTGCTATGTTTCTTGTGCCACCACTACCTGCACCAACAGCATCTAATGCTGTTCGCATAGCATCTAGCACTACTTTATGCTGACCCATTCCAAGATAATCATTAGAACACCAATTCACTATTTTTTTAATACAATAGGGACCATACCAAAGAGCATGTGGATAATCTCCACACTCTCTTAATATATCGTTAAAAACTCTATACTTGCCCGCAAACTTTAAATCTGTTATAGTTTGTTCAAATAGACTTTTGTTAATCATTGTATTACTTATTAATAAATATTGTCTCATGAAATCGTTTGTGATATATCTTCCGGGTCATACCCTAACTGAAGAACACTTGCCCACTTTACAAAAAAGTGCTAAAAAACACAATTGGAATGTTGAACTCTTTGAAGGTATAGATGGTAGAAAAGTTCCTTTTACACATAAGATAGATCATAGATATCCCAAAGCAGTTTCTGAATTAGAAAGACCCGGAGTTCGTGGTTGTTTTATGAGTCACTATCTACTTTGGAAGAAATGTTTAGAATTAAATGAAACAATTGGCATCTTTGAAAGCGATATTATCTTTTATAAAAGTCCGCCATTACTAACAAAAGAATACGACCTTGTAAAATTAGATGGATTTAAGAGAGCCAAACCTGCGTCTACAGGTAATTGGCATAAAGGTGCTCATGCTTATATCTTACACCCAAGTGGTGCTAAAAAAATGGTAGATTGGACAGACACCTGGGGAGCCAGTCCAGCAGACTTTATGTTAGGTAACAAGGTTGTTAATATGAAATATGATTATGATGAACGAGTTAAATTAGCCAATCTAGGTTCTAGTCTTACTAGGAATTTAGAAGAAGAGATGTTAAACTTACAAAATAAGGAGATATAAATGAGTCGTGTTTATGGCCCAGAAGAAAAGGCAAAATTATTAAGCGTTATTGATCAAGGTGTTGCTGTACTACAAGAAGTTGACGACCTAAAAGGTGGACTTCGTGATACTATTAAGGCAATTGCTGAAGAATTAGATATTAAACCAAGTTTACTTTCAAAAGCAGTTAATGTTGCTTATAAGCGTAATTGGGGTGAGGCTCAGTCAGAGATGGAAGAACTAGAAAACATTCTAGTTACAACAGGTCGAGATCATTGACTTCAGGTGAGAAGCCATATCAGTGGTTAGCGTGGATTGGAACTGTTTGTGTTCTAATTTCTTCCTTTATGGCTTCTCGTAATCTTTATCCGTGGTATGCCTATGGTTATATATTTTCTAATTTTATTTGGATACTCATAGGCATTCTTTGGAAAGAAAAAACTATTATTACTATCAATACTGGTGTTAATATTATATACATTGCTGGTCTTTTTAGATAAGAGTCGTTGCCTTAAGCAACATGTAGACGGTATGCGAGCCATAAGTCGCGGGAGTAACTAATGTCATATGTGGATGGAATTTTTGATAGAACAAATGATCAAATTAAAATTGTTGAGAGAGTAGACGGCAAGAGACATTATAAAGAATATCCTGCTCGTTATGTCTTTTATTATCCAGATGCTAAAGGTAAGTACGAAAGCGTATATGGAGAAAAGTTAAGTCGTGTTAGTGCTCGCAATCAGAAGGACTTTCACAAAGAACTTAAAATACATTCTGGAAAAAGAATGTACGAAAGCGACATTAATCCGATTTTCAAATGTTTAGAAGAACACTACTTAAACATAGATGCCCCGGAGTTACACATTGCGTTTTTCGATATTGAGACTGATTTTGATCCTGAGCGAGGCTTTGCTGATCCTAGTGACCCTTTTATGGGTATCACTGCCATTTCGGTACATCTTAAATGGTTAAACAGATTAGTAACACTTGCTGTTCCTCCTAAAGGATTAACAGTAGAACAAGCACAAGAACAATGTGCTGAATTTGAAGATTGTTTTATATTTGCTCGTGAAGCAGATATGCTAGAAACATTCCTTGATTTAATAGATGACGCAGATATATTAAGTGGTTGGAATTCGGAAGGTTACGACGTTCCTTATACTGTTAATCGAGTAGCAAGAGTCTTAAGCAAAGAAGATACTAGACGTTTCTGCTTGTGGGATCAATTTCCCAAGAAACGAGAATTTGAAAAGTACGGACGTCAAATGGTTACATATGACTTTGTTGGTCGCGTACATCTTGACAGTCTTGAACTTTATAGAAAATACACTTATGAAGAAAGACATACATATCGACTTGATGCTATCGGTGAGATGGAAATAGGCGAACGTAAAACTGTTTACGAAGGCACACTTGATCAACTTTATAACAATGACTTTAGAACATTTATTGAATATAACAGGCAAGACGTCGCACTACTTAACAAACTTGATGACAAATTAAGATTTATTGATTTGAGTAACGAACTTGCTCATGCTAACACCGTTCTACTTCAAACAACTATGGGTGCCGTTGCTGTTACTGAACAAGCAATTATAAATGAGGCTCATCGTCGAGGACTAATTGTTCCTAATCGTCCAAAGCGTGATGAAAGCGAAAATACACAAGCCGCAGGTGCTTATGTCGCTTATCCAAAAAAGGGATTACACGATTGGATCGGCAGTATGGATATTAACTCACTGTATCCAAGTGCTATTAGAGCATTGAACATGGCTCCAGAAACAATCATTGGTCAGTTACGTCCGGAACATACAGACGAATACATCGAAACACAAATGAGATTACATAAGAAATCATTTGCTGCGGCATGGGAAGGTCGATTCTCTACTTTTGAATATGATTGGGTTATGGATAAAGACAAAGGCAAAGAAATTACTGTTGATTGGGAGAATGGTGAATCAACTGTAATGAGTGGAGCAGAGATTTATAAACTAATCTTTGATAGTCATAATCCTTGGATGATTACTTCCAATGGCACAATCTTTACACATGAGTTTGAAGGTGTTATTCCTGGACTTCTAAAGCGTTGGTATGCCGAACGTAAAGAACTTCAGGCAAAGGCCAAAGAAGCATTAAAAGCAGATAACAAAGTAGAACATGCTTTTTGGGATAAGCGTCAGTTAGTTAAAAAGATTAACTTGAACAGTTTGTATGGTGCTATTCTTAATGCTGGTTGTCGTTTCTTCGATAAGCGTATTGGACAATCAACTACTCTTGTTGGTAGGCAGGTTGCTAAACATATGGCATCAAAAGTTAATGAGATTGTAGCAGGAGAATATGATCACATTGGTAAGGCTATTATATATGGTGATACCGACTCTGTTTATTTCTCAGCATACAATGTCTTAAAGAAAGATATTGAGGCTGGAAACATTCCCTGGAGTAAAGATAATGTTATTAGCCTCTATGATCAAATATCAGATGAAGTAAATGGAACATTCTCCAACTTCATGCTAAATGCCTTCCACTGTCCAAAGAGTCGCGGTGAAGTTATTAAGGCTGGTCGTGAAATTGTTGCCAGCAAAGGCTTGTTCATTACTAAAAAGCGTTATGCTGTTCTTTATTATGATTCAGAAGGCAAGAGATATGACGTTGATGATAAACCAGGCAAGATCAAGGCAATGGGCTTAGACCTTAAGAGATCAGATACCCCAGAGTTCATGCAAGACTTTTTAAGTAAGATCCTTGATCGCGTTCTAAATAATGCCAAGGAGGAAGAAATTCTTGATATGATTACACAATTTAGAATAGACTTTAAGAGTAGACCTGGATGGGAAAAAGGTTCTCCAAAGAGAGCAAACAATATTACCGAATATATGAAGAAAGAACAAAAGGCCGGTAAGGCAAATATGCCGGGACATGTTAGAGCAAGTCTTAATTGGAATACTCTTAAGAAGATGTATAACGATAACTATTCCATTACTATCAGTGACGGTTCAAAAGTTATTGTTTGTAAACTAAAACATAACCCAATGGGCTTTACATCTGTTGCGTATCCAGTTGACGAGCTAAGACTACCACAGTGGTTTAAAGATTTACCATTTGATGATGCTAGTATGGAAGCAGCAATTATCGATGCTAAACTAGACAACCTTATTGGCGTTCTAGAATGGAATCTTACGAGTACATCTGAATCTACAACGTTCAATAAATTATTTGCTTTTGACTGAGAACCTAAGTATAATATGAACATATGGAGAATGAAATGTTAGACTTTTTAAGAGATTTAGTTCAACACACCCACTCACTAGGTGTTATTGACCTTGTAAAGATTACAGGCACAAAAGATTCAACTGCTATTGACGCAATGGCAGAGAATAGAACAGTTATTGTTCAGGCAGAAACAAAGAATCCAGTTAAGGAAGTAAGTGGTACATTTGGTATGCCTAACCTTAACAAGTTAGACTTACACTTAAAGAATCCAGAGTATAAAGAAGGTGCTCATATTGAAGTTGTTTGGGATAAGCGTAACGGAGAAGATACACCAGTTGAAATACTTTTTGAAAATGCTGCTGGCGACTTTAAGAATGAATATAAGTTAATGGGTCAAGCACTTATCAATGAGAAACTAAAGACTGTTAAGTTCAAGGGTGCTACTTGGCAAGTTGAGTTTGAACCAAGCGTTACAAGTATTGCTCGTATGAAATTACAGGCTGCGGCACATACAGAGGAATCAGTATTCCTTGTTAAGACAGACAACAATGATCTTAAAGTGTTCTTTGGTGATGCTAGTACACACGAAGGTAGTTTTGTATTCCAACCAGGTATTACAGGTAAACTAAAACAGAATTGGTCTTATCCAATTGCTCAATTTATTAGCATACTTGGCCTAGGTGGCGACAAGACTATTAAGTTCAGTGACGACGGTGTTGCTCTTATTACTGTTGACAGTGGACTTGCTGTTTACAACTATTACATTCCGGCACAAACAAAATGACCGAATTCGAGTTGCTTTATATCGGAACACCTATTGTATTAATAGTACTAGCAGGTATTATTATTTTAATATGCTATCTGCTAGAGAAAAAAGGACTTTTATGAACGAGAATTTAACGGCAACACAGAATGACTATGCGGTTTTCCTACCTGCCGTTAGTACTTTCTATTCAACATTTATAGGGAAACAACGATTTAGCAACTATGTAGATCCTACTCGAATACCAGCAGGATTTACTAACGGTGTCGAAGGATTAAACTTCTTTGATCCAGAAAAAGGTTACTTCTATTACAAGTGGGGATTGTATTCAGCAGGTCATGCTGAATTAGATCTCAATAAGATTAGCGAAAAGGAAGATATGTTTCGCAAACGACCACGCAACGGTGATAGCATTGTTGTTGGTGATAGTGGAGGCTTCCAGATCGGTAAAGGCGTTTGGGAAGGTGATTGGAAAGATCCTAATTGTCCTAAGGCCAAGAAGAAAAGAGAACAAGTCCTTGCTTGGATGGATGCTCTTATGGACTATGGAATGATTCTCGATATTCCGGCATGGGTTGCTCGTAGTCCGGCAGGTGCTAAAGCAACTGGTATTAGTTCTTATCAAGAAGCAGTTAATGCTACATTCATTAACAATGATTATTTTATTAGAAACAGAAATGGGAGTTGTAAGTTTTTAAATGTTTTACAAGGTGAAAACCATACCGAGGCCGACGATTGGTACGATCGTCAAAAAAAGTATAGCGATCCTAAAGTATATCCAAATGAACATTTCAACGGGTGGTCTATGGGTGGTCAAAATATGTGCGATGTTCATCTTGTTTTACGTCGTCTTGTGGCTCTTCGTTATGATGGGCTAATTGAAAAAGGTAAACAAGATTGGATGCATTTTCTTGGTACAAGTAAACTAGAGTGGGCATGTTTATTAACTGATATACAACGAGCAGTTCGTAAATATCACAACGAGAACTTTACTGTTTCTTTTGATTGTGCTAGTCCTTTTCTTGCTACTGCTAATGGACAAGTTTATATTCAGACAGAAACTCCACATCATAAGAAGTGGACATATCGAATGGTTCCTTCTATAGATGATAAAAAATATGCTACAGATACAAGAACATTCCGTGATGCTGTTTTACAAGATGGTATTTTTAAGAACTTTACCGACTCTCCAATTAGTTCACGTTCTTTAGTCAAAGATGTTTGTATCTATAAGCCAGGCGATCTAAATAAGAATGGTAAGGAAGGTAGAACTTCTTGGGATAGTTTTTCATATGCCATTCAAATGGGACATAATGTATGGATGCATATTAATTCGGTTCAAGAAGCAAATAGACAATATGATAATAAAGTGATTCCAAACATGTTATTTATGGACGGATTTGATAGGCTTTATTTCAAAGATGTAGTGGATAGAATCTTTGAGACTGATGATCGCGACAAAGCATTAGAACTCGTCGACGATTATAACAAGTTCTGGATTAGCATTATCGGAACAAGAGGTGCTACTGGAAAAAAGACCGTCAATTCTTCAACATTCTTTAATAAACATTTCGACGTTGAAGAAACGCCGGTCGAACATCATCTAGATGACAGCGGTCTAGATGAAAGTAATCTTGAAAAGTTAGAGGAGTCTGTAGAATGACTGATGACAAACTAAATTCACATTACAGAGTAGTAAAAGCAAGACATGACGAACTTGACAAAAAGATCGAGGAAGCATATAATCACTATGTTAGTGATGACGAACTTCATAAGATGAAAGTTGAGAAACTACATCTTAAAGAAGAAATGGCTAAAATTGAAGCAATTAAAAGTGGTTTTCACGGATATCAAGCAACCTAAGGAAATAAAATGAAGAGAGACTACGACAATGGTGTTAAAGATGATGTCAAATTCTTTGTTGGCACGGAAATAGAGCATACTCCTGCTTACGAAAAGAAAACACTCTTTGTCGTAGGCTTACAGAATCCAGATAAGGTTGCTAAACTTGCTCAAGCAATGGATATAGATCATATCTATCTCGGTGCTAATCATAGTTTTAATAATACTAATCTTATGTACTGGGAGGCAGTTATTTTAGAATTACTTAAAAGAGACTTTTGGGTAACTTTAGATTTTGATTACAAATATTATGAAGATATTATGGATAGTCTTGCTTATTGGAATGAACATGATAGATTTATTTCACAAATTAGTATAAAATTACCTTATACATCACTACTTAATTACAATACCTGTATTAAGATTGACGACAAAGACTTTAGAGCAACTAATCCGGGTGTATGGGTACATCATTTACACGACTTACAGGATCGTAAAAAGTTTACAGATTGGTCACAATATGGCAAAGACACTCCAATAGTTGTAGATGAACCTAACGAAACTGCTACAACTGTTATAGAAGATGAAATTTTAATTGTGGAGACAGTATACAATGGCGCCTGATAGTGGAATGATATGGGTTACTTTTCGTAAGGAAGGTATTCACAAATATCCAGCAGCATTAGATGATCCTAATCTTGCTGATGTTAGTTTTCTCGGTTATCCACATAGACATATGTTCCATTTCAAAGTTTGGATTGAAGTATTTCATGAAGACCGAGAAATTGAATTTATTCAATTTAAGCGTTGGCTAGAAAGTTTGTATAGCGGAACACTCGAATTAAGTTACAAAAGTTGCGAAATGATTGCACAAGATTTATATCTTCAAATTAAACAAAAATATCCAGGGCGTGAGACTTGGATTGAAGTTAGTGAGGATGGAGAAAATGGCTGTTTCAAACAATGGAAAAACTAAGGAGAACAATATAATGGCGTTTAGTAGATATCCTGATATTAATAAAATCTTTGATGAATTAGATGCTTATCTAGCATTTTGTAAAGAGTTTGGTTACGTGTATAATGAGAAGGACTTATATAATTTCAAGACACCATATGGTCAATTTGATCGTTGGAAGCGAGGCCAAAGAATAACAAACAATTGGAGAGAAGATAGATTCAATGTTGTATCTAGTTGATTTGGAACCAGTCGATACTCGTTATACTTCACAATGGAGAAAATATCTACCTCTTCAATTAAGAGATGCAGGTATTGAAACAACCATTATACCAGGAGGACATGTTCCACAAACTTTAACTCCAGGTGCTTTTTTAAACTTTGCCGGTACTAATAATTACAAAAGCCAACAAATGTTAAGAATAAGTCAATTATTCTCAAATGGATCTATCAAGGACGGTGATTATTTCTTATATACCGATGCTTGGAACCCTACCGTTATACAATTAAAGTATATGGCAGAATTACTAGGTATTAAGATTAAAATTGGTGGTATGTGGCATGCTGGTAGTTATGATCCTCAAGACTTTCTAGGTAGGCTCATAGGTGATGTTCCTTGGGTAAGAAATGCTGAGGCATCTATGTTTCATTGCTATGATCATAATTTCTTTGCTACCGAATTTCATCTCAAAATGTTTCTTAAAGAACTGTTTGGCGAAGATGACATTGAGGGATGGAAAGAATATTATCCAGGAACATTGCTTGTCGGATGGCCGATGGAATATCTTTACGAATTATTAGCACCATATATGCCTGTTCCTAAAGAAAATATAATAGTATTTCCTCATAGACTAGCACCAGAAAAACAGCCTGAGATATTTGATGATCTTGCAATGTCTATGGAAGATTATGAATACAAGTGGATTAAAGCACAAGAAACTGTATTAACAAAAAATGAATATTATAGATTGTTAGGTCAAAGTAAAATAGTCTTTAGTGCTAATTTACAAGAAACATTAGGTATAAGTGTATATGAAGGTGCAATGGTTGGATCATTCCCGTTAATGCCAAATAGATTAAGTTATAAAGAAATGTGGCCGGCAGATTCTCTGTATCCAAGTGAATGGACAGAAAGTTGGGATTCATACCTAGAACATAAAGACAAACTAATAAATGTTATACACCGAATAATGAATTCGTATGATATACCAATGTTAGTTGAATCTAGAAGAATTGCCGAAGAAGTTGGTGAAAAATTCTTTAACGGTAAAGAGATTTATAAGACTATAATTGACTCTACAACCTAAATAGTATACAATTAACAAATCGCAATCCACTGCGTTAACATCGGAGAAAGAAATGACAATGACTAACTGTACTTGCAATGGCACAGCCGCTGCTATTGCTCAACGTCTAAAAGATAAAGGCGTTAGATTTTTTTGTAATGATAATATTAGTGAATATATCTTTCCTGAAGAACACGATCTGCTTCTAGCAGAAGTCGAAGAAAACATGAAGAAGGTTCTCGAAAGTCTTGTCATTGATACAGAAAACGATCATAATACAAACGATACTGCTCATCGTGTTGCTAAAATGTTTATGAATGAAATCTTTGCTGGTCGGTATGAGCCACAACCAAAGATTACAGCATTTCCAAATGCTAATTCTTATGATGAACTTTATGTAACTGGTCCCATTACTATTCGTTCAACTTGTGCCCATCATTTTCAAGGTATTAGAGGTAGAGCATATATTGGAGTATTTCCAGGTAAAAATGTTATCGGATTAAGTAAATTTAATCGTATCACAGATTGGATTGCTAGTCGTCCACAAATACAAGAAGAAATGACTGTACAAGTTGCTGATGCAATTGAAAAAGCAACAAAAGCAGAAGGTGTTGCTGTTCTCATACAAGCAGAACATTTGTGTATGACACATCGGGGTGTAAAAGAACACGAGAGTGATATGACAACTTCTATTATGCGTGGTGCTTTTAGATCTGATCCACATTTGAAACAAGAATTTTTTAATATAGTAGCGAGGATGAAATAAATGTCATGGCTAAAAGGTATGCTTGAAAATAGTAGTACAAGTACAAGTAATGGAACATATGGAGTAGTAGGTGCTACAACTCCTTCCACGTTACCATATACATCTCCAACAACAAATATTGTAGGACCAACTCCTACTACTGTTCCTAATGGTGGATATTACAGTGGAAGTGGTGGCGGAAATATATCTACTACAACTTATCCATATGTTACAACAGGTACAGGTGGATTACAAAATAATTATGGTAATAATATTCATATTAGTGGTACAAATCCTACATTAGCGACAGATAAAGTAAAAATTAATCTTAATGAATTAGGTGAATTAATATCTGTAATAAAAGAACGTTTATTAATCATTACACCAAATTTTGAAAAGATGGAAAAATATCAAGCATTAAAGAAAGCATACGATCATTATAAATTATTAGAATCGATGCTTGGAGACGAAGGTGACAAAAAATAATAGTATATGGGGTAAAGGTAAAAACGGTGAAGATCTTTGTATAACATCAGACATGCTAGATAGTTGGCAAAAACATGTTGATCAAATTAATTTGGAAAAAACAATGATTAATACAGGAACAATTACAATACCAAGTAACAATACTATAGATCTTAGTAATATCACTATTGATGCTAGTAGCAGTAACAATATGTATTACACTAATAGTGATGGAACAATAAGCACTATTACATTATCACCTCCAAGTGCTAGTAATACTTCTTCCACTTATACAATAGACACCGAAAGATATTGGGATACTCACAGTGATTTTTTTCGACAAATGCGAGAATTTGAAGACATTATGCCTTCCTTGACAAAAGTCGAAGAAATGTGTAGTATGTATCCATCACTAGATAAAGCCTTTGAAAATTTCAAAGCCATTTATAATCTAGTTAAAGATGATTACGAGGCAAGAAAAAACAATGATACCTAAGACATATATCTCATGGCAAGACGTTCAAGGACATGTAAACAATATAGCAGTAAAACTATATCGAGATAATTGGACACCTGATTACATTGTAGGTATACATAGTGGTGGATCCATTCCTGCTGTTATGCTCTCTAAAATGTTAGGTATTAAATCATATAGTCTCGATGTTAGACTTCGCGACAACGACGAAGATCCAGAAACTAATGCTTGGATGAGTGAAGATGCTTTTAATGGTATAAAGATTCTAGTTGTAGACGATATCAACGACAGTGGTGCTACTATTAATTGGATTAAAAAAGATTGGAAAGATAGTTCTTTGCCTTATGATATTAAATGGGATACTATATTTGGAGATAATGTAAAATTTGCTACAATGATTAATAATCTATCTAGTAATTCGACTGTAGATTATTACTCAACTGAGATTAATAAAGCAGAAAAAGACGAATGGATTGTTTTTCCTTGGGAAGATTTTTGGAGTAGATAATGGATAAGATAGCATATTTTCTTTCAATCTTAGCAGGTATAATGTTAATTGTACTAACTGTAACTCATATGTCTCAAGCCAAAAAGTTTCTTGTTGATATTGAAACAGAATTAACAACTATTAACAAATCTTTAAAACATTTGAATAGAGATTTTAGTAATTTTCCTCCCAACTTATCTGATCTAGAAAAAAGATAATATTGACATTTACGTTTAGAAAGCGTATATTAATATTATGAAAATCAAAATATCAGAAATCTTTTACAGTCTGCAAGGCGAAGGACAGTATATAGGTGTTCCTAGTATCTTTTTAAGAACATTTGGATGTAATTTTACCTGCGGCGGATTTGGAATGCCACGAGGAAAAGTTTCTACTGAAAGAGATGAGATTGCTAAAAAATCTCTCGAATATATTGATTATAAAAATTTGCCATTAGTTAGCACAGGTTGTGACAGTTATGCTTCTTGGGATCCTAGATTTAAACATCTATCACCTTTTATGGAAGTCGTAGATATTGTTGATCGTTTTCAAAAACTACTTCCAGATAGAAAGTTTGGAGAAAAACATTTAATTATTACAGGAGGCGAACCTTTATTAGGTTGGCAACGTTCTTATCCAGAATTAATTGCTGAGATTTATAATCGAGAAATGAATCTAAAATATTTGACTTTTGAAACTAATGGAACTCAACCATTAGAAGAAAATTTTAAAAAATTCTTAATCGAGTTAGTTGAAACATTTGGAATAGAAATTACATTTTCAATTAGTTCCAAACTTCCATGTAGTGGTGAAAAGTTTGATGATGCTATTAAACCAGAAGTTGTAAAAGATTATCTTACTATTCCAAACAGAAGTTATTTCAAATTTGTCATTGCTAATGAACAGGATGCATTAGATGCTCAAGCAGCATTAGGAGAATATAAGAAAGCAGGAATTGATATTCCAGTTTACTTAATGCCAATCGGTGGTACTAATTCAGTATACGAAATGAATGAAAGACAAGTTGCAGATTATGCTAGGGATATTGGATATAGGTTTAGTCCACGTATTCAAGTTCCACTATATAAAAATGAATGGGGGACCTAATGGGACTTTGGAATTGGATTTTACACGGTGCGTTTGAACCAAAAAAAGAAGAACAAGCAGTTGAGCAACCAAAAGTTAAAAAACCAAAATTAACAGAAAAAGAACGTGCTACAAAAAACAAAGAACCATTTGTACAAGTTCTAGAAACTCATGTTGATCCAAATAATCCAGCAAATGGATACTTTGAATTAGATTGGAACAGTTACTTCATTGACGATTTACGAAAAGCAGGTTATACTGGTAAAACTGAAGAGGAGATAATTGATCAATGGTTCAAACAATTATGCCAGAACATACTAGCAGAAGAACAAATGAACAAGGTAGTCCGAATCACATGAACTATATAATTGTAGATACTGCTAACACATTTTTTCGAGCCCGACATGTTGTTCGCGGAGATGCTGATATTAAAATAGGAATGGCACTACATGTTACATTGGCAAGTATTAAAAAAGCATGGCAAGACTTTAACGGCAATCATGTCGTCTTTTGCTTGGAGGGTCGTTCTTGGCGCAAGGACTATTATCCACCTTATAAGCGTAATAGGACAGAGGCTCGCGCCGCTCTAACTGAAAAGGAGGCGGAAGAGGATAAACTTTTCTGGGAAACATTTGATAAGTTTAAAGAATTTATTATCGAAAAAACTAATTGTACTGTACTTCAAAACGATCAACTTGAGGCTGATGACCTTATTGCAGGATGGATTGAATCTCATCCTAATGACAATCACATTATTATCTCTACTGATTCCGATTTTGTCCAGCTTATTGCTCCAAATGTTAAACAATATCACGGAATTAACGAACACATCATTACAAATGAAGGAACCTTTACTCTTAAAGGAAAACCGGTTATTGATAATAAAACTAAACAACCCAAAGGAGCAATTGATCCAGAATGGCTTCTTTTTGAAAAGTGTATGCGTGGTGACCCGACTGATAATGTCTTTTCAGCCTATCCAAAGGTGCGTAAGAATAAACTTCAAGAAGCTTATGAAGATCGTAGAAATAAAGGTTTTGCATGGAATAATCTTATGTTACAGCGTTGGGTTGATCACGAAGGCGCTGAACATCGTGTACTCGATGATTATGAACGCAATCGCAGACTTATTGATCTTAAATCTCAACCGGATGAAATTAAACAAATCATCCAAGATGTTGTTAGAACAAATAGTATTCCTAAGAATGTTGAACAAGTAGGAATAAGATTAATGAAATTCTGCGGATTATTTGATCTTGTTAAAATTTCAGAACAAGCACAACAATATGTTGAACCCTTAAATGCAAAATATCCGGAGTAATAAAATGGAAATGAAAGCAAAGCCAGTTATTGATGGTAAGTTTTGGATTATCGAGAGTGGAGTTAATCGTGTTGGAACTTTACAAAGAGACGAATCGAATAAGTTTATACTTGTTTCGAATAAACAAAAAGCGGTTTTTAAAGATGTTAAAACTTTGGAAAAGCAATTTGGAAAAAACTTTTTTGTTACAGCAAAGACAGAAAAGTCTTCTAAAGACGCAAATGAAATTTACGGATATCCAACAAATTGCGACCCACATAATCCGATGTATGATATCAAACGTAAATTACCTTTGTTCACCAAGAGCGATGCCAGCAAGAGCGTTTATTGTGCTGGTTATTATGCTATACGTTTTGACAAAGGTTGGGTAAGAAGTTTTTGTCCAAAATTAATTACTATACAAAGATACAATCATAAAGGTCCCTTTAAAACAGAACTAGAATTAAAACAGGTTTTAAGTAATGTCAACAGATAAGATATCAATAGCAATATTAGAAGATTTCATTAAAAAAGTTCGTCTTGCCTCTAAAGGTGGACAAAAAGAGATAAAAATACCTGTTTCCGAAGCAGAGAATATTGTACATAATCTCAGTCTATTAACTCTAAGAATTTTAGATAGATCTCAAAAAATAGAACCAAAAGAAGAGGTTATAAGCATTGTTATGGATGGCGGGGGATTCGAAGAAAAGCGATAAATATTGTCATACTTATTAAGGAAGTATGATCATGAGTCGTCCAAAGCCAACGGTAATATTAGAATATACTAATAAGAAGAATTATAAAGTAGAACAGATTCTAGACGCTGAGGCAATCTGGGCAGTATTCTATAAAAATCAACCTTTTAATTTGAAAAGCAGTTCACTTGTATCAAACTATCCAGGTCCAAAGTATAAAAAAACTTCATTCTCAAATCCAGGACACGCTCACAATTTGGCTAAAAAGTTAAATACCATGTTCAAGTGTGAGGATTTTACGGTTGTTAAACTCACACAAGGTGAGACCGTAATATGCGAGGATTAAAAGAAGTATATACTAAAATATTTCTATCACAAACTGGATTACCATCAGATCCGGATTCTGTCCACAAATACATTTTTAAATGGTGGAAGAATCCTCGAGAAAAATTAAACTCTGGCCTTACCTTAACTGAAGAAGGATTTGAATTTCTCGTAACTAAACTTGGACTTAAATGCTATAGAGTTCCATTTCCAAAAGATTTTGAATTTACTGTACAAGTTGTACTTTGGTTAGACAAGTTTTTAGATTGTCCAAATTATTATAACAAAAAAGAAATATACGTATTTAAAGAAAAGAAAGCCGCGGAACTTCTTCTATTCTCTGGTGACGTCCGAAAATACGGACTAGCTAAAGCAATGGCTCGTCAACGTGAATTGGAACGTTGACAGATAGATAAGTGTTGACGCACAGTCTATAGGTGTTATAGTAGCAATATAGACGGAAACAAAGGAGCCAACACAATGTCCGATCTTAGCGTTCGCACCGTAAGCATTAATGGAGCCAAAGCGGCTCTCCGACACGCATTTTCTAAGCGTCGTCCAATTTTCATCTGGGGCCCCCCAGGCATTGGTAAATCCGATGCTATTCATCAGTTAGGTACTGAACTTGAATCTCATGTTATCGACGTTCGACTTTCACTTTGGGAACCCACTGATATTAAAGGTATTCCATATTATAATTCTAATGACAATACAATGTCGTGGGCACCTCCGGTAGAATTACCTACTGAGGAATTTGCTAAACAATTCAAAAACATTATCTTATTCTTAGACGAGATGAATTCGGCTCCGCCCGCGGTGCAGGCTGCGGCTTACCAACTAATTCTTAACCGTCGAGTTGGTACTTACAAGTTGCCTGATAATGTGCTCGTCGTTGCCGCTGGTAACCGCGAGGCAGATAAAGGTGTTACGTATCGTATGCCTGCACCGCTGAGCAATCGTTTTGTTCACTTAGAACTGCGAGTTGACTTTGAAGATTGGTTAAACTGGGCTGTTGATAACAAGATACATAAAGACGTTGTTGGTTACCTGTCATTTGCTAAACAGGACTTGTATGACTTTGATCCAAAGACTGCAAGCCGTTCGTTTGCTACACCGCGTTCTTGGCAGTTCGTTAGCGAATTGTTAGACGATGACATCAACGATTCTACTACAGCAGATCTTGTATCAGGTGCTGTCGGTGAAGGTACGGCTGTTAAATTTATGGCACACCGCAAGGTTGCTGGACGTATGCCTAATCCAACTGACATTTTACATGGCAAGGTTAAAGAACTTAAAGTTAAAGAGATCTCCGCTATGTATTCGTTAACAGTATCTTTGTGCTACGAACTCAAAGATATTGCTCAGAAGAAAGACAAGAAGTTTGATGATTTTGCTGATAACTTCTTCCGCTTTATGATGGATAATTTTGAGACTGAACTTGTAGTTATGGGTGCTAAAATTGCTCTTACTAACTATGACTTGCCTCTAGATCCAAGCAAGATGAAGAACTTTGACGAGTTCCACGATCGCTTTGGCAAGTATGTTATCGCTGCGAACCAGTGATGTTGGCAAGTGCCGTAGGAGGTTGAAAAAATCTCCTACGGTGCTATATACATTTACATATTAGGAGAGTTCCATGCTCACATATAAAGCACCTGTTGAAGAATCGTTATTTCTTATAAAAGATGTTCTTAAAGTTGATAATGATTTGTTAGAGCCTATTATTCAAGAAGCCGCTAAACTCGCTGAAGAAGTTATTGCTCCTACAAATCAAGAAGGTGACAACGTAGGTTGTTTTTGGACTAATGGTCCTGGATTAGAATATCCAGAAGTTGTAACTACTCAATCATTTAAAGAACCATGGAAACAATTTACAGAAGGTGGGTGGTGCGGATTAAATGTTCCAGAAGAATATGGAGGTCAAGGACAACCTTACCTTCTTGCTGCTGTTGTAAACGAATTTGTATCAGCAGCAAATATGTCATTTGGTCTATTTCCAGGTCTTACTCGTGGAGCAATCCAAGCACTATTAGAAGTTGCTACAGAAGAACAAAAACAAAAATACATTCCTATGATGGCTTCTGGTAAATGGACCGGCACTATGAATCTTACCGAACCGCATTGCGGAACTGATCTCGGTTTGTTAAAGACAAAATCTATTCCAAATGAAGATGGAACATATTCTATTACTGGACAAAAGATTTTTATTAGTGCTGGTGATCACGATTTAAGTGAAAATATTATTCATCTTGTTCTTGCTCGTATCGAAGGAGCATCAGCAGGAACTAAAGGTATTAGTCTATTCATTGTTCCTAAATTCTTAGAAAATAATGAAAGAAATAAAGTTACATGTGGAGCTATTGAAAAAAAGATGGGCATACATGGAAGTCCAACTTGTCAGATGTTTTTTGACAATGCCACAGGATACTTGTTAGGAGAGAAAGGAAAAGGTCTCATTCATATGTTTATTATGATGAATGAGGCAAGACTCGGAGTTGCTGTTCAAGGGTTAGGACAGAGTGATCTTGCTTATCAAAATGCTGTTAAATATGCTATAGACCGATTACAAGGAAGATCATTAACTGGTGTTAAAAATGAACAAGGACCTGCTGATCCTATTATCGTTCATCCTGATGTTCGCCGTATGCTTATGGACATAAAATCTGTTAACATGCCAGGACGTTTGTTAATTTATAAGGCTGCTTTGCTTTGCGATAAGAAAGACGATCAATCACAAGATATTCTCGGACTAATGACTCCTATCCTTAAAGGTGTTATGTCTGATTATGGTTTTGAAAATGCTGTAAAGGCACAACAGGTTTTTGGAGGACACGGTTATATCAAAGAATGGGGCATGGAACAGATTGTTCGCGATGCTCGTATTGCCCAAATCTACGAAGGTGCTAATGGCATTCAAGCATTAGATCTAGTTGGACGTAAACTTCCAAAGAATATGGGTAGAGCAGTTCGTACTCAATTCAAACTTTTTGAAGAACAACTTGAAAAAGATTTGAATAACGAAAATGTAAACAAATGGGCATACTTTGTTGAGAGAGCATATCAAGATCTTAAGAAGGCTACAAATTGGCTTGTCCAAAATGGTATGAAAAATCCAGATAATGCTGGAAGTGCCTCATACGATTATATGAAACTTTTTGGACTTGTTTATATGGGATTTGCTTGGCTCGATATTATTAAAATCGCACAAGAAAAGAATATGAAAGACAAACTAATTATGGCAGATTATTTTGTTGATCGTATTCTCCCAGAAACTTCGTTTCTTTGGAGCAAAATAGAAAGTGGATCTAAAAGCATGATGGATCTACCAGTTGACAAGTTCTAATAATATGCTATTATACTTGTATAACACGGAGATGTCTAATGTCTACAGAAGTTGCTGAAAAACCAAAATCCAAAGTTGATCACCGTAAAATTGAAGAAAAACTAATTACTGCTCGAGTTGGTCTACTTCTACGTCATTCATTCTTTGGTAATATGGCAACTCGTTTACGTATGGTAAATTGTGAGAACGATTCGTTTATTAAAACTGCTGCTACAGACGGACGTCACTTTTATTATGCTCCAGAGTTTATTGATACCTTAAATCCAAAACAAACTGAGTTTGTCTTTGCTCACGAAGTACTACATAATGTGTTTGAGCATATGTTCCGCCGAGGAGACCGTGATCCTCAAATTTGGAACATTGCTACAGACTATGCTATCAATCAAATCCTTGTAGACGAGAAGATTGGTGAAAAGGTTTCACAAATTAAAATCTTCCAAGATAACAAATATCGTGGTAAGAGTGCTGAAGAAATCTACGACGAGATCTTTGAGAAATATGATATGGAACAATTACAGCAATTGGGTGAATTGTTAGACCAACATATGGATCCAGATAAGGATGGACAAGGAGAAGGCAAAGAAGGCGAAGGCAAATCCAAACGTGTTCAGTATAGCAAAGAAGAATTAAAAAAGATCCGCGATGAAATCAAAGAGGCTATGATTAGTGCTGCACAGAGTGCCGGTGCTGGCAATATTCCTGCCGGTGTGCGTCGTATGATTCAGGAGTTAACTGAACCAAAGATTAACTGGCGTGAATTATTAAAACAACAAATTCAAAGCACTATCCGTAACGACTACACCTGGATGCGTCCTTCACGCAAAGGTTGGCACACTGGTGCTATTCTTCCAGGTATGAATTTTGATCAAACTATCGATATTTGCGTTTGTGTTGATATGTCGGGGTCAATTACTAACGAGATGGGTAGAGATTTTTTAAGTGAAATCAAAGGTATCATGGATCAATTTAAAGACTTCAAATTGAAACTGTGGACTTTTGATACAGAAGTTTACGATCCAATTGATATTACTGCCGATAATATTCAAGACTTTGATTCGTACGAACTTAAGGGAGGTGGTGGAACTGACTTTGATGTTAACTGGATTTTTATGAAAGATGAACAAATCGTTCCTAAGAAATTCATTATGTTTACCGACGGTTATCCGTGGGGTTCGTGGGGCGACGAAGATTATTGCGACACAATCTTTATTATCCACGGTCCAGAAACTATTAAGCCACCGTTTGGTACATATAGTCACTATGAATTTAGTAAACACTCATGAGAGAATTTAAAGTTAACCCTCTCAATGTAATAGGAAGCAGGCGTCAAGAGTGCCTGCTTCCTCATATGGAACCTATGACTGCGCCAGTTAATGGATTATATCGTCATGATATAATCGCATGGATAGATTCTAATCTAAAAGGAAGATATTGGATAGGATCTCTTACAAAATTAGAAGATAATAGAATTGTTTCATACGATGCTATTGCGTTTGAAGATCCACACGAATCAACTTTATTTTTATTAAGTTGTCCTCATTTGGCCAAAAATAAGGTAGCATAATCCTCTTTCTGATTATATAATACAAAGACATAACAAGGAGTTACACATGTCTGATGAAGTTAATACAAACGACGCTCAAAATAATCCTGCTGCAAATGCACCAGCTCAAGACTCTGCTGATCTTGGATTACAAGACTTAGTTGCTATCAAATCAATTATCGATGTTGCTAGCGGTCGAGGTGCTTTTAAACCAAATGAAATGGTTGCTGTTGGTACTATTTACAGCAAGTTAGAAAGATTTCTAGAGGCTGCACAGAAACAAAGTCAGTTAGCACAAAACCAGGTTGTTCCTAATGCTTAAACATATTGGCAAAATGAAGCACAACGATGCTAAGGTTTGTGTAGTATATAGAACCTTACCTGGAGATGCTCATAGTGCCTTAGTAATCGGAACATCAAGTCTTATTGACGGTTATCATAATACTCTTATGAGTGTTGTTGAAAGTCAAGAAGGACAACAGGCTAATGAACTAGGAGATGCTCTATCAACACGTTTTTTCTCTGATGGGACAAATATTTTAGAACAACTCCATTTAACTGGAAAATTAGTTAAGGTATCAACTGACAAAGTTTGGATGCTTCCGACGCCTTCTACTCAAATTTCATTAGATGAACTCAATCTTATGATTGCTGAACAAAAAGGTGTTTCTTTAGATGATCTTTCAATCAAAGACGACATGCCTCATGTTAAAAAGAATGGAGAAAAAGAAGTTAGACTTCAAGAGATTGATCTTACAAAAGACAATACAGAAGTTGACACATCTAATGAATTGCTAGAAGAATCAGTAGAAACAGAGTTACCTTCTGCTAGTAGTTATCGATCACAAGCAGATAAACTCTATAAGGAAGCAGCCAGACTAAGAAAATTAGCGGACGAATTAGACCCTCCCAAAAATAAGAAGAAGATCAGTGCCAAAAAAAACGAGCAAACCGCTTAATCAAGACTTAATTGATCAATGGCCAGAAATCTTAGGAGATGTAAATTTAGACGCTATACCTATATTTTATCTTCATAGTGTAGTAATTACGTTCCAGGATGGAAACGTCTGGAACGTAGTTCTCAAAAAAGAACATAAAGAATCGGATGGAGAAAAATTTACAGAAACATTAAACGAACTTTTTCAAAATTATGAAAAACAAATACAACATGTTGACTTTAGATTAGATATTGAAAAACTTAAAAAAGATATTATTAAATCTACTAATCAATTTACAAAGAGAAAAAGATGACTTTACGTAACGAAATAGATTTTGCTAACGACCCTAACTACGTTCCAGTTCTTGATCACGGTTTTGTAGGATTAGTAGATTATATGGGCAGTGATGATGCTATTGTACAAGCAGCCCGTGTTAGTTATGGTAAAGGTACTAAAAGTGTAAACACAGATCGAGGCTTAATACGCTACCTCATGCGTCACGAGCATACAACTCCTTTCGAAATGTGTGAAGTTAAATTTCATATTAAATTACCTATATTTGTAATGCGTCAATTAGTAAGACACAGAACAGCAAGTATGAATGAATATTCTGCTCGCTATTCTGTGATTACTGATGAATTTTATATTCCACAACACGATCAATTAAAAGAACAGAGTGCAAATAATAAACAAGGCCGAGATGACGATCTTGCTCCAGATGAAAAAGAATATGTTACTGAAAGCATGAGAAATCTTTGGGATTATAATTATAATACTTATGAATATTATATTAATAACTACAATCTAGCTAGAGAATCTGCTAGAACAGTTTTACCAGTTGGTGGCTACACAGAGTGCTATTGGAAAGCCAATCTTAAAAACTTCTTACATATGGCTAGATTACGCATGGATTCACATGCTCAATGGGAAATACGTGAATATGCTAATGCTATGTATAATCTAGCAAAACCTCTATTTCCTGCTGCTTGCGAAGCATTCGAAGATTATCAAGTAGATTCAGTTAAAGTTAGCGGATTAGAAGTTCCTTTATTACGTCGTTTAATTAGTCGTAATACATGGCTAGATATGCTAGAAGATTATAGAAGTGAAGAATTATTAGCAAAACAATTTGGTTTAAGTCAAAGAGAACTTGACGATTTTAAGAAAAAATGGATATCTTAATTTATTCCTCTATATTTAAATCCTGATAAATAAAGTATCATCGATATCAGGAGCCAAATATGCCCTTAAAACTAAGAAGAGGCACAAATGCCGAAAGAATAACTATAACACCCGCCGAAGGTGAACTTATTTATTCGACAGATACTAAGAAAATTTATGTAGGTGACGGAATAACTCAAGGCGGTATTGACGTTACTGGGGCGGCCAGTTTATTTGGTCCTTTATCTGGAAATTTAGACATAAATCATTATAACATTACAGGTATAGGAAATGTCGAAGTTAATGGTATTATCAGTAACGGACCATTATCTTTAAATTCAAACTATATTTCAAGTTCTTCAGGTTATGTATCACAAGGACTAGGAAATCATATTGGAATTTTAGAATTAAGTACACCTACTAATCTTTTACAAATAAACAGATATTGGTCAGATCCTAACGAACCTATCGAAATACAGACAGGTATTACTAATAGTTTTACTTCGTTAATGTCTGATAGAAGAAGTTCTAGAGGATCTGTAGGTATTCCTACAGCAACTATTCCTGGTGATAATATTGCTTTAGAAAGATTTTGGGGTCATGACGGATTTAATTATCTACCAACTTCAGCAATATGGCATGGTGTTGATCCCAACGGAACAGTATCTCCAGGATTTGTTCCTGGTGCTATAGCACTTATAACAGAAGGTATCGGCGGTCCACACGTTGTTAGTGTAGATTCAAAAGGAAATTTAGGAATAGGTGTATACCCTGAACTTGTACAGGAAAAACTACATGTAGAAGGTAATGCATTAATATCTGGAACTTTAATTGCAGGTGCAGTTAGAGGTTCAATTTTTGCTGATAACTCGAGTGTATTGATTGACAGTATATATGGTAATATGTATGCTAATAATTTGTCAGTTACTGGAATTTTAAATTGTGGAGAGACAGTACAAAAATCTCCAAACGGATATCTTGATATTTCTTCTAGATATGGAATTACCTCAGGTCTTACTTCGTTGATGACTGGAAATTATGCATCAAGAGGATCATTAGTTAGTCCTTCATCATTACACACTGGTGATTCAATTAGTTTTATAAGAAATTTTGGTCACGATGGAAGTAACTATGTATTTTCTTCTGGTATACAATTTGGATTAGATCCATCTATAAGTTCAAGTATAGCACCAAGTACAGGAAAAATGCCTGGTGCAATTGGTTTCATTGTTGTTGATGAAAATAATATCCAAAATTATGTTTCTATAGACTCAGCAGGACAAGTAGGTATTGGAACATTTCCTAATCCAACAACAGAGGCACTCGATGTTAATGGTAATGGTAAATTTAGTGGTAGTATTACAACAACTTCAATACAACAAAATTTATCTTCAGGAGTTGACGCTACAAAACTATATGGTATTTCAGATGGTGTTAATTGTCTTGTAACTTCTAATTATGCATCAAGAGGTAGTTTACCATCACCATCTTCTCTCTATTTAGGTGATTCTATTTCTGCTATAAGAAATTATGGATTCGATGGTACCAACTATATACTTTCTTCTGCTATAGATTTTGTTTTAGATGGATCATATACTCCATCAACAGGTTATATGCCTGGAGCGATAGCATTTTTTGTTCAAGGATCTTCTGGACAAAAAATAACAACTATTAATTCTAATGGTTATTTAGGAATTAATAAATTTCCAAGTGTAACTGAAGAAGCGCTCGATGTTAATGGTAATGGTAAGTTTAGTGGACACATTACTGTTAATAATTCTACAAATAATAGTTCAGTACAAATTACTGGTTATGCTAATAAAGGTGGTACTGGATATCATGACTTTATGAGTGTCACTAACACTTATAGTAGTGCTACTAATCCTAACAAATATTTCCGTTTAGATTCATCTGGATCATTCCAAATTGTTGATAGTACTTATAATAATACTTTATTCAATTTAACCAATGCCGGTCATACTATTGTTAGAGGTTATGTACAATTTGGTTCTTTCTCCGCTACAGAAAGAGCAGCATTAACTCCTGCTAACGGAATGGTTATCTATAATACTACTGCTAATAAATTCCAAGGTTATCAAAATGGTGGCTGGATCAATTTAGACACAGGTGCTGCTGCTTAATAATAAGTAGAGTGTGTTTATACTCATTCCTTGGAAACGATCTTTAAACCTTGACGAGTTTTATGCTGAAGCGGCTCGTCGAGGTTTCGATAACAACTCCTCTCAAAAAAAGATGATCGATTGTCTAGCGAATGAGGATAAATGGGCTGCTTGGATCTTATATCAAAATAATAAACCTATAGGATCTGTAGCAGCCCATTCTTTTGACAACATTATGGGTCCAAACAGTTATAGAATATGTGTAAGAACTTGTATATTACCACATGATCGAGAATACAAAGCAGTTATAACAGCAAAAAGAGCGATAGCAGAACATCAAAATCTTACTTCACAATTCTTCATACCTAAATGCATAGATTGGACTGGAAAACATAATAATTTGTATATAACATCAAATGAGAATAGTAGCGGTTCTCAAAAATTAGTTCATACTATATTTTTTCCAACTCTTGCTAAAAAAGGAATTATGACTAAGATTAAAGATGTTCATTATAGAGGAACAGATCAAACTGTTTGGAAACTTAATGTAGATCTTTTTATAAAAGATTTAGTACATTATCCTAGATGGAATTAACAACTTATAATAATATTAAAATCAGTAAATGGTAATAATTCTTGAACTTTATCAATAAATTGTCGTTCTACGTCAAACTTTACTATATTAGTACCATTAAAATTAAAATTATCAATAAGACCTCTCTTATTTGCTCTATTAAGCCAGGGACTTAATTTATGGTCAAATCTATAACGAGCATCACTGTCGATTTTAGATATATCAAGAGTAATAGTCATACTAACTCTATCTTTTAATTCACTATGAGTAAGTAATTGTCTCACAACTAATTGTGTTCTAGGAATACTACCAAAATTAGCAGCAACATGTAAACGACCTGCATCCATATCATACCATATACCATCTTCTTCTACACGATGCATAATCTTATTATCTAAGTCAATTAGATATGCTTGCTCACCACGAATATTAAGATGCCAACGATCATCAATGTCTGCATGACTATAATAGTTAACACCCCTATCCAATGTAATAAGTCTTGCTTCTCCCTTTGGGTAAGGAAGGGAGTTATATATCTTTTCCCAGATTGTTCCTCTATATTCATCTTTTAATTCCCATTCATCATAAAAATAACTTGTTATAGGACGATTTATAGTAGTTCTATCATTTTCAGGGATAGACTCTTTTGCTTTTTCAATATCTTCTAAATCTACAGAATAAATGGTTTCTCTAATCATGAAAATATTTAGTGGAGTAATATGCTACTATAAATATTCTTGGAGAAAGCCTATGGAAAAAGCAAACCTCGAACTACTAAGAGAAGCCTACGAAAAAAGTGAATTCAATAATATTATTCATAATGTTTCTGGTGTTTATATACCCTTAGACTTTAGTTGGAAGAATATAGGTATAGCTATGTCTGGTGGAATTGATAGCACTATGCTTTGCTATATACTTGCTGATTTAATTACTAAAAATAATTTAGATATAACCATACATGTTACATCTCATGTGAGAGTTTGGAAATTTAGACCGTGGCAAAAAGATGTAAGTGAAAACGTATATAATTGGATGGTTAACCATTTTCCAAATGTTAAATTTAAAAGATATGCTGGATTTATTCCACCAGATTTAGAATGGAAAAATAATGCTCCAACACTTGTTTTAAATGAGTACGGAGAAGAAGAATACGGTGATGTACTTGTTATGAGATCATTTGCTGAATTTGTTGGTTGGCATCAAAATTTTGACGCTTATTTTAATGCAACTACAATGAATCCAGATGATCCTAATATTACATTGGCATTAGATGTTAGAAATCTTACCTCTCAAGATATAATCGATCATTTTGATTATACTATAAAATATTATCGACTAGGAGATAATGTAATTACTTGTCATCCTTTTCGCTTTATTCAAAAAGATTGGATTGTTGGAAGATATAAAGAATTTGATATATGGAATCTTTTTGAAATGACACGAAGTTGTGAAGGTGATCGTAACGAATATCCAGAAACATTTGGAAATTTAGATTATAGAACATATAAGGTAGGAATGGAAGTTCCTACATGTGGTAAATGTTTTTGGTGTCAAGAAAGAGAATGGGGTATTAAGAATGCTTTTTAAGCATTCTTAGTTCTTTCAATTGTTTCATCATCAAAATGATGTAATGATTTACTAAATCTACCGCAATTTCTCACACAAGTTATTAACTTTTTATTATTTTCAAATATATATTCTTTAAAAAATTGATTCCATTCTTCAGAATTCATAATTTCTTTAATTGATGATTTTGTAGCGTCAAGTGTTTTAAATGTATTAAAAAAATCTTGATTTTCTTTACATGAAATTTTACGAAAGGGATCAAGCATATCATTATAAACAGGACTAGTAAAAGAAGTTTGACCAAGAAATCCACAAGGATAAACTTTTTTAACTGCATCGATATAAATGAATTGCCATTCAGTAGCTATACATTTAATTGTTGCTTCTTCAAGATAATCATGATAATTTTCTATTATTTCTTTAGTTATGCAGTCAGCAGTAGTATCAGTTGGTGGTTCTAAATAATAAAGATTATTACCATTCTTATCAACAACTTTATATGGTTCATTATCTACATATCTAGAAGTATCTTTAACAGAAAAACTTTCAAAACCTAATTGTTTTGATAATTCTCTGCATTCATCGACTTGATGTTGATTGTGTTTAAATCTTATAAACTCCCAACTAGTATTTCCTCCAACATCGATAAATGCTTTAGCATTACTGATAATTTTGTTCCAATCTGTTCCAATCCTGTATATTTTATGTGTATCTTCTAATCCGTCTATTCCAAAAAGAACTTGATGATTTGTTGGCATATAATTTATAAGATTTTTCCACCATTGTTCTTTAAAAATGCTACCATTAGTAAAAACTTGTACAGATATATTAGGATTTGATTCTTTAATATATTCAAGCATATATGGTAAATCTTTATTAATAACTGGATCACCATAATGACCACAGAACATAATATGTTTAATCTGATTAATAACTTCAGTATTGAGAATTATTTTAAAATCTTCTAAAGACCAATCAGATAAAACAAAATTTGAATTTTTTAATCCTCCATATACATTTCGAACACACATAGGACACGATGCTTGACATCTACTAGTTATTTCAAGATGTAATGCCTTTAACTTATCAAAAGTAAACATTTAAATCTTCCAACGATCCCACCAGCCATGAATTCCTTTTCTTCCTTCAATTGATGTTATTAATTCTGATTTACCGCCATTAAGACTTAGAACAAAATTTACAACATCGTCTGGGCGTAATGGCTTATTATCAGGTATTGGCATTCCTGCTTTGTGAAATACATGAGCAACATAATGTGAACAAATTTCACTATCATATATATGAGGGTTCATATTGAACCCAACACGTAATGCATCAACAAAATGATACATTCTTCCTAATTTACGAACAGCACATCCTTCAACTTCATCTGTCCATTTAATTCCTGTAGGAATAACTACCACAGGTAAGTCTTCTTGGAGTAATCTTACACGAACACCACTATTCCATATTGCTTCTAGAACATAATATCTTCTATGGAATTTCCATAAAATTCCAACATGACTAAATTCGCTTCTTGTAAATTTAGTTATTATATGTCCAACTAAACTAGTAGGTCGCCAGGCTAACAACGAACCGCTTGGATATTGTGAGATCATTATTTTTTTCCTATTAACATATACCTTGTATATTTTGGTAATTCCTTTTCACCTGCCCAAAGAACGTTAATGTGACTCTGATCTCTAAAATCCTCTAAGGAGTTTGCAATCCGTACGTGTTCCGGAATGACATAATTGTTACTCTGTAATACTAATATACTATCTTTAGGCATATTATTCAACCACGTTTCGTAGTCTGCCTGTGTAATGTGTTCACAAGAGGTATTAATTATAACCTCTGCATTAGTATTTACGTCAATCATGTTAGAAGTTACTGCTGTAAATCTACCCTCTATTTCTTCTAACTTATTCATAGTGTATGCTGTGACTTCACACTCTGGATCTAAATCAAGAGATGTTATTCTGCTAATAGGAATTCCCGACTGGAATAATAAACTTGCTAATACACCAACCCAGCCGCCGTGAATATCTATTCTAACAGATTTTTTAATAAACGGTCTTAAATTTTCAATTAACCAAAGTTTTGAGTTAATTTGACCTTTCCAAAATGCTTCTAATGTTCTATTTTGATCTTTACTATTACGTATAGCATCCATCCAAAAAAGAATATGATCAACGTTCAAATTCATCTTTTAACCATTTCCAATCATTAATATTTTTTAACATCTGCTCATCGTTAGCATATTTAGATCCAAACTCTTTTCCTGCTATTGCTCCGTTAATAGCAAACTCGCCAAATGGCTTATCTATTCCAATATTACACCAAATTTCAAGTCTTCTTTGAGATTCTTCGTCAACTTGACCTTGTATAATTTTACTAGAAAGTTTTACACATTCTCTAAATGCTGACTTCCATGTATTAAATGGATCTGTATTAAATATTGTAACATTACTAACCTTATTAACTGATATGAATTTTTTACTAATAGAAGTTGTCATATCGACTGTATTAATATTCATTTCTATTACTGCTTGTGTAGGTAATAATTTTACACCACCATATCCATATATAAGATTGTTTACAGAATTTCTACTTTTAAAAACATATACTGCATCTCTATCCCAAATTGGAACTTCCATATAAAAATTAAAATCATCTTCTATAATGGCATCACCGTCAACTGCCCAAAACATACTAGTTTGGCACATTTTTGCTGCCTCAACGTGAGCATTATGAATTCCTTTAATCCCCTGAACTCTCTTTGCTCTAGGAAATTTTTCTTTTAATTTTTTATAATTTTCATCTGCATTTGGTTCGTTGTAACTTATAAAAACAATATCAAAACACAAATAACTACATTCTATGTCAATTTCTTTTTTATTAATAAAAAAACTGTATTCTGCTTCTTTTTGTGTAATATTATATTTTTTAGGTATTAGATATAATCCACCGTAATCTCCAGTTTTATTTTTAAAAACATGTACATATTCTTTATCATACTCAGGAACTATATAATCTAATTCAAAAGTAGGAATATAATCTTTGTCGATAGCATAAAACATTGTAGTTTTACAATATTTTTGTGCTTCAAAATAATCATCTGGGGTTGTTATCACAAATCTATCATAATTCAATTTACTTGCTACGATATCAATTTCTTTTTTATTAACAAAGAAATTATATTGTGCTTCTTTTTGTGTAATATTATATCTTTTTGGAATCAGATACACACCCTTATATTCATTATGATCTTCCTTAAAGATATGAACATACTTTTGATCCCAATCTGGAACTATATAATCATTCTCAAATGTAGATTCATAATCTTTGTCGATAGCATAAAACATTTTAGTCTTACATTTTTTTTGTGCTTCAAAATAATCATCTGGGGTTGTTATCACAAATCTATTGTATGGAAGATAATATCCTGCTACAATATCGATTTCTTTTTTATTGACAAAGAAATTATATTCTGCTTCCCTTTTTGTAATATTATATTTTTTAGGTATTAAATAAACACCTGTATATTCTTCTGTTCTATCTTTGAATATATGGACGTATTTTTCATCCCATTCTGGAATTATATAATCAAACTTAAAATTATTTTCTATTTCAAATCCTTCACTTATTATC